AGAGAATGGAATACGTTCACCAGACTTGGTCTTTATACCGAGAGTCACTTGGTTCTTCCAGTTATCCTCAATTCTCTGCCATCTCCAATATTCAGGAATAAAATTCAATCCCTTGTCTATCTTGTCCGTAATAAGTTTTATATCTGGTGCATTCAAACCAGCAATAATGTTTTGAGAGTTCTCATCGAATGTGGCTCCCCATGCTGTATAGCTTGCCTCAATAACGGACTTAGCAAAACGTCTAATACCTAGAATAACCAAGCCCTTCTTTTCTTGTTGGGCTCTATCAATTTCGTTTGTTACTAACCACTCGTTATCTCTCAGTAAAGGATTAGCATATTTCTGTGCGATCCTTCCACTACTATCTATGACATCCACCTCTGTATGCCAGATGTTCAGATGCCAATATAAAAAGGGGTTGATATATACACCCCCCATCATAGCTCCATTTAGACATAGTTCTTTGTGAAACTCAAAAAATTCATGATACTCCTCTGACTCTTTATCAGGAAGTCTTTTTTGGTTTATGAACCAGTCCTTATAGTCTATATTATGTAGTTCCATTATTTTCTCATCTTTAAGAAGCGTTCAGCTTGGCCACCTAATTCCCCTTTACCTCTCACCTCCACCTTTGCTTCTTCCATACTTCTTAACTTATCTACCACCTCCACTAAGGCTAAGTAGTTTTTCATTGTCTCTTGTACAAACTTACCCTGAGCTTCAATGCTAGCAATCACCATTGGTAACATTCCTCCCTTAGCTGTAGGTTTCCACTCAATCCTATCTTTCAATTCATGCAGTGGGTTTGCATCTACATAAGCTTTCCATGAGACAAGCTGTGACTCAGCCCATTCAAGCTCTGTATTTATATATGTAGTTTTTTTAATAGTCGCCATCTGAATCTTCTTCTTTTAGTATATTATCTAAGTCCATTCCCTCTTTAATGATCTTATCGATCTCTGATTCATCTAGATGAGGGACATCCATCTCAATCTCACTCTTATACTTATCTAAAGCAAAGGCAATTTCTTTATCAGTCATTCCCCATATATCTCCATAGTCTGCTAAAGCTGTAGCTAAGTGTCTTCCCAAGTTGTATGTAGGGAAGTCTTTATGTAGTTCTTGTAGAATATGAAGAGCCTGTTGGTATTGGTCTTTTTTACTCATCGTATTATATTAATTCATCTAAATCTTCTTTAGACAATTTTTGATTCAAATAGTCTTTTACATCTAACGGAGGAATATCTTCAAAGTTTTCTTCAGAGCCCTCCATCATATACTCAGATGTAAAGGATATAGCCATCTTATCACTTTCAGAATTTGTGATTCCTGTGATGTCGATATAATCCACACCCTTATTATACAGTTCCATTAGAATGTCTATAAACCCATCCAATGGAATCTTCCTAATGCTTACTTGTTCGTTATTTTCCATGAACTTCCTTTTTTAATTGTTCTTCCTCTTCTTGGGAGGAAACTACGGCTTTCCATTTATTAAGAGGACATGCACAAGAAAGACATTTAGTCTTTGCTGCTAGCGTACATCCACACTCTGTACAATGTACATCTGGTCTTACAGACTCATGTTTTGTAGATATGAATTCACATTCCTCACAGATAGCCATTCTTTCTTTTCCAACCTGTTGGATATGTTCTTTCATATCAGCAGCTGGGAATAGATTGTTTTTCCAGCCCTCGTATATCTGGGAGAAATTAATCTTCATATGTAATTTTGGTTTTAAGTTCGTTGATGGTTATATTGGCCTTGTCTATCGTCACCTGGGAAGACCTCTTCTTCTGATCTGTAGACATTGGGTCTGCAATGATCTTTTCCATGGCTCCTATCTTAGCGTTCAATTGCTCCATCCTTTTTGTAGCCTTCTTCTGGTTAAAGAAGAACTTCCCAAATCCAGCTATCTCCACACTGTTATTTAAATCCATAGCCTCGTTGGCTGACTGAAACTGGTGGTTAATCACTGCCTCTATCGTCTTCTCACTTGTCAACATCTTCACAGCTAACGTCCTAACCAAGAAGTCCTTGACCGACATGCTCACTGGCTTATCCATGCGTTACATTTATTTGTAATGTAATGTCCTTATCGAAGTTGAGCACAATGATTGGATTGACCTTCACCTTTGTACCGTCCTTTATAAACACCCCTATACGCTTAAGCTTACTAATCATATTGTTTATTGTGGGAGGACTGCTTTTATACTTCTCACAGAATTCTGAACGTATGTTAGCATAACTGATGTTACCCTTAATAGCTGTAAAGGCTATCAATTGTATCTCTCTAGGTGTAAGACCAAGATTGTTAACAGCTGACAACAAGCTATAATACTTCTCAGCTACACCAAAGCTATCTTCTAGCTGTGTCTTGAGCTTCTGTACAATAATGTTGTTGGTCTTTTCCATATTTAATTAATACAAAGGTAGGTGTATTCTGTTGATTAACAAATAACTATTCTTATTATTGTTAAACTTATTGCTATATTATGCTTTATTTTTCCCAATTACATATAATAGAATATCTTTCTCAAAGCCCCCCCTTGTATTCCCCCCCAAAAATCTGTATAATATCTGACACTACCAAATTTATTTTTAAATGTAAAGGGATAGCTTGACCAAAAATTTTTTTCAAAATTAGGAAACCTCTTATATTGATGGGAGGGGAGACCACTCCATATCACAACCCCCTGTGCAAGTTGGGAGGTTGGGGCTATCCCCCAGGCTCTTGGCTGAAGAGGTTGGATTACAATTAGGCAATTGAGAAAAGAAAATTGCCACACCCTCTCGTAACCCTTCCTAGCCCAGTCATAACCCTTTCAAAATATTAGATAATTTATTCATAATCAAAAACCAAAACAAAATGGCTCTAAATTTCAAGGTGCGTGAAGCACAAACAACAGTAAATGCCACATCATTAGGCACAGTAGCTAACGCAGTAGGTAAAGGTGGAAGCGTAGACTTCATACCTTCTAACTTAACTTCTACAGACAGAAGGTTAGTTGTTATCCTTAAGAAGGCAGACGGTACACAAGACCAAGTGATTTGTTCTCAAGCTGTTAGCGATGCTTTCAGAAGTAAAGAAATCACATTGAACCAATTATTAGGGTTCGAAATTAAAGAACAAGTTAGTTCAGCAGGCGAATTGTACAACCAAATCAATATGCCAAGTTCTAACACAGGCTTAATCAGCTACTCAGTTGATAACATCGCTGTTGAAGAGTTCAAAGTAGAAGCTCTTACAGAAGATAAGATTAAGAATTTAATCTCAGTAAGCTTGTAATTCATTGAATAACAGGTGGTTAGTAATAGCCACTTGTTATTCTTCTTTAATTAGTTCATCATATTATATATATGGGTGGGCTGTCAGGCTTTAGGGTGGGAAAAAACACTGACAATTGTTCCACGTGGAACATTTTATGTATATAAAATAGTAGGTGTGTCATCAATCCCTGGTATACAGGCTTTAAACAACATTCATCATCTATGCTATAGCAATACAATATATATAGCATTAAAATCTACAATTATATGAAGAAGACATTCTTTCTCTCTATAGTATTATTAAGTTTAGTCTTTGTTATGGGCTTAGTAATAGGTCGTGTATACATGCCTCAATACGATATGCCTGAAGAGTTTAATACAGAGACTATTAGTAAGGATAGACTAAATCCTACACAGCTAATGGTTGTATATGATGATAAGTCAGGTAAATACCTATTTGAATTCATGGATCAATAATACATACACACACAAATAACCAATTATGAAAAACTTATTTAACCACGAGGATGATGCATATGCAATTGTATTAATCCTCATTATAGCTCTTGGTTGTACATTAGGAGCTTTGATATAGCCTTATTATATATCTCTTTAGCTATTAGCCTTTAGCGTGCCAAAGGTAGAGATATATTAAAGATAGTATGCACCAGTTGCATATTGTTTGTTTTTAATCATAACGCACCTACATTCTCTATGTGGGTGCCTTTTTTTACACAACACATTATTAATCAATCATTTAACAACACTTATTTATGAAAAAATTTGAATTATACATAGCAATAGCTATATTTATCATCACTACGTTCCTTATTATTACTATACCAATGTCATTTGAGTATTCTAATGGACTATTGGCATTAGTTTGTTTTATCTCTGCTGCAGGTTATATTGCAGGCTATTTAGTATTAGAAAACTATTTGTCTAGACATGAAATGCACCATTATTTCAAGGGATTTGATGATGCAACATCATTATATGCACATCGTCCAAAACAACATTAATATAGCAATAATATGAAGACAGTACAATTAACACCAAACGAATTCTATATATTTAAGCAGATTGCCAAGTTTAAATATATAATAGAACTTATTAAACATCAGCAGGTATTTGTTACAGCTGATATCAACGAATTGTCCAAGTTGGGTTATTAGGCAATGTGTGTGGGTAGAGCTCAGATATAATGTCTGGGCTCTATTTTTTATTTATCATTAAAAACTAACATATGTTTATATTAGGCAAATTAGTATTTCAATCTTACGTACCAAGTGAGTTTGAAAAAGGCATGCTATTCTTAAGAAGAATAAGCATGGTAAAGGTGAGAACACTTATAGAATATAATGAGGTGTTTGAACTAAAAGAGATTCCAAGAGATATAGAGTCATTTGTATTAATCAATGGTTGGCCTGTTGCTCCATTTATATTTAGTATAACAGCTAATCCTGATTCATTTGCTGATCCATTAGCTACACCAGACCAATTAGGTTGGTTTGATGAGGGTGAACATTCTGATGAGCTTCGAGATGTAAATATTAAAGATTATAACTATATATTAGAAGAACAAGATGGATATATAGAAATCGAAGTTGATGCATTTATAGATGAAGATGATGAGGAAATAGTTACACCAACATTATATATGGATAAAGTGACTATTAGAATACCAACAGATGAAGAGTATTACGATGAGGATGATGAGGATTATGATGATGAAGAAGAAGACTGGGATGATATGGATGATGAACCAGAAGAAGATTAGATAATATTTAAATTAAATAACATATGAAAAATGTATTAGAATTACTATTTAAGGACAAAGCTCCTGAAGATAGACCAAAGATTTGTGTAATACGTACACAATCTACTGTTACACCTGAAGAGCAATTAGACTACCAAGAATGGGCTGCCATTAATAGAGTTGGTATTGCTATTGAGCAAAGGGAAGGAATATATAATGGTCAATCTATGATGCAACTATGGGATCAAGATAGACATATGGACTATTATAAGAAATTAAAAATTAGTTAATATGCCTAATTTATTACCTGAAACATATATACACAGAGATAATAAACATTTAGTGAGACAATTAATCTTTAAAGAGATATATGATAACTATTTGAAATATAAAGCTATTGTTGGATTAGGTGGACCTGACATTAACTCATATTGTGAACAGCTCTATAAAGCTGGAATCAAAAAGATTGAAATATGGGAGAATGATCAGGCCACAGCTAATAAACAAGCTAGATTTATTAAATATCCTGTTAGAATGAGATTTGGTGATGTACTAGCTGCTAATCCAGATAAGATTAATACATTATATGATCTTGATTTTACGATAACAGTGAAGAACTTACATCAACATATATCCAAGTTTAAAGATAATTTCATTATGACATTCTCTGGTAGACTAAAAGGTGGGATTGAACGCATAATATATGAGTTCTTTTATGTACGTAATGAGAGTATATATTCTATTGTAGAGAAGCATAAAGATGGAATACCATATAAATCCATTACAACAACTAGAGGCAGATATATGTTTGTCCCTTATTATGACACAACACCAATGTGTTGTATAGCTAAAATTAGATAACAATTAAAATAAACACACATGGCAACATTAATCGATTCAAGCAGAAATTATTCGCACTTAGAAGTGCTATCTTACACAGCTGATGTAGCTGTTGATAAGTTTATTGAAGCAGTCTATAGATTATCTAGACTAGATGCTTCTAAAAGGTTGATAATCAAGGATGGTAGATATATGTACACACCTTCAGATGAGTACAATAATATACCAGGCAAATTAATTAGATTTAAAAACTACAAAAGATGATTTATTTAGTTATCTTTGTGTTACTAAGCATCATTGTATGGTTGTCCTATGAATTTAATAGGGCACCATACATGGATGATGATGGTAACATAATTAAAAAAGACAAAAATGATGATTCACGAACTAGTTAATCCAATTGATGTAGAAACACCATTAGGACACGGTAAAGCAATAGCTTGGTTAGATTATGGAAGTCAAGTTAACACTGTATGGAAAGTTGTACTTTACGAAAATGGTATGGTGAGAAATTTCTACGATGATGATGTATTTGTTTACCCTAATAAAATGGACGGAGGTGCAATTCATACAAGCTTCAACAATAAAGACATCTAATGAACCAATAACTGATATACCAGAAGGATATCATGTTAAAAAGATCAAAAAGAAGTATTACTTAATCAAGACAACTGTCATTGAATTAGAGTATCCAATCAAAAAATCTAGTAAATGAATAATTACGAAATTAAACAGTCTGCAATATTGCAGATGGAAATAGATTATTTACGTGATCAGCTAGCTAAATATAAGCAAGAAAATACAGAGCTTAAAGAAAAACTAGACAAACGTAGAAGAAAGACAGGCACGAAAGTGTATTCAATCATTATTAAACAAGAAGAACATGCAAGATTATCTTAAATTTTGTTGGGATTCGTTAATCCACCCAGAAAGACCAGAATATATATTAGCACCAATACAATTGATATTGTTTGCTATATTTTGGTATTTTGCTATTAGCGTGACAATTGATCTTTATAAATACAATAAATACATTAAAAATGGCAAAAAGTAAATCAAATCCTATTCAAGGATATTTCTTTATGAGTGTTACAAATGGTGAATTGAGTGTTGATTGCACAGGTGATTCTGATGTATTGTCTGCAGCATTTGCTACACTTATCATTAGTAAAGAAAAGAATGAAAAGGGTGTACAGCAAATATTAGCTAATGCAGTGGCAATAGCTGCTGAACATTTAGCTGCAAAAGAGAAATATGTTTCTAAAACAGCTAAAAAAGTGGCTAAAACACCTACAAAATCAGTAAATAAGAAATAAATTTCTAATTATGAGATGGGAAATAAAAAGACAAGAAGAACCAAAGCCAGGTGATGTTAGATTTAAAACTAGATTTGCTTGGTTACCAACACGTGTTCTTAGTAAAATAACTATGACCGATCACATGATGTGGTTACAATTATATGTTGAAGAACAAGAATACATTAGAAGTGTACATCATAATGAAATAGTATCAGAATGGCACACTGTATCTAAAACTATACATATATAATGGAGACATATATAAATGAAGCTGATATTTTGGTTAGTATCAAGAAGCATCGAGATAGCTTGTCATATGATGAGCTATTCGATGTTGAAATAGAAACTAGCAAAATGAAACTCAGTGATAAAACTAGAGAAAAGCTTAAAAATAAACCTACAGCCTCACAAGTGAGAATGAAGAGATATGGTATGCATAAAGCTAAAAACAAATAACCTATGAAAAAATATATAAACGCTATTCTTACATTAAGTTCTGTGCTCGTGTTATTTTATATAATATATGACCAGCACAAACAAATTAATAAATATAAAGAAATGGAAAAGAGCATGGAAGTTTTACAAACTGACTCATTTCAATTTCACTTGATGGCTGATAGATATGCTATTGCGTTAGAATTATTGAGAGAACAAGATAGTGTAGCTGCAGCTAAGTTTGAACATATACTACAACAAGAAACTGAATAATTATGAATGTACTCATCTATGATATAGAAACAATGCAGGAGCTGTTTCTAGTTTGCATATATAATCCTAAGACGAACGTAATGCATGAGTTCCAGGTGAGTAAGAACACTAATCAATTGGATGCATTTGTTAGATTCACTGAACAGTATGATGAATACTATTGGGTGGGCTATAACAATCTACGCTTTGATAGTCAGGTGGTTGAATGGATCATTAGAACTCATCAGGAATGGCATGAAATAGGTGCTCTTGAAGTTACCGCTATGATAGCTCAGAAGGCTGCAGATGTAATACATGATGCTAATTATGATGTATTTGCTGAATATAGAGAGGATTGGTTGCATAACAAACAAATAGACTTATTCAAGGTGAATCACTATGATAATAAGAATCGTAGAGTGAGCCTGAAGAGATTAGAGTTTGAGATGGATCTCCAGAATATAGAGGAGATGCCTATTCATCACACTAAAACTGATATGACAGATAATGAAATAGCATTAACTATTGATTACTGTCATAATGATGTATTGGCTACCTATGAGTTCTACAAGATAACTACAGGTGATACAGAACATCCACTATATAAAGGTAATAATCAAATAGAGCTCAGACAAGATATATTTGATGAGTTTGGCATTCCGTGCTTAAACTATTCTGATAGTAAGATTGGTGATGAGATGATCAAAAAGTATTATTGCCAAGAGAAACGTATAAACTATGCTGATCTACCTAAGAAAGGATATTTCCGTAAGGAAGTTAAAGCAAAGAATTGTATTGCTGACTATGTAGTATTCCAGACACCAGAGCTGCAAAAATTCTTAAAACATATAAAGAAGCAGATATTCACAATGACTGATGATTTTAAAGAGTCATTAGAGTTTAAGGGTAATGTGTATACATTTGCCAAGGGTGGATTACACACAGAAAATAAACCTAAAATATTTGAAGCTGATGATGACACTCTTATTGTGGATTGGGATGTATCTTCTTATTATCCTGCCATTATTATCAACAATGGTCGCTATCCTGCTCATCTTGGTCCTGAATTTCTCAGAGGTTATAAACAGATGTTTGAAAAGAGACTCGAACTTAAACCTTTGGCTAAGAAAGATAAGAAAATCAAAGGTATTGTGGGTGCTCTTAAGCTTGCTGTTAACTCTGTGTATGGTAAGTCTAGTGATATGCAAAACTGGATATATGATAGACAACTAACTATGTTCACCACTATTACAGGTGAATTGAGTCTATTGATGTTGATAGAAGCATATGAACTTAATGACATAAACATCATATCAGCTAATACAGATGGTGTTACTATTATGGTGACAAAGGATAAAATAGATAAAATGCATGAGATAAACAAATGGTGGATGGAGCTTACAAGCTATGAGCTTGAGCGTACAGACTACCAGAAGATTATCTTTAGCACAGTTAATGACTATATAGCAATTAAAACAGATGGAGAAATTAAAAAGAAAGGTGACTTTCTCACGGATTTTGAGTTACACAAAAATAAGAGTGCTCGTATTGTTCCTATTGCACTGGAGCATTGGTTTGTTAATGATGTGCCTGTGGCTGATACCATTCATAATCACACAAATATATATGACTTTTGTCTCAGGCAGAAAGCAAGTAAAGACTTTCATTATGAAGGACACAGCAAGGATAGTAAAACCATCTACAATAAACTTATCAGATATTATGTAAGTAACACTGGTGAGAAACTACTGAAGGTTAAGAATCCTGAATGTCAGTCTAATGCTGCAGATGTTAGTCAGGTGGAAGCAGGTGATTGGGTGATGCATGTATGTAATCATCTAAAGAAAGATCACCCTCTTGACAACATTAATCACGCATATTATATAGAGCGTGCTGAGCGTATTGTACATAAAATACAGCTTGAAGGGAAGAAAAGAAAAATTATTGTTAACCCTAATCAAATGACATTATTCTAATGGGAAAGTCACATTTTAAAATAGCAGCTGATTTTGTAATAGATCATTGCATAGATAGAGCATTAAGAAATCCTAAAGACTCAGATTATTATTGGGCTTATGTAAACTTTTTTACTGAGATTAATGGTAAATTTGATCAGGATAAGTTTGATGAATATATATTAAAAAGAATCTAACATGTTAATACAAGCACAATCACTCGAAGGTAGAAGATTCTATGTCCATGCATGGGATATGAGTATGACTAGTAGAAGATCATATGAACCAAAACTAATGCAGGTTGTAGAAGATAAAGGTGACACATGCGTTATTGCTGAAATTAAAGATGATAAACCCTCTGTACATTTCAGAAAAGAATGGACTAGAGAGGTAACAGAAAAAAATATAAAAGGTTACCCAGCATATAAACATATTAACGGATATCAATTAACATTATAATGGGAAAGATCAATAGAGAAAATATAGCTGATCACTTGGTAGATTACCAATTAGGAATGATTGGTAAATCTACACAAGAAGCCCACATGACAAAGGAGTGGTACAACAAATGGACCATGACACAAGAACAACACGATCAGTTCAAAGCTTATGCATTACCTCTGTTAAAGAAGGTATTTAAATGCAACAAATCAAGAGCTGAGAGCACATTTGATTGGTTCGATCTTGAGTTTGGTCTTCGTATTAAAAATTAAAACACACAATTATGGGAGCATGTCAATTTGAAGTAAGAAGTACTGGTAAAACAGCACAGGAAGCATATAACAGAGCTTGTGAAGTAGCTGAAGATGAGTATGGTCATCAAGATGGCTATAATGGTACAATTAGTACTACTCATGGATTTAGAGATGAAACAGAATTATATAATAGAAGCAAGTTTAAAAATGTTGATGCATATATATCTGATAGATTCAATAGTCATAATATGAACAAACGTGATTGTTCAGCTATATGTGTTATACCACCTAAAGCTAACACTAACAAAACTAAGTCTCAAGTAGAGCACATAGTTACACCAGGTACAAAGAAATGGATACTTAAATACTTTGTATATTCTGGTCGTGATAGTTATATTGGTTCTTATCTAACTAAAGGAGAAGCTGTTACAAAAGCTAGAGCACATACAGAAAAGACAACAGACTCTACATATATAACAATGGAGAAGGTATTAGATAAAGCTAACAAAACTGTAGCTAAGATTACATATAAGAAATCTACAACAGAAAGAGATGGTGAGTGGATATTCTTTGGTTATGCTGCAGAATAAAAAATAAAACTATGAAAGAATTTATTCTTGGATACGAAAGTTCAGATTCTATTAATTTAACCTTATATCCTGATAAAAAAACAGCATCATACGAGAGCGAAGAATGGTGTGAAGTTAAAGCTGAAACAGTTGAAGAAGCTATGTCAATGTACGAAACAACATTTTTAAAAATTAAATCAGAAACAAAATGAGTGAAAAATTACAAGTGTTGTACTTTAGTGCACCATGGTGTGGTCCATGTAAAGCCTTTGGACCAGCGTTTAATGAAGTGGTAGCTGAGTTTGATGATATCGATGTACAAAAGATAAACATTGATGAAGACTCTCAGTCTGCTGTTAAACATGAAGTGACTAGTATCCCTACACTTATATTTAAAAGAGGGGATAATGTCGTTTTTAAAACTAAAGGTTTAATAAGTAAAAATCATTTAAAAGACCTGATTAAATTATACAATGGCACTAAGACCAATGAGCACCAGGGACATATCCCTGAACAAACTACCGAGTAAAAATATACTGAATTCAACATTAGTTACACAAGTGGAGATTATAGAAAATGGTGTCCTTAAATATTATAATTGGGATGCTAGATCTAAAGTTGTTGTAATGATTGAAGACACAGGTAGAGTTTTAAGAATTTACGTTAATCACAATAAAAATCAAGAAGATGCCAGACATATCGATGTGCAAGGGGGGGAGTTGCTTATTAAGGCTGAATTGCCATAGATACACAGCCACTCCTGAAGAACTAGACCAATCATATTTTTCAGAGCCACCATATAAATTAGATTTCATGTTTGATGATAATCATGATGGATTTGGTATTGCAACAGTAGGTTGTGCTTATTTTTGGAATAACAAAAAATATGAGAATGAAAGACCTGGAAATAATAGAGGATTGGGAGAGGGAATTTCTTAAAGATTTTGTATATTTGCATGAAGAAGGACAGGATCTTAGTGATAAGATAAATCAAGAACTAAACAGACAGCCTGCTCAGATTATTGTGATAGACAGAGATAATATATTAGACAAAAAGACACATGAAACTAGACATTACAGTTTACCATTTTGAGGAGATATTAAAGGCTGGTTACAGCCTAGATATAATATATTTCCTAAAATTAGTTGAGGAAGGTACAGATGCTACAGCTCTGTGTGACAATCCAAAGATGAGTGTATTGTGTCAAACATTAAGAAGAAAAGGTTTACTAACAGAAAACTTTAAACTTACGCTTATTGGTAAATCAGTATTAGGATTTCTAGATGAGGAAGGTACACCAGAAACTAAATTAGTTAAGAAGAAACAAGACTCTAACGATTTTGATGAGTGGTGGAAGACTTATCCAGGCACTGATACATTTACCCATAAGGGTAAGGACTTTACAGGAACTAGAAGCATGAGAATGAAGAAAGATGACTGTAAAGCTAAGTTTAATGCTATTCTTCAAGAAGGAGAATACACAGTTGATGAATTGATCGCAGCACTAAAATACGAAGTGCTTCAGAAGAAAGAGAATTCATATGCTAGCAAGACTAACAAGCTTAGTTATATGCAGAACTCTCTAACTTATTTGAATCAGAGAACATTTGAACCATTCATTGAATTGATTAGAGAAGGTAAAACAATTGAGGAAAAACCAATTATTAAAGGAGGAACAGACATATGAGTTTTGAACATTTAAAAAGAGAAGTACAAGCAGGATTAGATGGTAGAAATAATGGTATCCCTATGGGCTTTGATAGGCTTAATAGATATATAGGTATCAGGAAGTCTATGTATACACTAATAGGTGGTCTTACTGGTTCTGGTAAAACTTCCTTTGTAGATGATGCATATGTCTTGAATCCATTTGATTGGTATATTGGTCAGAAAAACCCAAAGATTAAGCTTCGTATCATATATAGATCAATGGAGCGTAGCAAAACATATAAGCTTGCTAAATGGGTGAGTAGAAAGATATTCCTAGACCAAGGAATAATAGTTCCTGTTCCTAAGTTATTAGGCTGGACTGATAAAATGACTAAAGATGAGCACGATTTGTTCTTAATGTATGAAGATTACATGGGACAGATGAATGATGTCATTAGCATTATTGATGGTCCAGAGAATGCTGTAGGTATTGCAAAAGAGCTTAAAGCACATGCTCTTGAGAATGGTAGCATAGAACAATTGGATCAGTATAACAAGGTTTATGTTCCCACCAATGAAAATGAATTAACTATTGTTGTTATAGATCACATTGGTCTATTGAAGACTACACAAGCTCAGCCTACAAAGAAACAGGCAATTGATAAAATGTCTGATGAATTGAGATATGCAAGAGACTTTTATGGATACACACCAGTAGTGGTAAGTCAGTTTAATCGTGACATATCTAATCCTATTAGGATTAAGAATGGTGATGTAGAACCACAACTAGAGGATTTTGCAGACAGCTCATCAACACAAAATGATGCTGATGTGGTACTAGCCTTATTTGATCCTATGAGATATAAGGTGGAAGACCCATCAGGATATGATTTAAACAAACTCAGAGATGAATATGGTGCTAAGTATTTCAGATCTCTGAGACTTATAAAGAATAGCTACGGAGAGGATGATATCAGAATAGGTCTAGGTTTCTTAGGCCAGATTGGTATGTTCAAAGAATTACCAAAGAGAAAAGATATAACTGATGCAGACTATGATTCCGTATTAAACAAAACATTTTTCTTAAATAAATAACATGAGAATAACAAACAAGGTGTATAACACCTTACCAAATAAAAAAGCAAAGTGGTGGCAGGTAGTTCTGATACCAACAATTGCTATCATGAATAATGTTGAAAAGCATGATCCGTATATAGCCATCAATTTTGAATGGTTATTTTGGTCACATACAATTATTATACAAAATGACCCAAAAGAACAACACCCTTACGCTACGAGATAAGAGGCAGCAAGAGTTTGCTGATATATTTTTAGAGCATGGAGAGTTTGGTATTCTAAACTTATGTCCAAGGTTTGGTAAGATATATACAACTATTAACATCCTGGAGAAAATGGATGATGATATTAGTATTCTTATAGCCTATCCTGATTTAAAGATTAAAGCAGCATGGGAAGCAGATTTTGAGACAAGAGGATATAATAATCCAAACATCACTTACACCACTCATTTGTCTATCAAGAAGCATACAGAGGCTCAATATGACCTAGTTGTGCTTGATGAGATACATTTGCTCTCTGAAGCACAAATAGAGGCTGTAAAGGAGCTAAAATGCGTTAGTGTACTTGGTTTAACTGGTACATTATCTAGTGATACAGAAAGAACTCTCAATGAAGAGTTAAAACTATGTGTATTGGCTGAATATACCATCGATCAGGCTATTCAGGAAGGAGTTATTGTTGATTACCAAATCACTGTAGTTCATGTACCATTAGATAGAGTTAAAAAGAACAACTATAAAGGTAAATGGAAAACAGAGAAAACTCAATTTGATGCCTATGGTTGGGTGATTAATAAAATGATGGCTACAGGTAAAGACACTATGTTCTTACGTCTGGCCAGAATGAGAATCATCCAGAATAGTTTAGCTAAGTTAAATAAGACAAAGGATCTACTAAAGAAACACGCTGATGAGCGTATTCTTGTATTCTGTGGTATTACCAAAATAGCAGACAAACTAGGAATTCCTTCGTACCACAGTAAATCTGATGATAGAGAAGTTTTTCGAGAGTTTGCTGATGGTAAAGGTAATCACCTAGCTGTTGTAAAGATAGGTAATACTGGTGTAACATATAAACCACTTAACCGTGTGATAATCAATTACTTTGATAGCAATGGTGAAAACCTAGCACAAAAGATTAATAGATGCATGGCTATGGAATACAATAATCCAGACAAGAAAGCACAAATATATATAGTGTGCTCCACAGAAGAAGTGGAAATAAAGTGGCTTAAGAAAGCACTAGAATTTTTTGATCAAGATAAAATTAAATACAGATGAGAGTAGAATTAGTAGAAGAAATTAAGTATGATGGAGAACCTTGGTATGTTGTTAAAATTGATGGTAGTTACTTTAAGGGTACAGGCAACAAACTCAATGCAGAGAAGCATTACAACGATATAATTAATGACCCAAGTATTATAAAAACTAAGGAAAATATTTTGAAATCTCAAGAAATTGATGTACCTTCGGAGGAACAAAACAATTAAACTATGGCAAGTAAGCTTATTGGGATTGTAGGCCCCACTGGTACAGGAAAGTCCACATCAATCAAACATTTAGATCCTAAAGAAACGTACATTATCAATGTTGCTAAGAAGGAATTACCTTTTAAAGGAGCAGAGAAATTGTACAATGCGGAAGCAAAGAATTATAAGGAAGTAGATGATGCGATTGAAATCACAAGATTGTTAAAAAACATATCTGAGAAAGCACCACATGTTAAAAACATTATCATTGAAGACTCTAATTACATTATGGGATTCAATATGATAGCTAAAGCTACAGAAGTTGGTTATACCAAGTTCACATTAATGGCTAGAGATATGGTGGAATTATTCAGAGAAGCAAGAAGATTACGTGATGACTTAAAGGTGTTCTATTTCACACATCCTGAAACTATTGAAGATGGTGGTGAGATTATAGGATACAAGATTAAGACAGCAGGTAAGTTAATTGACAATCAAATAGTATTAGAAGGTTTATTAACCGTGTGTTTGTATACACATGTTGAAGACACTAAAGATGGTTCAGCTACATATCATTTCTTAACTAATCGTTTTAGAAAGTATCCAGCTAAGAGTCCAGATGGAATGTTTGCAGATGTTAAAATTCCAAATAATCTACAATTAGTTGTAGATACAATAGATGAGTATTATAAATAAATCACAATAATCAAACTTAGAAAACATGAGTACAATCGGTGGAAAGAAAAGAGAACAAAGCAGTGCTTCATCTGCAGACTTTACCAAGAAGGTAGGTCTATTTGAAGCAGAAGTAGTAGCAGTTAATCCTAATGCTGAAGAGTATAAGGATATCTTAGGCATGGAGCTTAAGGAAGATAGCAAAGCTACAGAGTATCTAGGCACTAGTCAAAATGGTAACAAAACATTACGTATTGACTTTTGGTTAGAAGAAGTAAAAAGTAAGGAAAAGTTCAAAGTGACATTCTTCTTAGAAGATCTTGTTAAAGAGAACAAAGACAACACTAAGAAACAATATATCAATGCTGTTGGTATGTGTTCTTGGGCTGATGATCCTAACAATTTATATGAGTGGTTCACTAATAGAGAATACCGTCCAGCATTTGTGGGTGAAGAAGATTTATACAACTTCTTACGTACATGGTTAGGTAATCTTGACTTACGTGATGCTGAATCTACATTAGAAATTGAGTGGAAGAAGCTCATGAACGGTAATGTTAGAGATATCAAGCAATTGATAGGTGGTGAGTTTGTTACAAATGTTATTGCATTAGCTACAATTAAGTCTGTTATCAAAGATGGTGACACTAAAGAGTATCAAGCTGTGTACAACAAAGCATTCTTACCTGCATACACTTTAAAGAACTTCAGACTATTAGATTATAGCAACAATAATGTACTAAGTGCATTACGTGCTAAGAAATCTAAAGAATTGAAACCTCATGAGCGTTTTGTAATTAATATTACAGGTGAATATGGATGTAAAGATTTCTATACATTCAAAGACTTAAAAGATTATAATCCAGATGATAATCTGGTAGCATCTGATAAGGTGATTGCTGATGATGATAGTGACTTTTAAATTGTCCTCCCTCCATAAAAAAAGCCCTCATCAGTAAAATGGTGGGGGTTTTTAATTTTAACACATGATTAACGGTAAAAGAAAGATTAAGCTAACTCCAGAGGCTATCTTAGACAAGATTAGTGAGTATGATATATTTAGATATTATATGCCTGATCATGATTGGAAGCTCAATAAAGTTACTTATTCCCCCTTCAGAACAGAAAACAATCCTTCATTTGTTATTGGTAACAAGAGAGGATTCATATCATTTATAGACTTTGCAGACACAAATAAGCGTGGTAACTGTTTTGATTTTGTTAAAACATTGTTTAACCTAGCTACATTTGATGATGTATTGAGACTAATTGATAGAGATTTCAATCTTGGTATCACCACTGGTAAGTATACAGATGACTATAAGAAAATAACTTCTTCTTATAAACAGCCTGAACTTGAAAAGAGATATTCTTTTATTCAAGTGACCACTAAAAAGTTCACAAAAAGTGAACTTGATTATTGGTCCACATATTACCAGGATATACAAGACCTTAGAGATAACAATGTCTATTCTATTAAAGATGTCTATCTAAACAAGTCTAAGTTTGTCATGCCAGACAATGAACTTAGATTTGGCTATCTATATGAAGGACAGTATTGGAAGATATACAGACCATTTGCTGATAAAAAGCAGAAATGGATGCCCAATAATGTTCCTATTACATGTATGGATGGTAAAGATGATGTAGTTAATTGCAAAACTGCTTTTATCAATAAGAGTAAGAAGGATTATATGGTTATGAAGAAGATATTCCCCTGCTGCTGTGCAGTTCAGAACGAAGGTATTGGTTGCTTCTCTCATGAGAATGTAGAGTATTTGAAAGCAAACAGCGATACGCAGATACTAAGTTTTGACAGTGATGTTACAGGTGTTACCAATTCTCAGCAGATAACTAAGTTATTTGACTTTGGTTATTGTAATGTCCCTAGGAGATATCTTAAAGAGGGAATAAAAGATTGGGCTGATTTAGCTAAAGCCCATGGTTTACAAGCTATACAAAATCATTTAATAAACAAAAATATTCTGTAATGGAAAATACTTACAGTTCTACAAAAGGTTTGATATTAGGAACAACTCTTCCTGCTCAAACAAAAACATATAAGCCTATTGGTCATGGTCAATTAATAGACCTTACATTAGAAGGTATTGAGAAAGCTGGTTTCAAATTAGATAAAGAAACATATTCAGCTGCTCAGGATGGACAAATTGCTAATGGAAGATATACAATTAGCAATGTTGCAGATAGTGAGATGCAATTACAAATCGGTTGGCAGAATAGCTACAACAAACAACTTACAGTTAAGTTTGCTGTTGGTACACGTATCATAGTTTGTCAAAATGGTATGGTATCAGGAGAATATGGTGCATTCAAGAAGAAACATGTTGGTGAGGTGCAAACCTTAACACCAGCTGCTATTGAAGATTATATCAAAATAGCAGGTGATTCATTCAAGAAGATGCAACAGGAGAGAGAAGCTATGAAGCAAATAGAAATCACTAGACGTGTGAAAGCTGAATTGATTGGTAGAATGATGATTGAAGAACAATTCATTTGTTCTACACAGTTAAACATCATTAGGAAAGAAATGACTAATCCTACACATGATTACGGTGCTCCAGATAGCTTGTGGGAATTATATAACTACACCACATTTGCTATGAAAGAGATACATCCTAGTTTATGGATGCAAAATCATTCTAAAGCACATAAGTTCTTCAATGAATACAATCAACCAGCAGAGGCTTTAACATTAGAAGAAGCAGGATCAATGTTTAATCAATTATCAATATTTTAATATGAATTGGGAGAAATTTAAAGAATGCTTTCATGAGAGCTGGCACTTGAAGATGCAACCATTTATTGAGAGCGAAGCTTGTGATAACATCTATAAATATCTCAAATCTGAGAGTCAGAGGGGCAAGAAAATTGCTCCTCTCTCACAGAATGTATATAGATGCTTCAAAGAGACCTCATTAGATGATTTAAAGGTGGTGCTTATGGGCTTTTGTCCATATCACACACTAAAGAATGGAAGTCCTGTAGCTGATGGTTTATTAATGGGTTGTTCTACCACTGGTGTATTACAGCCATCATTGGAACAGTTCTACAATGCTATAGAAAGAGAGAACTATGGTGGATTATGTGCTTATTGTGATAAGACTAATCCAGATGTAAGTTATCTGGCTCACCAGGGTGTGCTAATGTTTAATGCATCTCTCACTGTAGAGGTGAATAAAGCAGGCTCACACATGGATATATGGGAACCATTCACTAAATATGTCATAGAGGAGATTCTTAATCCTACAGGTGTACCATTCATATTCTTAGGTAAAGATGCAGGTAGATATGCCAAGTATGTAAATCCATTTAGTTGGAGTTTTACAACCAGCCACCCAGCATCAGCAAGCTATAAGAATACAGATTGGGAATCAGGAGATGTATTTAAGATGGTAAACAAGGTTTTAAAAGACAACAACAATTTTCAAATCGAATGGTTAGATGGAACACCATTCTAAAAAGACACAATTATGTATACAGTTAAACATGGTGGAGACATCCACAGAGGTGATTTAGTGGCAATTTGTCACACTAATGATTTTGTTATTGGTATTTATTATGGACAAGGAAGAGGTGGTACATTTCAGTATTACTATCCTGGTAGTGTAATAAGTGCTAAAGAATATTATGAAAACAGATTATTAAATCATGGTATTGAAAAAGAAGGACCTTTTAGAATTAATAAGCTTTGGAAGTCCTATGTTAATTCACCAAGAGAAACAAGAATCATGAAATTAAACAGAGAAAACATCACAGATAAACAAACAATAGAACAAATAATAGAAGCAAAAGAAATCTTAAAAGAATTTAACATCGAAGTAAACTACTAATTATGATCTTAGAAAAACAAACCGAATCACACATCCTCCAAGAAGGAGAATCACAGGAAACTGTGAAAATGTCACTAGACTTAGATTCTGCACAAGTATTGATGCAGATGTTAAGTAAGAATTTATATTCTGATGCAATAGGCTCTACTATCCGTGAATGTGCAAGTAATGCACTGGATAGTCATAGAAGAGCTGGAAGTGACAAGCCTATTATTGTTTCATTTAAAAGAAACAATCAGGCAAATACATATGAATTTGCTGTTGAAGACTTTGGTATTGGTTTAGATGCAGATGATGTGGTAAACATTATCAGTAAATATGGTAAATCAACCAAGCGTGACAGTAATACAGAATTAGGTATGATGGGCTTAGGTTTCAAAGCTCCATTAGCTTATTCTTCTAGCTTTTATTTTGTAGCTAGAAAGAATGGTATGGAACGTAAATATATGATGTATGAAGGAGAGGATACCAATAGTATCGATCTTTTGTATGAAACACCAACCACAGAAGATAATGGTGTAAAGGTGATTGTACCTGTAAGCTATGGTGATAGATATAATTTCACTAGAAAGATTAAGGAACAATTAGCTTATTTTGAGAGTGTTTATTTTGATGTAGATAGTTCTTGGGGAACTGTAGATAATGATTTCACAATACATAGAGCTGAGCATTATCAATATTCTAGCTTAGCTCAGAACAATGATATGCATTTGTGTCTAGATAATGTTAGTTATCCAATTGACTGGGAAAAGCTTGGTATTGAAAGAATCAATATGAAGATGGCTTTGAGATTCAGTTTGAGTGATGGTTTATTCCCTACACCAAACAGAGAAGCTATCAGATATACACAGGAAGCTAAGCAAACGATCATCAATAAGATTATCACTGTAGCTAATGTTTTCATGGATAAATATAATGAGAACATTACAGAGAAATCTGATATCACTTCTATTCTAGAATTCTATAACGATAGATATAAGTATATGGATGGTTCTATTATAGGAATTGATGGTAGAATCGATGTAACAAACTTACTTGAGCGTGCTACCACTCCTATGAAACAGCCTAAACTAGAAGGTATAGAGCTATTAGACTTAGAAAGATTAGCTGAGAGAGGTAAAGATTACTTCTTAGGTGAGTATCAAATTAAGTTTAGATTCAACAATGGTAGATTTAATAGTGGTAAAGGCTACTGGACTAGTAATTTGAGACCACAAGATTTTGGCGGTAGTCACAATGGTGATATCTATTACTTTGCAGATAGACTTACTAAGACCAAACAAGACTATTTGAGAAGTGTATTGGGAAATGACTACAAAACAATTCTATTTGTTAAGAAAGATAAACCTTTTAAACTTAGAACTGGTCACCAGATCGATTATCATACATATTATTCTTTGTTAAATCTGCAAATCTATCCTAAATCTCAATGGAGACAGCTTATTACAGAGTTTAGACATATAATTAGTCTTTATGAAGCAAGAATGATAGATTGTGATGCTATTGATATTCCACAAACCTGGACAGATGCTCAGAAAGCTAAGAGAATGAAGGTTCTAGCTAAACCTACAACAGTAAATGGTGTTAAGAAGGTTAGAATGAAAGGTGAATTCTCTGGTAAGGTGGGTACACAGATGTCAGTAAATATGACTGATCAATATTGTAAGTTTGTTCCTACAACATTCAAAATGGAAGACATCCATAAAGCTAGTAAGTTACACGTTTATGCTAAAGAAGCTGATAAGAAAAGACTGGACAAATTATGGTCAGTATTTGAATACCAAGTTAACCTTGTTCTTGTTGCACAAGCAACCTATGACAACTTACAGAAAGCTGATTTACATAACTGGATAACAATCGATAAATTTATGGAAGGAAAGAACAGACCATATAGAACTATGGCTACAGAATTCTTAGTAGAAGACTTATGTATAAGCAATAAATATACATTTGATAGAATAGAGTTTGTTAAAGAAATATCTACTGATTTAGCAAATAAGTTAGAAACTTTAAGAATCTATCACAGAAATAATAACAGAAGTTATGCTAGTGATGAGGTAAAAAATATAATAGTGGAACACGCTAAAGAAAATAACTTGTTTGATCAAGAAATATATACGATCTATAAACAAGTAAACGAAGTGCTTACCAAATTACCTTTCTTGAATGCAATGTTAGGTAAAATGGGATATGCAATTCGTCATGACGATAAAGCATTAATGGATGCACTTGTTGATCTCTTTAAGTATCACAAAACAAGAGTTAACTTAGAGCACTACACTCTAAAATTAACTGAAGATGCTCCATTAGAGCAAGAATTAACAGTAGACACAGTTGAAGAATTACAAACAATTTAAAAGAAAAAACATGCTAAGTTTAAAATGGTTTAAAAGTGCGATTGAACGCACTATTGAAAAAGTAGTAGAAAACAAGATTGAACAAGCGTTTGATCAATTAGATAAAGAAGAGGGAGCAACAGCTCCTTCTTCTCCTACATGGGTCCAAACATCAACAGCAATTGATGAGTATTTAAATGCAAAACCCTATCTAAACATTAAAATGGTTAATGATACATTGACTATTGTAATGAATGATGGTAGTATCGTTACTAAATCTCCTGCAACATCTGATGATTTCAATGCTGCTAGAGACTGTAAAACAGAAGCTTGCTTAATAGATCTTGTAAGCTCTCCAGAAGTGAGAGAAGAAAAGAGAAAAGCTGAAGCTGCTTATGAAAAAGCAAAAGCTGTTCAAAGAGGTGCTGAGTATTTAGCTACGCTTAAGGAGTTTGAAATGAAAGATGGTGCTTTGTACTTAACAGGCATCAATAGAACTCTTCCTCCATTATTAGTAGAGGAATTCTTAGAGGTGGTAGGTAGACACGGTGGTACAGACAATGATGAATTCAATGCATTACATAGATTCTTTATGTGGTGTTGTTTGAATCCAAGAGCTGAAGTAGCACATGAGTTATATCGTTTCTTGAGAGAGAATAGCTTTAGTATCACTAAGCAGGGCTTCTTTGTAGCATTGCGTAATGTGGTTACTCTTCACGGTTCTAATGAGCTTGTACACTTTGTAAGCAATGCTTATAATAAGGTAAAAGCTGTATGGAAGAAGAAACCAGACGACTATTCAGTGTTCTTAAAGAATGGTGAATATACAATGGTTCATAAATCTGTATTTGAAGAGTTGATTCCATGTATACACTGTGATGAGAATGGTAATGTCCCTTGTGATGATTGTGATGATTATGAAGAAGACTTTTATGATGATAGCTGTGAGTGTCCAGAGTGTAATGGTTCTGGTACAGTGTATAAAAATGATGAGTCTGACTATGGTGAAAATCTTGGTAACTTAACTGAGTTATATCTTGATTTGCCTAATAGAGCAGAGAATAGATTTACAGATGATTGGACCAAGACATTTGACATTCGTATTGGTAGACCAGTAAGTATGCCAATGAGTGATTGTAACTGGAGTACACAAGATTGTGCTGCTGCAGGTTTACACTTCACTAGTGATCAAATTCACTATGTAGGTTGTGGTGATACGAGTGTTCTCGTACTTATCAATCCTATGAAGGTGGTTGGTATTGGTCAACACAAAGGTAGATGTTATGAGTATTTACCAATTATGACTGTAGCTCGTGAAGAAGCAACAGAAATTTTACACGATCTTGATTTTGATACATTACAATTAGATGAGTCTTATGCTGTACGTGAGTTAGAAAACCTCGCTGATAAAGCTAAAGAAGGATTCACTGCAGAAGCTAAGAAGTATGATTTCAACTTACCAGCTTTATCTGCTGTAGAAGTGTATACAATTGTTAAAAGTCTTGATGAAATTAAAGAAGAAATTTCAGGAAGAATCGTAACAATTGATTAAATTTGTAGTCCCAGGGTGTAAAAGCCCTGGGCTATTAAATATTATATATGATAAAGAAAAACGCTACAAAAAGAAGAGCTAAAATACCTAGATCGAGAAACCCTAAAAGTAGGAATGCTGGTACAATGACAGAATCTGCTTTCTGGAGTTTTATTAGAAGTGCATTAAGACAAAAGTCTAGATGGTGGAAACCTATTACAGAATGTAAGCTACAAGCTAAGCGTGCATATAAAGGAACCAACAAAAGACAGAAGTTCGAATATAAATGTGCTTCATGTAATAACTGGTTCCCAGAAAAGCAAATCAATGTTGATCATATAAAACCTGCAGGAAGCTTAAACTGTGCACAAGACTTACCAGGATTTGTAGAACGTCTCTTTTGTGAGATAGATAATCTGCAAGTGCTGTGTGAAAAATGCCATGATGTAAAAACTAAATTAGAAAAGAAATGAGTGAAGAAAAACAAGTAATCGTAAGTATCAACAAAAAGCCATCATTCACTGAAATATGGTATGAAGGAACTGTTACTTATGATGGTAAAGATTACATGTTCTGGTTGATCAACCCTAGAGGTAAAGATGAACAAGGACGTGAGTATGAAATGGAAGTTAGATGGTTCTTTAAACAAGTGCCTATAGAAATTAGGGCAATGAGTGACACAATTATTAATGACTTTAAAGCAAATCAACATGATTAGTGGACAAACTAAGACAGAAGCTCAATACAGAGCTGTGCAAATGGATAGTTCCTCAAGTTTGAAGGAATTCTCCCAGAATAGAAAGAAGTACCACAAGAAGTACATTCTTAATGAAAGAGTAGAAGAAGAAGATAATCTAGCTGCTACAATGGGCAGAATTGTAGAAACATTGTTATTAGAACCAGAAGAGTTTGATAACAGATTCCACATGTCTATTGTTACTAGTGCACCAACAGGATTGATGTTGGATTTTGTAGAAGCATTGTATAAACATACAGCTGAAGCTACAAATGAAGATGGTGTATTAACTAGAAACTTTGAAGAGTTATGCAAAGACGCTTATGTAGATTCAGGATTCAAGATTAAGTTGGATGCTGTTCTTAATAAATTTGTAGGCTCAGATGCTGAAGTGTATTACAAAGAGATCCGTGAGGTGAGAAGCAAAGGCTTAACTGTTGTTACAACTAAAGATGTAGATAATGCTACTAAGATTGTAGAAGAGTTAAAAACCAATGATTTTACATCTCCAGTTGTAAACTTAGTAAATAGTGCTAGATATTCTATCTATAACCAATTACAGGTTGAAGGATATGATGTATTTGGTCATCTGTTTAAGTCTATGATGGACAAGATGATTGTAGATCACAATAGCAAAACAGTTCAGGTGTATGACTTAAAGTGTACTTGGTCTGTTGAGAACTTTTATGATGAGTACTATTTATATCGTAGAGCATATATTCAAGGATTCTTATATCACAAAGCTGCAGAGTCTTGGGCTAGTGAAATGGGTTATGGAGATTATACTATTCTCTATCCTAAGTTCATTGTTTGTGATAGCACAAATTATAGTGCTCCATTGATTTATGCAATGTCTGATATTAACATGCAAGATGCTCTTAATGGATTTACGTACAAAGGAAGAGAGTATCCAGGTGTTGCTTCATTGATAGAAGACCTTCAATGGGCTATTGATAATGACAAATGGAACATCTCTAGAGAAAACTATATTAATAATGGTGTTGTAAAATTAGGTTAATGGAAATAAAAAAGACCATAACCAGTATATTTATTGTCCCTACGCTGAGTATTGGAAAAGAAAGGCTAATGGACAATGGATATATTAATGGTTATATAAAAGATGGTAGAAAAGAAGTTCAATATGAAAGTTGCGTCTATCTTCTTTTCAAACCAGAAAACTTAGATAAGTTTAGAGAGTTTCTAGATACAGAATATGAACGCACAAAGTCCATAGTTGATGATTATGATTATGAAGATGGATATGTTGTAGTGGTTTATATGCTCAACTCTAAACTCGATAAAGATTTTGAACTAATAAAACAAGGTAAATATTCTAAAACTTCTCCAAAGTTTCAGGAAATATTCCCTAAAATTGTTAAACTTAAAAGAAATGGTCTTTATAGAGATGAAATAAGTCTTCAATACCGTATATTTAACAAAACAGAAGATCTTCGTAAATACTGGGAAGACCTCCTTGATACAGAAATCTCTGAAGATATGGAAGTATGGAGTACATTCATTGAAGAAGACGAAACCTTAAACCTTGATAAAATTAAAGAACATGTTTAACAAAGACATATCAGACAAGCTCACAGAGCTATATGGAGAAGAGAATGTGATTCTTTTCTCACAAATGGAAGCAACTAGAAACTCATTAATATTTGATGAACTAGCAGCTAATTCATACACTGACATAGAGGAACACAGTTTTGAAAGAGACTGGTGGAAGCAGAATGCAGAAAGATTAAAGGAATCAAGATTCGAAAAACGTAAAAACATTACACCATGAACAGTAAAACACTCTTAGAAAACTACCCAAAAGCTGCAGATGTTATTAGACAACATTTTGTAGACAAGCTAGTAGAGTCTTTAAATGATGCTGATTTACCAGATGATTTTAAAGAATTTGCTAGACAACAAGAAATTGATAACGATAAGATAGCTTCGTTGATAGATTCTCAACCTAGAGGATTATTTGATGTGTTTGATGATCATAAGATATTTACACAAATTAGTATAGATATTGAGAACAACTGCTTCAGATGGTCATTTGATGGAGGTAAGGTGGAAAGCAACGATTATGATACAAGAAAAGATGCTGAAGCGGCAGCTGTAGAAAAGGCATTTGAAATTCTAAATGATAAGCTATGATTTATAACAATGATGTAGATCCAAATGTAACCATGTGGCAGAACGAAAGTGATCAAGTGGTGCTATCAGTAATTGAGAAGTACGCTAAGCGTAGTGAAGTGGGAATAGCCAAGTATGGTACCACACTAGAAACTAACAACAAGGATAACTATCTCAAACATCTACAGGAGGAATTAATGGATGCAACGCTCTATCTAGAGAAGCTTATGACCTTAGATAAGGAAATAACTAAGTTAGTTAGAAATCATTCAAATGATGCAGAATTAGGACACAAAATAAGAGAGTTGATTAGATAATATTTTTCAAATCTCTTGGAACTTTAATTAGGGGGTTGTATATTTGCGACCCCCTAAAATTTACCCTTTTTACATGGAAAATAACTGCCCAATTTGTGGAAAAACTAGACAATATAAATCTAAAAGTGGATTTTATAGGGCAAATAAAAATAATTTGCCTTGTAAGTCTTGTTCTAACTCATTGAATGCTGGTGGAATTGGTCATGTTTTATACAATGATCAAGGTCAAAGTGTTGTATAGATTGTAAACAATTTAAAATTTTAGATGAATATTATGATAACAAAGCTGGAAAAACTTCAGTTTGTAAAGAATGTTCACACAAAAGAGCAAGTAAATATCATAAATCTATTTATAGATATGCCAAATATGGTATAACTAAAGAACAATTTGATGAACTATTTAAAACTCAAGAAGGTAAATGTCCAATATGTAGAACTGAACTAAAAGAAGAGATTCATATAGATCATGATCATATAAATGGTCAAGTAAGAGGAATTCTTTGTGGTAAGTGTAACAAAGGATTAGGGCAATTTAATGATAATATAGAATCTTTAACAAACGCAATTAAATATTTAAAAAATGAGTAACACACAAACAGATTTAGGACTACAGGCATTAAGTTCTATCACAATTTTTAGCAAATACGCTAAATATATCCCAGAACTTAAACGAAGAGAGACCTGGGATGAGATAGTAGATAGATATCAGGAGATGATGATTAAGAAGTATCCTAGTCTAGATGTAGCAATCGTAGAGAGTGCTAAGTTTATCAGAGAGAAAAAGGTGCTACCCTCAATGAGAGCCCTTCAGTTTGCAGGTGCTGCAATGGAAGTGAATAATGCAAGAGGTTATAACTGTGCATACTTACCAGTAGATAGTTTATATAGTTTCAGTGAGACTATGTTCTTATTATTAGGTGGTAGTGGTGTAGGTTATTCTGTACAGAAGCATCACGTAGAGCAATTACCAGCTATCAAGAAGCAAGAGAACTACAAACAACGCAACTATCTAATTGAAGATAGTATCATGGGATGGGCTGATGCTGTTAAAGTGTTAGTTAAGTTCTACTTTGAGGGTGGATATAAGCCTAAGTTTGACTTTAGAGCTATTCGCCACAAGGGAGCTAGACTAGTAACAGCTGGTGGTAAAGCACCTGGACCAGAACCATTAAAGATATGTTTAACACACATTGATGCTATCATGGAGCGTAAGAAAGATGGTGAACAACTATCTCCTTTAGAATGTCATGATATCATGTGCCATATAGCTAACTCGGTTCTAGCAGGTGGTATCAGAAGAAGTGCTATGATTGCTTTATTCTCTCATGATGATGAGGAAATGATTACATGTAAGTATGGCAATTGGTGGGAATTGAATGAACAACGTGGTAGAGCTAATAACTCTGCTGTTCTAGAGAGAGGATCAGTAGGTGAAGAGGAATTCAATGATCTATGGAAGAGAATTGAAGCTTCTGGATCTGGTGAACCAGGTATCTACTGGACCAACAATAAAGATTGGGGAACTAATCCTTGTTGTGAGATAGGTTTAAGACCATTCCAATTCTGTAACTTATGTGAGGTGAATGTATCTGATGTAGTTGATCAAGTGGACTTAAACAACCGTGTGGCTGTAGCATCATTCTTTGGTACATTACAAGCAGGATTCACTGATTTCCACTACTTGCGTCCAATATGGCAGAAAACAACTGCTAAAGACGCTCTATTAGGAATTGGTATGACTGGTATAGGATCAGGAGAAATCCTTAAATATAACCTAGAACTAGTGGCTAATACAGCTAAAACTGTAAATAGAGACATATCATCACTAATTGGTACCAACGAAGCAGCTCGTATTACATGTATTAAGCCTTCTGGTACAACTAGTTTGGTGTTAGGTACAGCAAGTGGTATTCATGCTTGGCATGCTCCATACTACCTTAGAACCATGAGATTTAATAAGAATGAGGACATAGCTATGTACTTAGAGATTAACCATCCTGAATTATGTGAGGATGATGTTCTTCGTCCTAAGGATACACTATGTGTAAGAATTCCTGTTAAAGCTCCTGAAGGATCTATTTTCCGTACAGAGTCTCCATTAGAAACATTAGAGCGTGTTAAGAAGTTCTCTCAAGAATGGATTAAGCCTGGTCACATTAATGGTGATAACACTCATAATGTAAGTGCTACTATATCTGTTACTGATGAATGGGAAGTTGTAGGACAATGGATGTGGGATAATAGAGAAGTATATAACGGTCTATCTGTACTACCTTATTTTGGAGGAACATATAAACAAGCTCCATTTGAGGACATTACAGAAGAGGAATACAATAACCGCATAGCCCATTTAACATCTGTAGACTTAACCAAGGTGATAGAACAAGATGATTCTGTAGACTTTGGTCAAGTGGCAGCATGTGCAGGTGGTGCATGTGAAATTCAATAATTATGGAAAAAAAAGAATTCATAAAGGACGTTGATTACTATCTTGAAGAAGGATTTGTAATATTTACTCAGAAGTACCTAGAGGAAAAAGGAGAGTGCTGTGGTAATAACTGCAGACACTGTCCATACGATCCTCCAAGGGAAAAAGGTAACACAATAACAGTAAATGATAACAAAAGTTAACAACGGAAAAAATAATTTGCACTTATATGCATAAATATGCATAGATTTGCACTCTGTCTTAGTTCTTTAATTGTGTCAGCCCCTGGTATTTCTATACTGGGGGCTTTATTTTTTTGTCACAATTTCATGGAAATATGCAGAAAGTTTAGTAAATTTGTACGCACAAAACAATTAAATATGGCTAAAGCAGCAAAAGCTCAGGAGGGCTCTATCTCCAAATTTCAAGATGCTCTTGATAAATTAAACAAGGCATATGGTGTAGGCACAGTACTTACACTTGATTCAAAAGACAATGGTGATTATGATGTTATTTCAACAGGTTCAATTGGATTTGACTATGTTACATTAGGTGTTGGTGGTTTTGTTAAAGGCAAAATGTACGAACTAATGGGCTGGGAAGGTACAGGTAAATCAACTATTTGTGGTCATGTTGTAGCTGAAGCTCAGAAGAAAGGTAACAAGGTTGTTTATATCGATGGCGAGCATGCTGTTGATAAAAACTATTTTGAAGCTATTGGTGTTAACACTAGTGAGTTATTAATTGCTCAGCCATCATGTGGTGAGGAAGGTTTTAACATTGCTATGGAAATGATTAACACTGGAGAAGTTGGTTTAATTATCATTGACTCTGATAGCTCATTGATTCCTAAGAAGCAATTAGATGGTGAGGTGGGTGATAGCACTATTGGTTACAAATCTAGATTAAACAGTAATGCTTATCCAAAACTTAAATCTGCTCTATCTGAACATAATGTATGTCTTATTGTCATTTCTCAGTATAGAGAGAAGATTGGTGTGATGTTTGGTAATCCAACAACTACACAAGGTGGTCATGCATTGAAGTTCTACAGTGATTGTAGAATTGAGGTGAGCAAAAGCTTAGCAAAAGATGGTGATGTAAACTATGGTAATATTACCAAGGTGAAAGCTATCAAGAATAAGATGTGTCCTCCATATCAACTATCTCAGTTTGAGATTGTGTATGGTGTGGGTATTGACAAGCTTGATGAGATTATGACTCTTATCAATGATCACAATCTTGGTAGAAAGTATGGTAAAACTATGACAATTGGTGAAACTAAGTATGACCTTGATGAATTCAAGAAGATGTTAACTGATAACCAGGAGTTTTATGATGATATCAAATCTCAAATTATTAACAAAATCAAAGAAACTAAAATCGAAGAAGATGATAGTGAAATTTAAAAAGCTTACAGATGATGTGAGGATGCCCATTAAGGGCTCTTCACACGCTGCATGTTATGATGTACATGCACACTCTATAGTACACAAAGAAGATGGTAAAGTTGTAGTAGGACTAGGGTTCAAAACAGAAATACCTAAAGGGTATAGAGGTGTTATCGTTCCTAGGAGTAACTTAACTAAATTCCATTGGGTATTGAACAATTCATTTGGTGTAATTGATTCTGATTACCGTGGTGAATGGATGGCCATCTTTACACAAATACCTATATTATTTGGAGACACTTTAGGAACTACAGCATTTCCTTATAATGTAGGAGATAGAGTGGCTCAAATCTATTTTGAACCTGTACATGAAGTTATACTAGGTATAGTTGAAGAACTAGAGGATTCTGATAGAGGTGAAGGAGGTTTTGGTTCAACTGGTGTTAAATGATGACCTGCAAAACCTGTGGTAAAAAGTGTGATGGAGAATATTGTTTTCAACATAAGCCTAGAAAGCCTTTAGCCCCCACTAAAGGTTTTAAGGTGAAGGTTCCTGAGAAACATCCTATTACTGAGGTGAACCCTATGAAGGATATGTTCTTAAGTATATGGAAGAAAAGACCACATAAATCAGAAGTTAGTGGAGATTCTCTAGGATCTGAACCCCTATCAACATTCTTTCATCATATTTTACCAAAAAATAAATACTTAAAAGCTGCTTTAGATGAAGAAAATATCATACTTTTGACATGGGAAGAACATGACCAAGTTGAGAGTGATATTTACAGATTCGAAGAAATTAACAAAAGACGTGAACAATTAAAGAAGAAGTATGAAATACATTAAATATATTGTGTTCATAATAGTGCTGGTAGGATCAGCAATAGGTATAAGAATGTTGATACCTGATGCAGCAAAATATCTTACTACTAAATACCAGTTAGTTACACTTCCTCCAAGCACGTTTGATATAGAGGTGAAAGTGTTAATTACAGATGATACAGCATTTGCTAGAAGTTATGTAATGGAAAACCTAGATAGTTCAGTTAGAACTGAAGACTTTGATACAAGAGGTACCACATTTAGTATAGTTGATGGTAAACCTCCTATTATATGGTTTCCATACGAAACTCCTATAGCAATCATTAATCACGAATTGTTTCATGCCACAGTAAATATAATGAACTGGGCTGGTGTACCTTTAACTGACAGTACAGAAGAAGTGTATGCCTATGAACTACAATATCTTACACAGCAATTAGATAACCAAATAAATACAAAAAAATGAGTTTATTCTTTTACACAAGAGAAGTGTTCACATCAGAAGGTGCTGAACCAAAAATTTACACAGACAGTTTCAACTTAAACAAAGTGATTAGATCTGTACAAATGGAAGACAATAAAGTGTTAGTCTTATTAGATGACTTACACGAGCGTGCTGAACAAGTACCAGAAGTTAAAAATGGTAAAGTGGTTGGTTCCAAAAGAGAACGTAACACATTCCAAACAGAAATCAACTTACTTAATGAAGATGCTATTAGATTTAACAATTTAAATAAATAATTTATGCCTACATTATTAGGAAACAGAATCTACTTAGAATTACCTATGCAAGAGGACGAAAGTAAGTTAATTGTAGATGAGAATACAAAAGAAGCATTACAAAGAGAATTGCTTAATAAGATGTCCAAGTTAAAAGTGGTACAAGTTGGTACCATTGTTACAGAAATCAAGGTGGGGGACTATGTATTAGTAGATCCTGCAGCTATAAACAAAGCTATACTAGTCCCAATCTCTGATGATGGTGAAGAACGTGTAATATTAGTATCTCCATTTGATGTAATTCAAATCTGGTAATATGAATTATCCATTTATATCATGTAAATGTATAACTTACGGTAGAGTGTCCACGCTTGAGGAGAGTGTTGAATCTTTCCTCAAGCAGGATTACCCTGCAGATAAGTGTGAGCTCATAATAGTCAATGATTACCCATTACAGACTCTTATGTTCGATCATCCCCAAGTTAAGATAGTTAACCTATCCGAGACATTTAAAACTATAGGAGAGAAAGAAAACTATGCTACAGAATTATGTCAAGGAGATATAATATGTCAGTGGGATGATGATGATGTAGCCTTACCAAATCATTTGCAGAATGTAGTTAAATACATGACTGATAAAGTAAACATCATTCACTGGGAAGTAGGAGTGTTATGTCACATTACAGGAATTGAACAAGTTGGTTGGATAGGTAACTCTGGTATTGTATTTAGAAAGTCAGCTTGGAAAGCTATAGGAGGACATCCTCTTGAAAATGCTGGATATGATATGACATTCATTGAACGTATCAATGCACATGGAGGTAGACTATTTGCTAAACCTCCTAAAGAAGAAGCAAGCTGGTTCTATATGTGGGGCGGTAGAGGTTATCACATGAGTGGTGAGGGTACTGACCATCCTGGAAAACTCAACGCTATACAAAGACACAGTGCTCATATTGAAAGAGAAAGAGCCATAGGAAATATACCTACAGGAGATGTACATTTAGTACCCAACTGGAAAAATGATTATTCCGAAATGTTAAAAAATTTCATCAATAAAAATAAATAATATGTCTATTAAAGATACACTATATGCCATGAGAAGTGGGCATTACAAAAACGGATTAGAAGATTTAATCAACTATGTGAATACGTTCTCTAATACTAAAGAGATGACAATCCTTGAGATTGGGTCTTATGCTGGAGAATCAACAGAAATGTTTGCTCAAAACTTTAAAAGTGTCATAGCAATTGATCCTTTTATGAATGATTATGATCCAAATGATCCTGCTTGTAGCTACATGGACTTAACAAATGTCTACAAAACTTTCAGTTCAGTGATATCTAAATACGATAACATAACTCATATTAGAAAAACATCTGATGATGCTATCAATGAACTTAAAGACACTAAGGTGGACTTAATTTACATTGATGGTTTACATACATACGACCAGGTTAAGAAAGACATTGATAACTATATAGGTTTAATCAATGAGTCTGGATTCATTAGTGGTCATGATTATCATTCAGTTTGGCAAGGAGTTGTAGATGCTATACATGAGAAAATAGGTAAGCCTGATACAATATTTCAAGACACTAGTTGGATTAAAAAATTAAACAGGTAGTTATGTTCTTAAATATAATAACAGCTTGCAGTCGTCCTGAGAACTTATTAACTATTTCAAATAGTATAAATATACCTAAGGAAAACTATCGTTGGATAGTTGTATTTGATAGTGTTACATTACCTGATAGTAAACTAATACCTGATAACTGTGAGGTTCATATGCATACAGACAAAAAAAGTATTGTTGGTAGTTCGCAAAGAAACTTTGCATTAGAACTAATCAGTGATGGGTATGTCTATTCTAATGATGATGACACTATAATACATCCAGAGTTGTGGGAAAACATCAAAGATTTAGACAATGATTTCATATCATTCGATCAAGTGTGGACTAGTGGTACACATAGACTATACGGAAACACAATTAAATTAAGTTATGTAGATAATCATAATTTTATTGTACATAGATCATTAGTAGGTGATGAGCGATTTGTTGTAGATAGATATGATTCAGATGGTGTACTTGCTGAAAACTGTTACAACAGATGTAAAAATCCAAAATATATTCCTAAAGTGCTAAGCACTTACAACGCACTCAGATAATAATAAAAAAGCCCCATTAATTTGGGGCTTTTATTATTTTGATAGTCTCTTTTGTTTAAGAGGCCACATTTTACTTTTCAACCTAAGTTTTGTATCAGCTTCCTTCATATAATTAGGATTAGCTTTGCTAGGGGGAGCAACTTTAGGAGCCTTTTTAGGTGTTCCTGATTTCTTTGCTTTACCAGCAGTCATGTTATTTGCAGCCATACTTACATTTTTTTACAGTTCCACCTTTTTTCATAGTAGGTTCCATAGAAGCAGCTAAACCACCATATTGCATTTTCTTCTTAGGGGTAACACCTGCTTTCTTCATTGAAATTGCTATAGCAGCTTGTTTAGCAGCTTTACCACCCATCTTCATTTTGTGCACACCAGCACCATGTTTAGCAATTACACCACGACCTTTTAATATATCAGCCTTAGTGATTTTACCATCTTTGTTTAAGTCTGGAAAACTTTTAGCTTTTTTACCACCATTTTGCATTTTGGTTTTAGCAACTTTCTTAGGAGCATAATATTTACCTGTACCAGCTGCTTTATCTAATGATTCGTTCACACCTTTTTCCCACTTGTCCATAACTTCTTTCTTATAAAGTTTATTAGTCATTTCACCACGGACATATCCTTTAGGTGTAGCTTTAGATTTTTCAACACCACTTTGAGCTTTTTTTACCATTTTTTTAACAGTTGCCATTTTATTTCTTTTTAGAGGTTAATTTAATTTTCTTTTCTTGCTTAAGCATAGCAGCTGTAGGTTTCTTTCCAGATCCTTTAGCAGCTCTAATGTTGTCCCATAAACCACGTTGGGAATAAGAACCATCAGCACGTTTGATCATTTGCTTACCAGACTTTGCCTTAGCCACTTTACCACCTTTCTTAAGTTGTTTATCTGCTTTTGTTAACATATAACTTCTTTGTGTATTAAAATGTTTTTTCTCTCTGTCAGTTAGATCTTTTGATTTAACAGAATCAGCAGAACGTGTATTTGCTAAACTATCATTTATTTTCTTTGTTGCTTTTTCATCTTGATTAGTAGATTTATAAAATCTTAATCCATCATCAGTTTTAAATCTAGAAACTCTAGTCCAATCACCAGTTTGTCTATTTTTAGTAAGATGCTCATCTCCTGTAAGAACAGCTCCTTTTCTTTCTTTTTCTGTTCTAACTACACGAAGTCCTGGTCTAGAATCTTTTGTTACTTCCTTACCACTTTGGGCTTTCTTAACAGCTTTTTTAACTGTCTTACCACCATTTCTTTGTTCTTCCATAACTTTCTTTTCTCTTGGAGTAAGTGTAGAATATCTAACAGAATCTGCAGAGTTTCTAGATGATAACATATCATTCATATCTCCAGTCATTTGCATATCCTTACTGGTTGATCTGTAATATCTATCTCCAGCGTCTGTTTTGTATTTATTTAAACGACTATAGTTACCTTTACTATCTTTAGTAACATAACCACTCTGAGCTTTTTTTGTTGTTTTCTTTACGGTTGCCATATTAACAATTCCATTTACGAAGTGATTTATTAATTCTGCTATTAGGATCGTTAGCCGTTTTAGCAGATGTGAGTTTTTTCTTCATGCCTGACATTCTAGAACAGAAAGACTTACGTCTACCTGCTGCTTTAGAACCAGCTTTAAGTTTGGAAGGTTTAGTAGTAACAGCAGTCTTCAGTTTAGAACCTGGGTTAGCTTTTCTATAAGAAGCTACACCTTTAGCATTTAAACCTCCCTCTGGATTTTTACCTTCTTTGCGAGTCCAAGCAGGTGTACTACCTCCAGACTTCATAACCTTTTTAACTGTTGCCATTATTTCTTCTTTTTATTGTAATTAGGATTTTCTCTATGCCATTTTCTAACAGAAGCAACACCTTGTTTAACAGTTTTGGCTTTAGATTTCTTAGTGAGGTTAATCTTGTCCCACTTACCAGCAGGTATTCCTGCAGTGTGATCAACAACCACATCTCCTTTTTTATTCTTAAATACCTTGTGAGTTTGACCACCCACCTTAACAACAGTACCACCACTCTTTAATGTACTTCCTGCATATGGACCTTTCTTTTTAATTAATGGACCATTAGGTACAGGAGTGATAGCTCCTTTAATAGGAGAAAGCGTATCCCCATTTTTAAGTACACGCTTACCTACATAAGCTTCTGCTTTCTGTGGATTATAAACTTTTGTTTTAGGTATTCTTGCCATGTTATTTACCTTTTCTAGCTCTGCCCATTGCCTTAAATGTCTTAGCTAACGCTTTTCTCTTAGGAGTGCATGTAGCTTTAGTCATTGGTGTACAATAGCCTTTATGAGCTGGATTAACAGCTTTCTGAATCCAATTTTTATCTTTAGCAGTCTTACCACCACTCTTTTGTTTAGGAGTAGATTTACTTGCTTTGATGCTATCTTTTATCTTTTGTTCTTTAGCCAAGTGCTCTTTAGCAATTTTTGCTGAGTCTTTGCTGAAGTTTTTAAAAGCTGCTCTAATATCAGCCTTGGTAGCACTGTCTGCTTTTATACCTGATTGAGCTTTCTTAACCTTTTTTATAGTTGCCATGTCTTAGTGTTTTTTAGACTTACCACCCATTCTCATTTTTGTAGCACCCAATTGCTTATCTTTTACTAAAGAAGCTTTACCCTTAGCACCAGCTAATGTTTTCTTTTGAACCTTAGTGTATGCACCTTTAGGATCTACAGGACCTACACGCTTGTTACTAGCTTTTAAACCAGATAAGCTACCACCATCTTTCATTTTGGTTTTAACCTTAGACTTTTGTTTTTTACTTGCTTCCATCATCGTAGGACTATATTTCAAATCAGCATAGTTACGAGCAGATTTATCAGAAGTAGATCCCATTTTGCGTTCAGCAAGTCTCTCAGCACTTTCTTTAATAACAGACTTGTAACCTGATTGAGCTTTTTTTGTTTTTTTAATTGTTGCCATTTTAATATATTTATATTGTTATAAACTGTTATTGGAAGCTTCTTTCTCTACTTCTTTAACTTGACCAGCTTCAACTGCTCTAGCTAAAGCACCTTGTACAGCATCATGAGCATCCACTGCTAATAAAATACGAGCTGCTTCTTGCGTAGAAATTGTAGAACGTAAAGCATTTAATACTAATCCAAAATCTGCTCCACTTAATGTGAATGTGTCATTTGTATTCCAAGTGTATTGCTTTTGAGGATCAAATGTTGGTGTTTCGTTTGCTTGAAAGTCGATAATTTCTGCCATGATTTAATTTTTTGGTTTAACAACAAAGGTATGTATTTCTATGGTATCTACCAAATTTATTTTATAAGGTGATATCAAATACTATAGTTGCTGAACTTTTAATACTTTTAGATAGATCCAGGTGGATCTGCAAGAGGTTATGAAACTTCAATAGCTCTTCTAGCAACATATCATTATACCGTGGTATAGAAGGTGCTAATCTAAAGTGATAAGAATTAGGATTCTTTGTAATTTCTAATGTAGACAATTCATCTACAGAAGATATAATTCCTTCCAGGTGAGCAAAATAAGCAAGTTCGTTATCTTGCATCACCTCAGGAAAAAACTTTTTATTTATTTGCATTAAGACAACGTTAATAAGTATTTAGTTTTAGCTGCTTCTCCAGATAATGCATCTGCTAAGTTAGCTATGTCATGGAAGTTGTTTGTTTCAGCATAGCTTTTTAAGTTACTAGCAAAGTCCATAAGAGCTGTTACCACTGAGTTAGCATCTGCAGCACTTAATGCTTCTATTTTAAATACACCAGGACGTTTACCTGTATAACCCATAAGTTTCTCTACCACACCATCTTTGAAATCATGTACATAATCGTACAATCCTCCAAGAGCTTGATGTTCTGCATAACTCTTTGTCTGCCAATGTAATAGATGTAATTGCTCATGAAAATAAGTAAGCTTTCCAGCTACTGTTTCTAAGTTTAGTTCTCCTGATTTCATCATTTCTTCAGGGAATAGTGATTTTGCCATTTTATTTTATATTTAGTTGGTTTAACAAGGATTATTTATAACGTTCGTGAATCCAATTTGCCAGTAGGTTTCTCCACCACACTCAATACTTATGTTTGAGCTTCCACCAGGAACTGTTTTATATTCTACAGAGGTGGGATCGATAAAGTTTTTAGGTGTACCATCCCAAGCTTCAATATTCAATGCAGTAGCTAGACGATCTATTCTACATGCATATCCTACAGTGTTACCTCCTGCAAACACAAGTCCTATGATTTTCCAAGTTCCATTGAAGTCAGCAATTAATGCAGACCCAGAATCACCACCAGCAATAGGAAAGTTACAATTGGTACTGTATCTAGTGAATCCTATTACATCACTGAATGGAACAAAGAAGAAAAGACTAGTCCAGTTTCCTTGATAGTGAAATCCTGATACATTTATATTTGATCCAACTGAAAATGTTCTTAATCTACAAGGACCAGGGCCTTTAACACCACTAGTTCTACCAGAGCTGTACAATTCAGGATCGGTTGTTAATAAATCATCAATCTCTTCTGTTGTAGCAAACTCCATTGGATCTTCGTAGTTTAATCCAAATTGTTTATATGATTCTTCAAAGTCTATCACCTCAGGATCTACAGAACATAAAGCAGCATCTAAGTAATTGGGTCCAGACCTAAGCATTGGTACATATCTAATAACTCTACCAATTGATAAGTTTGCTGCAGAAGGTTGAATTTCTCCTGACTGGAATGTAGGATCACACAACTCAGCTTCTAAACCCCCAGATATATTTTGATCACTTGTATAGAAAGCATTCTTTACCATTACGTGATTGTTACTAACACCAACTAATGCTTGAGTAAAACTGTCTACAGCAATAAATCCTAATGTTCCTACATAGCCTTGAATAAGCCCTGATGCAATAGATACTCCTCCTTTTAGAGGTCTAATTGTATTTCTATTAGCAGGAGGTGTGTTAGGATCTTGCCAACTATAACAGTTATTTAAAACTGATGTAGGACATGTAGCTGGAGGACATCCAGGACATGATAATAGTTTAACTTCACCCACTTCAAATACATCTGTATTATAAACTGTTCCATCGATTTCTACAGTGCTAGGTAGCAATTGGTCTTCTGGAATCTGATCTAAAGGTAATTTCTGTTTAACATGAAATACAATAGCTTTCTCATCAGTGTGTTCTCCACCAACTATTTTGAATCCATAAGCCACACCAACATCTTCTGGTGTAGAGTCAAATAATTCTTTTATTTTATCATTTATAGCTTGCGTTAGCATATTTTTATTTTTTAATATACATCATATTTTACAAACACTGTGTTAGTTCCTGGTGCATCTCCAGGTATAATGTCATATTTTACAAAGACAGTATTGACTAAACTATCTGGATTAATTGTAGTTGTTGTACTTGTTGTACTGGTAGTACTTGTTGTTGTGCTACTAGTAGTAGAGGTTGTTGAGGTGGTTGATGTGGTTGAACTAGTAGTTGTACTAGTTGTGCTAGTAGTTGTACTACTGGAAGTGCTAGTCGTAGTGGTTGTTGTTACACCTTTATAAACAGCATCTATTTCTATCCACCCTGTTCCACTATTAGCATCTAAAGGTTCTCTTCTTTGAATCACAAGACTACTAGGAACCACTCTACCAAACATGTCTAATCTAATAAAGGCCCTAAGGACATTTCCATTAGTGCCTGTTGTGTTAGAACCAAGAACATTAGACACAGCTACCCAATTACCGTTTCTTGGTCTAACTGGGCTTATGATAGGACCCCCAGCAACAATTCTGCCCTGGGAGTCATATCTAACATAAGCTGTATTTCCGTTTCTTCCTAACATTAATTAGATTTACTCTGTTTTATTTATTTATTAGCAAGAGAGTAAAGATAGTACACCACCAGCATTAACTAAAAGTCTAGTCATACCTTGAGAAATTACATATCCTTCTGTTACAGGAACAGTTAATCCGATATTTGTGAAGATTGCAACTCCTGGTGCTAATGTTGGTGAAGCTGAATAGAACGTGATTTCCCCTTCTGTAGTGGTACTACATGCATCCTCTGCATTTGCCCAAAAATTTCTAGTAAATGTTCCTGAACCTGAGGTTGTAGTTGTTGATGTTGTGCTAGTTGATGTGCTTGTAGAACTAGTTGATGTAGTTGTTGTAGTTGGTGGAATGTATTCACAACATTCTGATATTGCAATTTCTTGCCATTTTCCTACTGTAGGTTTCTTTCTTCTAAAGATAAGACTACCTGCAACTACTCTGTTACTACCATCGTAGCGAACATAAGCTTTTAAGTTTTGATTGCTTCCCATAATTTTAATTTTTAATTAGGTTAATAGTTTAGGTTATATTTGTTTTTTAATTCGATCAATTTTGTTACATAGTAGTGTGTACCATGTTTCTTTGCATTCTCATCATTTAAGACAACTTGCATGTGTGTATCTCTGAAAGGATCTTTACCTGTATGATAAGCTCCTTTATAGAAAGCTGGATAACTTCCCATATTTTGTTGAGTTATACCAGCATTATGAAACAATCCAAGTCTTTCAACCTTCTCTATAGAATCTGATGCCCAAGAGAATTCCATTTCAGGAATGTTTTTAGTTTCAATATCTCTCAACCAAAGGTTCCATAACACAGCCCACATATCTGCACACCAGCTTTGAAATCCTTTATCTTCACTAGCAAAGAATTGCCCATTTATATGTTGAAGATATTTACGAATGATGATACAATCATTCATCACCTTGTGCCAAAACTTAGCATCTACATTCTTTAAGAAGTATTGAGCTCCTCCAGAATGATCGTTGTTAGCTTCAGCTATTTCTCTAGAGATACCTATTAAGCTTGTAAGCTCAGCAAGTACGTCTCTAGTTTTGTATTCTTCCAATTTATCAGCTTTTACCTGATGTATTTTACTATCAAAATATGTAGCATTTATGTAGCTGTTTGTATCAGAAAGATAACATATATCATCGTTGATATACTCATCCACATTAAATTTATCTGTAAATAGAATATCACAGTCACAGTAGAACACTGCTTTAGCACTCATCTCAGGATGATCCTGGAAATATCTCATTAATACATATGGACGTAGAACAGGAATATAAGTTCCTAGATGTTGGCTAACATCTCCACCATCCTTGTAATAAGCAAATTGTGCTTCTGGATATAAATCTTCTATCTTTTGCCATTTGTCACTCTTCTCTCTGAAGCTAGGAGTGTACACAAGTACAATAGCTTTGTCTGAGTGACCAATTTCTTTTAAACTTTCTAACCATGCATGAACCTGCCAAGTATAGTAAGTATCATCTGGCTGAGCGGCTACAAATCTTAATTCTTTACTCATATTATATAGTTGTTGGTTTATATCTATCATCTCTTTTTAAAATAGGAGTGGTGTTAGATCTCCAACTTTTTCCATATATAATCTGCCTTATAATTGATAAACTAACACCTATAAGTTCAGAAACTTCTTTTGTGGTTTTTCCTGAGTTATATAATTCTTTAAGAATAGTAACTTTTTCATCTGTAAGAGTAGCTCTACTATTTCCTTCACCTGCTCTACTAGGTTGTAATCCTAATTTATAAGCATGTAATTGATTTTCTGAATTAGTAACCCACTCAAGATTTACAACACTATTATCAGTTTTTATACCATTAATGTGATTTATTTGAGTATATCCTTCAGGCTTTATTAAGAAAGCACTAGATACAAGTTTGTGAACTAATCTAGTATGAGTTCCATTTTTACGAAGCCTAACTTCAGGATATCCCTTTTTATTAAGCATCTGTTTCATTTCTTGTCCTCTAGTCAATCTAAGCCCACTTCTACCTTGTTTAAGTCTATCTATTCCTCTAATTTTACCAAGACTACTTGCCTGATATCCATCAAAGTCAGGAATATTTCTCCATTCTTCACAGATAAATTTTAAATCCTTCATATGTAGTTTTTGTTGGTTTGTTTTACTTTTATGGAGCTATAGTAGTAGTGGTGGTTGTTGTAGTATGAGAATCTATACAAGGTTGACAATCACTAGGAGTGTCCCATACATATTCAATAGTTCCAACATCTTCAGGACCTGTTGCTGCATCTACAATAAACCAACATTCAGGAGTGGCATTATTAACAATAGTACCTTCTGCTAATGTACCAGCACCAGTGTATTTAATTACATGGTATTCCATTCTCTCACAACCAGCTACATTATAATAAGTTGCAGTCTGTGGAGCAATTACAACATTACCTGCCACTTGTGTTAATATTTCTAATTGTTTAGAGATTTGCCAAAGCAAATTAGCTTTTTGACTCCATCCTATTTGTCTACTTGGTATTGCCATTTTATTTTTTACTTTAATATTTACTTAACCTTTTATTTATTCTAACAAGCTGTCTTGTTTGATAATTCACCAGGATTAACAGCTCCAACTGTATAACTAAACCCACCATAAGAAAAATAAGTATTACTTGTAAATGGAGTGGCAAGTGTTGGTGAGGTGTACAATATCGTTCCGTTATCAAATGCTGTACCACAAGCAACAAAAGCATTAAATACAGAACTACCTGTACAAGCGTCTCCTTGAGATACGTCAGAAACTAGACCACCTCCAATGTAACTAACGCTTTGGAAACCGAATATGCCATCAATTCCTGTAGCTCCGTAACTATATTTACCAGTTGTATTAAAATATGTTTGACCCAATTCTACTTCAATTGTTAATGATGTATCCGTATATAATTGGGTTCCAATAGTTAATACAGAGTCTGCTGAGTAATAGTTACTAGGACTAACTGGTCCAGTTAGACAATTTGCAGTTTCTGTACTAGTAGAACCTAATGAGTAAGTATAATAACCAGGAAAAGTTGTTGTTGTACTTGTTGTGGTGCTTGTTGTAGAGCTAGTAGAGCTAGTGGTTGTGGTGGTTGTATTACCATTAATGTTGTATACAACCCTAGTAAGGTATTCTAATTGTTTAGATATCTGCCACAAAAGATTCTCTTCTGTTCCCCAGCCTATCTGTCTAGATGGAATTGCCATGATTAATATGTTTTATTTAGTATAAATATATCGCTGTATATGTTGTTTCCTGTAGATGCAGATCCCCATTCAACTGTTATGTCTAATGTATTAGAAACTGTTGTGTCAAATGTTGTGTTGTTCACTACATTAAATCCAAATCCTTGAACAGAAGCATTGTTAGTTTTTGTGTAATGAAAACTACCTAATGATACAATAGATGCTACACCAGCACCTCCAATTTGTCTAATAGTGAAATCAACATTCAAAGACCATATATCATCTGTAACAGCACTTCCAAGGTTTTGTAAACCACTATCTAGAAGAAGAACAGCTCCTGTCCTCATTCTAATTCTTATAGTTTGATTATTTGTAGCGTTAATAACACCACCAAGAATTGCTCTAAAAGAATCACCAACACTAAAACCATTAGCAGGAACACTCAATGTACCCACTCCTGATCCAATAATTGTTGTTTCAGCTGTTGTATTTGTAACAATAGTACTGTTGGCTGTTTGAGAATATAATCCATACACCACAGGTAAAGGAAGTACAGGAGAAGTTCCTGAAGAGCCACTGGTACCTGCTGTACCTGAAGTTCCAGCTACACCTTGTATGCCTTGCACTCCCTGAGGACCTTGCAATCCTGATGTTCCTGATGAGCCATTAGCTCCAGATGTACCAGAAGAACCATCTCCTCCAGCAGCACCTTCTAAGTTAACTGTCCAAGAAGAATATGTTCCACTTCCTATCACTGTAATAGGAGGACCAATAACTAATGCACCTGTACCAGCATTATAACTTACAACACTACACACTTGATGATTATTTACATCATAAGTGATGATTATATCTTGAGCTGGTGTATAAGCTAAACCAGTTTCAACAGTTAATGTTGTAGATGTTCCTAATGTAAATTCTGTAGTTGATGTTGTTCTATATCTATCACCAGCAGCACCAGAACTACCAGATGTTCCAGCTGAACCAGCCACACCTTGAGTACCTTGTGTACCTTGTACACCTTGAGGACCAGTTTGTCCCACTGCTCCATTGATACCAGAAGTACCAGAAGTACCTGATGTTCCAATATTGACAAAATCATCTAGATTTAACCAACCTTCGTACCCATCACATGGATTACAAATTTCTCTCCAGAATCCTGGTTTTATAAAAGTAGGCATAGAAAAAATTAATGTTCAAAGATATGTTGTTTTTTACTATAAGCAATGAGGTTTCCAAAATTGGTATAACCAAATTGATTATAATTAAATTGATTAGAGATTCACCTTACTACCCACCACAGCAAACATTAAAACAGGTATGCTTGGGTTAGTGCTTACACTAGTCTTAAGTCCTGTGTTAAACTTAAATCTTTTGGTGATTGAGTAGTCTATATTGAAGCCTGTAAGGAACATCATATCTTCACTTACTGTAAAGGTTTTATCCTTTGTTCCATAAGTTACAGGGCTCCCAGAGATATATAGGTCAGGAGATATAGTCAATCTTCTATTAATGCTAAACGGTTTAGTGTAAAACATTAATAATGAATGAGTTGTAGTGTATTGTTTTTCGTTAGCACCATAGCTTGCAGAGGCTACACTGATTGTAGCATTAGCACCTGCAACACCCCATTTCCCCATAGGGAATATCTTAGCGTATGTTACAAACCCAAACAAATTACCAAAGGCATATGCTATTGTGCCACCATAATTAGTTATGTTGTCAAGTTTTCCTTGATCATTCATATTCATCACTGTGTATCTTCCTGATAGAGCAAACTGTTTTAAGTTGCTCCACACCATACCAGTTACTCCCCAGCTCACATCACCTGCCATAGATGTTTGTGATATACCTGAGGTAGCTATAAGTTGTATTGAGTTGTCTAATGTTTGTCCTCCTGTAAGATCAGAGTTGAATAGTATAGGGTTCATCTTAGCTTGAGACTTACCTCCACCTTTACCACCTGACTTACCCCCTCCCCCCTTGCTCTCAGATTTAGATTCTGATTTTGATTCTCCTGATGAGCTAGAAGATTCTGATCCACCACCACCATCACCTCCTGAAGCTACAGCACTTGAGGCTGCAGAGGATGCAGCAGAACCAGCTGCTGAACTAACAGCACTTCCTACAGCTGATGAGACAGCAGTTGCTGTAACAAGTGTAGTAGTTTGTGTTGTTTGAGCCACTGAGCACGGAGATAATGCTTGCTGTTCTTTGTAAACTTGATTGATCCAGGTTTGGAAAGCCCCACTATAAACATCACTAGCTGTAAAAGCTTTAGATTTATTATAAAAAACAATAACGGTAGAGCCAGTAAGAGGTATAGAAAAAGTGCTCGTAACTTTAGTACAAGGGTCTGTAAAGGTTTGTATAAGAGTTTGAGAATACGCATATACTGGTAGTAACACTACAACTATAAGAGTTAATATAAACTGTTTCATTATTTAGTGAAGATTCCTTTCTTCACCATTCTATCCAAAATTCTAGCACAAGCTATATCCAAAGCCTTCTTTGTAGCAATAGATATGGTTGATTGATTAAATTTCACAGGATCTAGACTTGCATCTGATAATCCTGAGGTTTCTTTTGTTGTCTTAGCTTCACCAAGACCACTAGCAGATATCACAGTGGCTGTTTCAGCATCTGTAAATCTCACCTGAAGACCTATTCTAGTTACCATCAATTGACTAGTTGCAAGCTTAGAGCTCACAGTTTCATCTTCTGATACACTATAGTCATAGCATTCTATACTAACAAAATACTTAGCTAGTCTAATCTTTCCTCTTCCGTCCAGCTTATCTTCAGAGATTCCAGACTGCGAAGCTTGGAATTGCTTGACCATTCTGTTCTTGATTTCTGTCTTATCTTCTGTAAACTTGAACCTATTGAGGTTTTCAAGATATTCCATAGAGATATTGGCAACACCAAGACCCACTCTTTTTTCCTTAAGCTCTGGATACATTTCATACATTTCATCACTGATACCACATTTTAATATTTGTATAGGGATTTGAGGTCCTTCATAATCTAAGAATTGACTGATATCAATAGCCTTCTCAAAGCTAGCTGTATATTTCTCAGTCTTTGTAGAAGCTAATTGGCTGTTTACTACTCCTGAGAATAGTAAACAACCTATAACAATTAAATATTTCATTAGTGTGTGTCTTTAATCTTACCACAATGGATACACTCATAGTCACCATCATGATCCACATCAGCAAATACATGCTCACATTGTCTGTGTTCTTGATGTTCGAATTCTAACTTCTTAAGTTCGATTTCATGGTGATGTTGTTCAGCTACCTTATCAGCTTCTGCTTTAACAGCATGATCCACCTTTGTTTGTTCAGCTGTTTTAATTGCAGCGTTAACAAATGCATCAGGGATAGTTGGACCAAACGGTTTATTAGTCTCTTTCATATCATTGGTGTGAGACATAGTTGTACCATCTTCTTCATCCATCTTCTGTACAAGCATCTTGTCTTTGTCTGTATCAGAGAACCAGTAGTCAATAATTTTACCATAGCTACCAATGAAGGCACCTAATAATAATAGTAATAACTCCTTCCATTCTCCTGCCATAACTAATCCATAGTTCATTGACATGAAGATTCCTGCTATGATAAAAATGAATCCTCCTAAAACTGCAGCTGTGATGTACCATCTTCTGGTCATCATTGATGCTAAGAGATCTCTAAAGCCTGCTGGTTTTGGTTCCTCAGTTGGTTTTGATTTAAATAAGTCCATACGTTTGCGATTGTTTCTTGATTTGATTTTATTAGCTCAGCTTTCTTTACACCAGATCTTCTAGATCTCTGAGCTTTTGGTTTTTTAGCTGCTGTTCCCATATTACCACTGTGCTGGTTTTTCTTTAAACTCATCAGCTTCCTTCTTAGGTTTTGGGGCTGGTGCAGGTTTAGCTGGTTCTGTAGATTTCTCTTTAATAATAACTGTTTTACCACCACCTGCAGCTTGTTGCTGTTGTTGCTGTTGAGAGTTATTAATGATGATAGATGGTTGAGCAGCTGCAGGTTTTTCTTCCTCACTGCCACCTGTTAATTTGTTTGTAACAAATCCACCTACACCTAGTGTAACTGTGCTTACTAATGTAATGATAATTCCTTTGAAGGATTTACCAGTTGATTCTTCTTGCTCTTCTGCCATGATTATTATTTTTTAATGGTTATATTACGTTTGTATTCTGTACCAAAAATATCAATAAGCACTACAGTGTAGTCACCATTGATATGATCTGAGTAGTCTAACTCCTTGATAACTAATTCTTTATCTGCCAAGATTCCTGTAGATTCTACAACATCTCCTTTTAAGTTAATTAGTTGTAAAGAGTATTTAGATCCTACAGTAACTGATAGATTAGCTATCACCTTACCTGAAGATACAGGAGGTTCTACACTATTTATTTTTGTTGAGGTTGATTGTTTACCTAGTTCAATAGTTGGTGTAGATACCACCTTTGAACAAGCAATCACTAATATTATAATTAGTAAATATATTCCTATTAGGGTCTTTAATTCTTTCATTAGAAGTTATTATATCCTGTTAATTTAATTGTTGTTGTGTTTAAGTTGATTCCCATCTGGTTACCAGACATATCTGATGCATCCATGTTAGCAGTCACCTTAATATATGAATTGATATCCAATCCACTTTGTAATGTAGAAAACACTAACTTGAATGGTGTACCACCAAGATAAGGTGTCTTTACATCTTTGTCTACAGCTCCAAACTTCACTCTCCCTGGTGTAGCATTTGCAAACACTAACCATGTAGGTACGTCCACTGTAACAGATTCAAACTTCACTTTAGTTGCATCATATACAAACTCAAACTGTAGTCCTGATAAGCTGTCTTTTGTACTAACGTTAACTGGAACTGTAAACTGATCTCCTAGTACAGTGATGTTGTTTAAACTTACATCAACCACTGGATTAGGTTTACTTGTATTTACAGCTGCAGCTTTTACACTGTAAGACTGAATTGTTCCATCAGGTTTAACCACCTGTGAGCTGTGTGATCTATTAATGTCTCCAGGGATTAAGTATTTAAGTTTTAAATCCTGAGCAATAGTAGATGTCTTAAACAACACACCATATAAGTTAGCCTTCTTCCAATGCTCTGGAGTAAGTGTATCATATACACTAGCTTCTAACATAGGAATATTATATAGAGTTTGACCAGCCATTGGTTTTACCACCGTGTCAATGTTAGTCACCTGAGCAAACAATGCTGTTACATCATTACCATCAAACACTTTGTTTTGTATAATGTCAGAAGCAATCCAGCTAGCACCAGACTTCATATTTACATTTATGTATGTTCTGTCTAAGTTCTGCTTAATGAATTCATTCTGAGCTGCAGTGTAATCACTTACAGTTACAGCTTTATTTAAGTAGCTAGGAATACTATCACTAGGAATTGCAGCGTAAGCATAATACCATGTGTTAGGACTTAGCTCAGGGCCTAAGAAGAATGTACCATCATTTGCTGGTACCACTTGAGCTTTTACAACCTTTGTAATTGTATCCACAATTATAATCTTAGGAACAATACTACTAACAGCAACCTGTCCATTAATCAATGCATTAGCACTAGGAATAGGTGTAATCCAAGAGCTGTGAGGCTTAGGCATATGTACAGTGCGATATCCTGTATAGCTAGATCCATAAGATTCTGCAGCATTAAAATATACAGAGTCATATGCAAATCCTGCATCAACATTAACCACCTTAAATCTTAGATAAGCTAATTCACCATCTACAAGATCAGTAGCAGAAGCTGTGTTAATCCATATGCGATTGATAGCTTTAATACCTCCTTGTGAATAGTTATAATAAGCATTATTAAAGTTGGTTATACCATCTGTAGTTGTATTACTTGAGTTCTTTACAAATGTATATCCAGGATAATATTGATTCTGGAATGTAGCACTAGCCCCTTGTGGAAGAGCTGAGCCTTGAGATCCTGCTGTAGGGAATACAATATCAATAAGATTGATAGCTGTAATCTGGTGTTCAAAATCTAAATAAAAAGATCTTGCACTGGAATTATTATTCCTATATGCAAGAGCTAATTGTACTGTGTCTCCTTTTGTAATCTTTCCACCACGAATGTTTACACTTTGTTCTGTTGGTACAAGTCTTAGTCCTGGTGTTTGAGCATAAGAAAATGTCACAATACTTTGAAAAATTGTGACAAGTAATAATAGTTTTTTCATTTACAATAGTTTGTTAACCAATGAGTTACATGCTTTCTTTAAAGCTGTGGATAGATTCTGTTGGTTAAACTTGCCCCCTTCATCTATCAATAAAGTGGACATACTTGTTTCATCTGCAGACTCTTCAACAAGAGCCTTTTTAATAACTTTCCCATCTTTTGTAATTGTTCCGTATAGTCTTATTACAACTGATTCTTTATTAGAATGTATCACTGAGAAACTGGATTCTGTCTTTAGAACATCTAAGTATACAATATCTACATCTAGTCTTCTATCAGAAGCATGATCAATATCAATATTCTTATCTTGAATAATCTCTTCTAGAACATTCTTAACACCAAATTCAATTTTACGATTACCAGCAACTGCCCCAATCTTCACCTTGTTTGTAACATTACCTATTGATATAGAAGGTGGTACCTGGAACCAAATTGTTAGTATTAAAAATAGAGGTGCTATCATCGTCCTTGTCTATTGTATGATTTAGTTGCTTTATCTTTAGGACCTTTTCTCTTTTGAGCTTTGCCTCCTTTGCGTTTTCCAAAAGAGATCTTTTTACTATCTCCACCTTTAGCTTTTGCCATGTTGGTTTATTTTAATAATGAATAGAATTCCTTAAAATGTTTAAGTCTATCTGCTAAGCCAATGGTACCACCATTAACTCTCTTTGTAATCTTTGTAACCACATCATCTCCAGAACCTGTATCAGCTATTTCATTAAGTTTGTTCTTTTGCCAGAACCAAGCAGCTGATGCAAGAGCATATTGAGATGCTACTAAATCAGGAGTAGCTGGGATATCTACACCAATTGATTTACCAAATGCTGTGTAGTTATCACGTCCAGTTAATTGAATATATCCTCTACCTCTAAATGCATAACCATCACCAGAAGCTTCAGGGCCATTACCCATTCTACTTGCATAAACTTTGTTAGCAATCTTCTGTGGTTTCTTAGCATAAGCAGTAGCTAACTCATCAGTAGGGAAGTACTTCTTAAAAATACCTCTCAATCCTTTCACTGAATAATTAAGATTTTCATTAGTAACTCTAAATCCACCACTCTCATGTCCAGCTTGAGCTAGGAAATGAGCAAGCCTTAGTCCAGTGTTAATACCAAACTTCTCTTGTATATTAGGGATTTGATCTATTACAGTGTCAGGAATATGTCCTTTTAAATTACTTAGGTTCATTTGTTTTCTTTTTAGCTGGTTTCTTTTTCTTAGGTTTAGCCTTCTTAGGCTTCTCCTCAACCACTATTGCTGTTCCTTTTGGTTCTACTTTATATAGCGTGTCAGCTATTTCTTTGTCTATTTTTTCAACACTTTTAACGTGCTCATTGCGTTTAGCAAACAATGATTTGATGAATTTAATAATACTCATATTATTTTAGTTTGATTTTCCAATATGATGAGAATCCATAATTGATTCCCCCATTGATACCTGTACCTATTTGTAAACCTATCAACTGATCTCTCTTAGTCTTAAGAATTAATCCACCGTGAGCACCTGTAGGAGCAAAGGTTGGATTTAAGTCTAGACCAAATCCATAATAAAGCTGAGCTTTAGGAGGATCGTAGTGAGTGATAGTCTTAGTGACAGTCACTGTAGGTATTTTATAATTACTTCTTACAGATCTACCCTTGATAGCATTCTGGTTAACTGTATCTAGAATAGCTACATAACCCAATGTGTCAAGTCTAACAGTGTCTCTAAACTCTACAAGAGCCATATACTTACTTAATAAATCATTGTACTGAGCCAATAATCTAGGATAGTTTGTATCAGCTATGTATTGAGGAGGAGTTTTAATAGTGTCATGTAACACCTTACCTTTCAATGTCTTATAGATAGTAGTATCATGTACAGACCATGTAGTGTCATGTTTAACAACTGTGTCAGACTTTTTAACACCATTACCACGACAGCCTCTACCATTTCCAGTGGCCATAAAAATAACAAGTACTATTATAATAGCTGCTAACATTTTATTCATTTGTTTTCTTTTTTTGTGAGAATTTATCCCATGTATCAGCACCCATTCCTACAATTGTCATAATCATAACAGCCTCTACAAGCTTGTCAGAAGGTTTAATATCTCCATGAGAGAAGCTGTTAGCTGTTAGTGTAAAACATAAAAATATAGAACCTAGTAATGATACTACAGGTTTAATAGAGATTGAGCCACGCTCATCTTTAAATAGTTCTAATACCCATTCTTTAAAAGTCATGATTGCTTAGTTTATTTTTTGTTAAAATAGCATAGTGATTTGCCTTAGGTGCCTCATCTTTAGCTGGGGCTGCAGGTAAATTAGTTGTGCTAGGTTTATATAGTTGTCTTTCAATATTGTCAATTCTAGTTTTATCTACATTTGACTGGGCCATTAATAGCTTAATATCAGCTTTAACATCTGCTATATCAGACTTAATGTCATTAATCATAGACCAGATCAGTAAGGATACAAGACTCATCACTGATGGGAATATCCATGTTCTAAGAGCGTTTACAGGAGCACTTTCATTTGCCATTTCAAATAAGTTATAAAAGTAAAAACACCTAGGGCATAGGTGTACAATGTGGTCAGGATGACCTATTTAGATTAAATATAGAATTCCTCGCAAAACTAAGGTAAAAAAACCAAACTACCAAATATTTTTTTAGTAGGGTTGATAGGACTTTTCCTCTATAAACTCAGACCCATACTTTATATTAATTTCTTTTTTAATATGTGCTCTTTTATCATTCAGTAAGTAAACACTTCTGGCTAGCTGAACAAAGTGATCATCAAATATCTTGTTTCTTTCACATTCTCTTAGTCTATCTTCTACACCCCAAAGCTTTTTATTTACCCAAAGCAACTCATCTGTCATAGGATCGTGTAATATCTCAGGTTCAATCACTGTATTTAAATAGTTCTTCTCAGTAAAAACATTCTTAAGCTTATCTTTATCTGTTATATTTAAAGCTTTGATAGAAAGGATGGTCCATTTGTCCACCACTTCTCCAACACTAACCTCTATCTTCATAAAAATTTATTGTATATTATCCACAAATATACTAACTTTGTTTAAAATAATCAACACAATGAACCAATTAAATATGAAAACTAAGGTGATGTACATAGCTCCTCACTTATCAACAGGAGGAATGCCTGCATTTTTATTAAAGACTATTCAGGAATTAAAGGATAGTTTAGACATCTATGTAGTTGAGTATCAATGTCATAGCTTAGATTTTGTAGTTCAGCGTAATGCAATTATGGAGATTGTTGGAAACAACTTCACCACTCTGTATGAAAATAAGATGGAGCTATTTAATGTAATCAATGAATGGAAACCAGACATAATCCACATACAAGAACCTGCTGATAGATTTGATCAAGAGATGATGAGAGAGTTATATAAGGATGATAGAACATATAAACTTGTAGAAACCTTCCATGATGTAGCATTCAAACCTGAAGAGAAGATATTGTTGTCAGAAGCATATGCTTTCTGTACACCATATCATGTTGACATATTTGTTAATGATACATATAAACAGGTGATTGAATTTCCTATAGAGAATAAGCAACCAGGACTTATAGCTAAGATGGATGCTAAAGATAAGCTAGGGTTCAATAAGTTTAGAGCTAATGTACTTAATGTAGGGCTGTGGACTAAAGGTAAGAACCAGGGAGAAGGACTTGAGATAGCTAGAAAGCATCCTGATATGGATTTCCATTTTGTTGGTAACCAAGCTGGGAACTTCCAAGACTATTGGGAACCATTAATGAAAGACCTACCAGAGAATGTAAAGATATGGGGAGAGAGAAATGATGTAGATGAGTTTATGAAAGCTGCAGACATATTCATGTTTAACAGCACGTGGGAATGTAATCCATTAGTTCTTAGAGAAGCAATTGGATATGGGTTGCCTGTTGTAGCTAGAAACCTACCACAGTATGGAGACATGTTCACCAACTATCTATTACCTATTGATACTGATCTAGAGCTGATTGACTACAGCAGTTACAATAGAAAGATGTATGACCTACCAGAGAATACATTTACTAAAGACTACATAGAGTTCTACAGCCTTGTAACTAAGTTATCTACAAGAAAACAAGGAGTGGTGATAGCTCAGCACTTTGTAGACAATCCATTCCTAGAGATTAAAGGTGTGTCAGATAGCAACTTCAGAGTGGCATTCTTTGATGAGCAAGATAGATGTCATTATGAAAATACAGTTAGAGCTAATAGCTGGGTGAGATTGAATAGACAGTATTATACTAAGTGGACAGCTAAGGTGTGGAAAGATGATTTGCTTTTGTACACTAACACTTTAAACTTTGTAGATAAAACTGTGTTCATTGTAATCGATAGCAAAAGCTTAGGTGATACAATTGCTTGGGTTCCATATGCTCTAGAGTTCCAAAAGAAACATAATTGTAAGGTGGTTGTGTCCACTTTTTGGAATAAAATACTGGACTATCCTGAGCTAGAACTGGTAGAACCAGGAGCTACAGTGGAGTGTTATGCTTTATATAGAATAGGATGGTTTTGGAATGAGGCTAAAGAACCTGAGTTATGTAACACAATACCTTTACAAAAAGCAGCTAGTAATATACTAGGTCTTGAGTATACAGAAATAAAACCTCAACTTAAATATGAGTATAACTATCCTGCATCAAACGATCATCCTTACATAGCAATTGCTACCAACTCAACTATGGAATGTAAGTTCTGGACTAGAGAAGGATGGCAGGAAGTAATTAACTGGTTAAATAGTTTAGGATACTCAGTTATAAATGTATCTAAAGAGGATAATCCGTTTGCCAATTGTATAAAGATAGCTGATACATCTATAGAGAATACAATGAATGTGATAGCAGGTGCTAAGCTGTTTATAGGATTGTCCAGTGGATTAAGCTGGTTAGCATGGGCTTTACATCAAAGAGTGGTGATGATTGCAAACTTCACAGAAGCTAATCATGAATTTAAATGTTACAGAGTGACTGATACAACTTCATGTAATAGCTGTTGGAACGATCCAACTATTAAGTTAGATCCACATTGGAACTGGTGTCCTAGGAATAAGGACTTTGAATGTCAGAGATTAATACCAGCAAGTATGGTAATGGATAAAATAAAAGAAGCAGGCATTTAGCCTGCTTTCTTTTTATGGGTTATTAGAAACTTCTTTTTTTAGGAACTTCTCCAGTAGAACAGGATAATAATCTTCTGTTTCTATATTAAACAACTCCTCAATATCCAATTCAGGGACTTCAATATTCTTTTCAATCTTTTCTAATTCAGACAATTTAACTCTCAATTCAGGAACATGTTCTTCTCTAATAAAGTATTGCCCATCTTTTTCTTCCCCTTTCCCTTCAGCAATCATTTCTTTAAATATTTCTAAACTACTTTCATCAAAAGCTTTCTTTTCATCAACAAGATTTTTATTAACTTGATTGTTTAAAATGTATTTAACTTTAATAGATAACTTTTGTGAAAGTAACCCAGTATTACTTCTTTCTCCTGTTTGTTTGTTTATAACTCTTCCATTTAACTCATCAAACATTGTAGCAATTTCTGCCAGTGTTAGTTTCATATAATTATATTTTGTTCAAAATTAGTTTACTTAATCTAATTTACCAAATGTTTATGGAACTAATGTTGTAGTTTCAGTTGTGGTAGTACTACTAGTTGTAGTGCTTGTGGTAACATCTCCTACGATAGTTAAGTTAAGCTGTGCTGCTATCCAATCCCAAGCATATTGATTTGTTTGGTAATCTTCATAAGCTTGACCTGTCATTGTAAGTTTACCTGAAGCTAATACATTTACTGATGGTAATGCTGGATATAAATTATAAACTATAGTTCCAATACCGTAATAAAAAACAGCTTGATTTAATAAGTTATCACTTATAACATAAGCGTTTAATCCATCTACTTGCACCTCTTGACCATCAGACCACACTGTTACTGGTTCAATTTGTTTCATTATTAATTATTTATTAATTGTTTTATATTATTGATTTCTAATTGTTGATTTTTAATAATCTCCTGTTGTTCTTTCATTCCATTAACAACTACAGCCAATAATTCTGTTTGTGTAATAGCCAACATGTTGAAATTTTTATCTTCAATTATTAACTCTGGTATCAAATCTTGTAACTGCTGTGCAGAAAAACCTAAGTGAAAAGTTTTATCACCCTTTGATACATGATTATCTGGCAAATCATACTTAAACTTAATTGTATCCATTTGCAATAACTCATTAAGTCCATAAGTTAATTTAGATACTTCCTTCTTATATCTCATATCTGAAACAGAACCGTAAGTAGCATATAGTGTGTCCATGTAAAACAAGCTACCACCACCTATACCGCCATAAATATCTAACCACTGACTCCAATACCCATACCACAAATACTTATATCTACCTTGAAAATATTCTTGCCCAGCCCATTGTAAATTACCAGGCGAGTAAATAGATCCAAATGTTACACCATCTGTTGTTCTTACATACTGATCCATATTAGCTGCATAAGGATATGCGTTAGTATTCATGTAATAAACCCATCCTCCAAAAGAACCACCTGAAACATTTCTTGTAGCTAATCTATTTGCATTATCTTCCCATCCCCAGGCTACTTGTGTTCCCCAAAAACTTCCACCATTAGTGTGCCTAAAGTTTTGTTGAATCCACCAAGATCCTCCTGGTCCATTTGTTCCATTTGCACCAACGTCACCACTATATCTCGCAGTTCCTGCAGGTGTGTTTGTAAAATCATTGTTCCAAGATCCTGTAGAGCCTGTTTGCTGAATATAATTATTACTATTTAAATATGTAGCACTAGATGCAGCACTCACAGTTTGAGAACCAATGTTAGCAGTTGTAATAAATTGGAACCAACTATTCCAGCTTCCCACATCGCCATTTCTTGTTCTATAAGAAATTGCAACCCCGCCACCACTATATGCAGCATTTAATTGTAAATCATAACTACCACCTGCACTAAATCTAGCTATAGGGCCTGTCCAAGGAGCATTTACAGAATAAGTAAATCCTGTACTGTTAGTGTCCATAGTATTAGCATCAAGTGTAAAACCTTGATAATACATAATATTAGCTGGCTTACTAGAAACATTACCCCATGCTACACTACCAGCACTACCTGTAATACTTATACCCCATGTACCAGAAGCAGCTCCTCCAGTTAATGTAGGAGAATAAGAGTTATAATTTGCTGCATTTAAAACTGTATTACCACCGTATGCTAATGTTGAACCATTATCAGTTAATGCACTATTACCTATGGTAGTTGCACTTGTAAATTTAGTCATTGTGTTTGTGGTACCTGATACAGCTACAGATGTACCACTTGTACCTGTTGTTCCGCTAGAACCACTTGTTCCGCTAACTCCAGAAGTACCATTCACTCCTGATGTGCCATTAATTCCAGAGGTACCGTTTACTCCTGATGTACCAGAGGTTCCATTAGCTCCTGATGTTCCATTGATTCCTGACGTACCACTAGACCCTGATGTACCAGTTGTTCCTGAAGTTCCATTTATTCCACTAGTTCCAGCAGTTCCACTTGTACCTGTAGTACCTGATGTTCCTCCTGTAGAAGATGTTCCTCCTGTTCCGTCTGTTCCACTACTACCAGATGTGCCACCAGTCCCATCAGTTCCAGATGAGCCACTAGTTCCACCAGTGCCTGAAGTTCCTGTAGTACCACTTGTTCCTGGGGTACCACTTGTCCCAGCAGATCCTGAGGTTCCAGGTGTACCACTAGTACCAGATGTACCTGATTGAGATACAATAGCTATAAATAAAGGATGGTTGTTAGCAAAGTTGGTTGTACCAGTTCCTGCTGAAGATATCAATGTTACAGGAATAGTCCAATAGTTAGTGCTATTGGTTGGTGTACCTGTTATATCCCAAATTTGATTATTGGCAGAATCATTTTGATCTTGTATAGTGATTTGTTGAGTCTCTTGTAATAATGCTAAGAAAATGTCAATATCAATATCATTATCAGTTGTATGATTGATGTTTATTGATGTAGAACTTATTTGTGTAGCATTATCCCAAATAATATATCCAATACCAGGATCTCCTGATTGTGATGTAGTTTTAGCTTGATAGAAGAATAAGTTGTTTGATATACCATTTACACCTGACGTACCACCAGTTCCACTTGTACCTGTGGTTCCAGAAGTGCCATCAGTACCTGAAGTTCCAGTGGTTCCACTTGTTCCTCCTGTGCTACTAGTTCCTGATGTACCTGTGGTTCCTGATGTACCATCTGTCCCACTTGTACCACTTGTTCCTCCTGTACCATCAGTGCCTGATGTACCATTAGAACCATCTGTTCCTGAGGTTCCTGAGGTGCCTGTTGTACCACTGGTGCCACTAGTACCGTCTATACCTGATGTTCCACTAGTTCCATCTATACCACTAGTTCCATTACTACCATTAGTTCCACTCGTTCCAGCAGAACCAGTAGTTCCACTTGTACTTGATGTTCCTGAAGATCCTGAACTACCGTTAGAACCTGATGTTCCAGTTGTGCCTGATGTTCCACTTGTTCCATTAGAACCGCTTATACCAGAGCTACCGCTTGTACCTCTAGTTCCACTAGTTCCGCTTGTCCCACCTGAACCACTAGTACCACGAGTCCCACTAGATCCAGATGTGCCTGCAGAGCCTGTTGATCCTGAGGTACCATTTGATCCATGAGTTCCACGTACACCAGAAGAGCCTGAAGAACCACTAGTGCCAGAGCTACCAGTTAATCCAGAACTTCCTGAGCTACCACTAGTTCCATTAATTCCAGATGTCCCAGAGGTGCCAGATGTTCCTGAAGTACCGTTCACCACAGCAAGTCTAGCATCAATTTTTTCTAATGCTGTCTGTATGCTATCATTAGTATTGATACCTGTATATATAAGGTCAGCACCTTCGTAAAATACGCAAGTGCTATTAAGTATAATTGGACAAGGTTCTGCAGAACAAGTGATGTTCATAATAAATATATGTTATGTGTAATCTATTAATATGCAATAGACACATAGCCTTAAATAGCTTGTGTCTATATTTACAAAAATAGTTAAAATTATTTAATTTAAATGTTTTATAAAAACTATTGCTATATAATATAGCAATGTTTTACTTACCATATCCAGCTTGAGATTGTGCTTTAATTCCTAATTCTTTAGCCATCTCTGGAAAGAACATTGGTAAATATGCTCCTATTTGAGATCCTATAGGGAAAGACTTCATTGCATATTTAAGTACGAAGTTTTTCTTAAGAGCTTTCTCATCACCTTCGTATAAATAGAACAGTTCTTTACCACCGTTCACAACTACCTTTCTCATATTTTCTATTAGTCCTACAGCAGGGAATATACCTTTTGATGTAAGACTTAGTATACTAGTTGGATCATAGAAGTAGGTAATCTCATCTTTAAACTTATCTACAGCTTTCATTAAATACTTATACTTATTTCTAACTGCTGGATCTTCTTTATCATCAGGAGCAAATGCTTTAAGTCCCATGGCAAGAGCCCACATACTAGCAAAGAACATTACGTCTAACAACTGAGATTTGACGTTTTGATTAACCAAGTTTAAGAATTCTCCCTCAGTCATCTCAAGATCTTTTCCTGTATCAGCTTTATAATCTGCTGCTTTTTTCTCGTGTAAAGTTCTCATTTGAGCAACCCACTTATCACCATTACCTCTAATAGCACTTTGTAAACTATCTAATGATCCTAAGAAGTCACTTGAAACCACTCTATACATCATACGCATTCTTCCCCACTCATAAGCATCAGAAGCTGAGTTGTATTTTAAGTTACCTAAACGTACATCCACAAGTCCAGGAATCCAGTTCTTAAATAACATCATCGATGCACCATATATAGTTTGGTTAATAGGACGTATATCATCTGGTCCTAAAGATCCTAACGCATTCTTAGTTAATGCTTGTACGTTTCTTCTTAATTTAACTACTGATTCTGATTTTCTTTCTACACCAGGTATAACTAATTTACCATCAACTAGTTCTGCTGATTTCATTACACTCTTCTCTTCTATAAGATCTTTAACGTCTTTTTCAAACTTCTCATTTCTAGCTTTTCTTTCTTCATTCGTACCAGCAAACATATTACTATATTCATCTGTATTCCTTAAATACTCTCTAGCATTTACCACTTCTCCATTCTGAACAATAGAGTTATCTAAGAAGCTATAGAAGTTAGTTGTCTGTACATTCAAATCAGAACTTCTCATAAGAATCATCAAGAAGTCTTGAATTCTTTCTTGAGTTAACTTATTGACAGACAATAGTTTAGCTATTTCTGCATTATAGTTTTCGTTAAGAGGAAGGAAATATTCTAATGCAGCAATGTATTTCTTTTTATCTCCACCAATCATCTTACCTGGAAGTATCCAAGCTTGATTGCGTAAGTAGTCTGCTTTAGTAAAATACTTACCAGAGTTAATAATTGATTGAGCATTACCACCAAAGTAGTTAGATGCTGCAGATAAGAAGTTTAATCCTAAAGCAGTGATTTGAAATTGTGTATTTAAATTACTAACTACCTTATTGAAACTAATTTGTTTTCCTTCTAAGTTTTCTGGGAATATATTACGTCCAATCTTTTTATTAATTTTCTCTCCATAGTTACCAAACTTACCTAATATCTGGTCAAAACTATCACTAGTTACATATTTCTGTCCATAGATGATAGCTTTCATCATGTCTTCATAAAGCTTAGTGTTCTCACTATTGTCTGGTGTATATACTAAATCACCTGCTGCATCTCTTTGAGTTTTACCAAAAACAGACGTAGCAATAGCTTTCTTGTTTCTTTCTGTATTTAATATACCTATAGCTTGTTCTTCTAACTCACTTAAGTATTTATACTTAATAGCCATCTCATTGTACAAAGACATGGTTCTAAACAAATCAGTGCTCACCTCTCCATCAATCTCTCTTGTAAAGTATCTAGGGATGGTATTTATAGGTTGTCCTGTAATAGGATTAAATTTACCAAATCCTATATCACCCTCATCAACAGTGATGCTTCTAATAAATTGCTCACCTACAGATATTTTTCCACCAAATACAATCTTCTCCATTATTCCTTTTCTAACAAAAGGAAGGAATGTTCTAACATCTCCTTTATTAATATATCCAATCTCAGCATACTCTTTATTCTTTTCTTGAATGTATTCATAAAAAGCTTTAGCAGCTGGAACACTTTGTAATTTCTTCCATTCAGCAGTTTCCAAATCAGCTTTAGGATGTTTATTGATTAAAATATATTGGAACCAACCAGCACCTGTTTTATTAGAAATGTCATATTTTCTTCTCATTTGAGAAATCTCATCAGCTTCTGCTTCTAAATTCTCTACATCAGTTCCCACTCTACTAGACATCTTGTTCTCAATTCTTAATTGCTCTTCTGCAATCTTTTCTTCAAGAGCAGCCTTGTAAGCTTCAACATCTACATTATCTCTAATCCAATCTACATCCTTCTCATTAATTTTTTGTTTTAATGTACTGAAGAATTTAGGATCGTATTGATCAATAAGTTCGTTACTATCTTTTTTCTTTAATATATCAAAGTAGTTTTTACCTGACAAGTTTTGACTTTTAGCCCATACATCAAAGTCTTTCTTAAGTTTTTCTAGTCTTCTTGTCTCATCAAGAGTATCAAATCCAGCATAAGCAAAAGCCTTATTAGCCTTTCTATATAATGTTTGAATAGCTGCAGTTTGAAATACACGAGTGGAACCAAACCATTTACCTATACCTTTAATAACCTTCTCAGGAGAAAGTAAATTTTTAATGTCTACACTAGCAGAAGTTACTGTTTCGTTAAACTCATCAGATAACTTTCTTAATTGTGACTGTAGCTTTCTAGCCTCTTTTGCAGTGCGTGTTAACTCTGTTTCAAGCTTTTTATCTTCCTCAGATAAATCTCCACCAAACAAGAAATCAAGTTCTGTATCTAAGTTTGTATAGATGGTGATAGTTTCTTCAGCATTATTAATCTCTTCAATCAATTCAGTTATCTCTGCTTCTGAGAAAGACTTAGGATCTTTTCCTTTAAACTTATCGTTATACTTATTTATTAAATTAGACAATTGTCTATTTAACACCTTAGCCTGAGTCAACAAAGGAGCAATGTTACCTCTCATTTGTAACTGTCTAATACTTGTAAATAGAATATCTAATTGTTCATTCTTGTTAAGTTTTTCAGAAGGAGTTACACCTTTTTCAGAAAGTCTTTTAAATTCATCATTAAGTTTAACTAATAGATCGTCAATTTCTTTATTTCCTGTAGTTTCTGTTTCTAAACCTAATGGGATTAAATAATCCTGCTTAATGTTCTCAGTATAAACATCTCCTATTTCAATACCTTTAATTTTAGGAATCTCTTTAGTTGTAAGATTCATTTGTGTGTATTCAGCCCTAATAGGAATCATTCTTGTTTGATCAAAGTCTTTTAGATTAACCCCATAGTTATTCTGAAGAATAAGCTTATATTGATTCATTTGGTTTCTCCAAGAATTAATATAATACCAAGGCAATTTACCCTTGTTTCTTTTTATATCAACATCAATAAACTTCCAGTCAAGGATGTTCACCTTTCCATCAGGAGTGATTGCTAAGAAATCTATTGTACCAGCTACACCTCTTTTAGCATCATAAACAACAACCTCAGATAAAAATCTAGTTCCTCTAGGGAATGTATTTAATCTCTGTTTTAAGTTATCTCTAAGAAGCTCATAGTAGTCTCTATTGTTAGGGTCTAATTGAGATGTATATCCTAAATCATCTAATGGATCTTCTCTTAAATTACCATCCTTGTCTACAAATAGACCAAGTGCATATTCAATATCAGAGTGACCTTTGGTACCATTAAGTGCTTTATCTTCATCTACTAATTGCTTGTATTCAGACTTAGTTAATTGGTTAGCATCTAATAAATCTTTATTCCAACCTTTGATAATCTCAGTAACTCTAAAAGGTACCTTCTTATTATCTATATAATAACCATCTTCTCTTTTCTCAATCTTATCTCTAATCGAATTGATGTTATCGATTATCTGTTGTTGAGAAGTTTTCTGTAAGTAAACATCTCCTTCCTCAGCTCTAATATCTTCAGCTGTACCAATTGCTTCTCCAGACATCACCTTAATAGCAGCCTCATCAAAACCTGTTTTAACAAACAAGTTCTTGATAGCATTGATTATCTTCTCCCACCAGCTCTCCACCTTAGCTAAGTTCTCAGGATTCTCTAATGTTCCTTCAGCTTTATTAATAATAGTTTCAGATAGCACCTTAGCAATAGCCTCTTTCTTTAACTTGATGATATCAGGTTTACCTTCTTTAGTTTGATAGTTCTTATCATTACCATAGGTTTTAAACACCTCATTAAGGATAGCATAGTTATTAATCTCCTTTAACAGTTGATTAAATAACTTAGGATCATTCTGTTGTATAATCTCTACAGCAAAGTGCATAGCTTCCTCAGGAAGTGCTACAGCTTCTTTACCTTCTACAACCTGTACAAGCTTCTGCATGATGTTAGCAACACCATTAGCATCTTGTGTTATACCATCTATATTAATAGACTTAAGTGTCTGAATATCAACACCTATTCTATTTAAGAAATCTTTAACAATAGCTATACTAGCAGGAGATGCAGCAGATGCAGGGATTCCTTCTTTCTGAAAGAACTCACCTCTATCTTCTTCTGTATATCCACCTCTCTCTTTTTCATCTTCTGTTAATGCACCAGCTTCTTCTTCTAATGCTTTCTTATAGTCATCAAAGTATTGTTGAGTCAAGTTATCTGATGGACTAATATAGTAATGATTTCTACTAGTAAAACTAGGAGTGATTACATCCTCTTTGAATTGTTGATTAACTTGTCTAGCAGCCTCTGCAGCTTTAGGAGCATCAGTTATTTCAAGCATATCGTTTTGATCAAGCGATTGCTTAAAACCTTCATAACCTAAAGCTTTTTCTCTAGCTTCATCAATGATGTCATATTTGATATCTAATAAACATTTGCCCATTATCCGCAGTTATTTTGGTTGTTATCTTTAATTGGAGGTAATCCTTCTGGCTTAATCTCTTTAGCTTCGTTTTGTAAAGGTACAGTTTCTTCTTTTGTTTCTGTAAAATAATCAATAATTTTTTGACTAAGAATCTCATTTTCTACCTTCACTGTACCATTATTAAATACAGACTTTCTAGTGTCATTGTACATTTCTGTAGCAAATTGACCATCTCCCCAAAGGTTGATAGCTTTATAGTATACATTAGAACCTCTACTAAACTCTGTTCCATCCTCATATTTAACTTTCTGGAAGCCCATTACATCATTTAAAGATGTATCACCTGCAGCTTTTCTTTTAGCATAGTCAGCTCTTGTTACAGGCTTATTGTCAATAATATCAATCATTTGACTACCGTTGTTTACCACTCTAGGAATCAATATGTAATCAGAACCAACATCAGCAAAGTTATCAAATCTGTCAAGAACCAATATATTCTTAACTCCTTCTTCAGACAAATCTTCTAATGTAGGGAATTGTTCAAACTGAACATCTACAATAAGCTCTCCTTTATCATTAAATCCTTCATTATATAAGCTTGGGACAACATTAGTTAATTTCTTAAATATGTTTTCATCTTTCCAGTTGTTTCTTTCAAATGCACCAAACTTACTGAAGTTAGTTAAGTTTAAATCAGACGCTACTGAGTTAACAGCATTTTCCACTCTCTTAGCATAATCCTCAATAGGAATGATGTTCTTAATAGATATAGCTGATTGGTATGTTCCTTGAAGGATAGCCAAGTCTACTATCTTATTATATAAAGCATTTGTAGCTGGATTATCTCTAAGCTCTCTCATCATGCCAGTGTATAAGTTCTCATCAAAAGAATCCTTAAGATTAGCTTTCAACTTAATACTCTTAGCACCACCAACTCTATTAGAAGCAGCTTGAGTTAATTGCTGTAAGATTTCCATATCTGGATTTTCCTTTCTAGCTTTAACTATTTCTCCTGCAACTGCTGTATATGGATCAATTAATAATTCTCTTGTTCTATCAGATAAGTCAGTCTTAGTCTGGAAAATATAGTCAATAAATGATGCCTTGATCTTAGCAGCAATTGTATCAAAATTCTCAGCACTTAAATATTCATTAGCTGTATATGGTTCTAACACCTTACTAGTAATAACTGAATACTGAAGTTGATCAAGTTTTAATATAGCTCCTAGTGCATTCATAGACTTTTCAGCTAAGTTAGCTTGTCCACCTATAAATGAATTATCTAATATGTCTTTAGCAGATGTAAATATATTTGACTCTTCAGCTGTTTCTGTTCTCATTCTTTTCTTATCCATAGCCTCTGCACTTCTAAACTTAGTAGTGTCATAGTTAGTAGCCTGTGTAAGTTTAAATGCATATTGAGCCATCTTATGATACTTCAAGAACTCAGCTAATATTCTTTGTTGTTCAGCATTATTAATAGCCTTACCAGCATAATAGTTCTCAATATTAGGAGCAAGATTCTTCATCTCAATCTTTGCAGCAGCAGCTGATTTTCTATCAGTTGGAAACTTAGCTCTAATTGCATCTAAGTTCTTTTTGCTATACACAGATTTAGAATCAATACTATCTAAGTAGTTCAAGTACTCCTTAATAATAGGTTGGTTCAAGAATAATGCTGTAGTTTTTACAGGGCTTCCTATTCTTGTTAAGAACATTGCTGTACCAATAACATTATTACTACTAACCACCTTAAGGATATATGGGTTCTTAGCCACATCAACAAATGATGTAATGAATCCAGATAAGTTATCAGATATGTATTTACCTGCTTTATCCTTTGTTCCAGATAAAGATACTACCTCTTTACCATTGATTGTCACTGTGTTATGAGGAAGAGCTATTTGACCATTGCCTAATATCTTTCTTTCATAATCATTTAATTCAGCAACCTTAACAGGATCAATATACACTTCTCCTTTCTGAGCTAATGAATGGTTTGTAATGTTTACAGCACCAATACCTACCCACCTCTTAGCAGTAACAAATGCATGTCTTAATGATGTCATATAGTTACCATCAAGAATTCTGTTCTTAACTTTACTTTCATCTACCCCTCTAAGCTTATCTAATTCACTAGCCATATTTTCTAATCCACCATCAGATACAGGATTAATCAATCTTTCATAGTTCTCAGGAAGAGTTAATAATTTCTCAAGACTGTCAAAGTATTGATTCTCAAGGGATTGTTTATATAATTTATCTGCTAATGTACCATAATCATCTTCTGTAGCTACTACAGTTCTTTCATTAATATCAAAGATACTTTCTAAGTCTTCTTTCAATATAAACTTCTTAATAGCTGCTTTAGCTTCTTCACCATATCCAAAGAATGGAACTTCTTTTAATTGACCTTTGGAGTTAACATATGTATTCTTTAAATAGATATTAAGCTTATCTATATCAAAGTCAGATCCTGCTTTGCTAGTAATCTCAGAAGGTACAACAACTGTATCTCCCATAGATTGTGGTAAGAAACCTTTGATTTTAAATACCTCTGCAGAACTTAATGCCTGTGTAGGAATACGGAAACCAATACCTCTAAGAATTGATTCATTCTCAGGCTTGTTTAAATATGTTAATAATTCTTCATCAGACTTAAATCCAGCTTTCTTAAACTGATCTTTGAATGAATGAGGAATTAATATTTCTATGTATGGTTTATCTTTAGTGTAGAACTTCAATACAGGGTTAGCTTGTTTAGCATCTCTCTTTCCAGACTCCCATAGAGTTGAAGGAACTTGCACCTTAGCACCACCATTCATCTTAGGAGAGATAAGAGCCTTATCCACCATAGAGTAAAGAATGTTTCTAATTTGTGCGTATGCAGGAGATGATTCAAATGGAATTGGAAACTCTCCATTCTCATCAATTTTGATTGTATCTCTAATATTATCAGCCAACTCTCTTCTTGCCATTTCATACTCAAGAGCTTGAGACACACTTACAGGATCAACTAAATTATATCCATCACCAAGATCTTCAATACCTAACTTATCTAATAGTTGATTGTAAGCTTCTAAATGTAATGCATCTAATATCTTTTTGTTACGTGCATATTCTGCAGCAGCTTCAGGACTTGTAGCAACACCATTATCAAATATGTCTAAGCTAGATAACTTAGTAAGCTGAGAACCACGTGTTTGTGCTTTAGCTCCTGCATAACTATTCTCCACTTGAATACCATAAGTCTTCCAAGCTACAGGGATAATATTATCAAATGCTTCAGTATTAACTTCACCATCTTTATATAAGTCATATAACTTCTCAGCACCTACTTTTCTACCAGATTCAAATACAGCATAACCAACCCCTTGCTTCCACATGTTAGTATACAAAGTCTCTAAGTTAGTTCCTTCTACAGTTTTGTAGTAAAGAGGCATTTGAGAGAACTTATCTAATACCAAATCAAACTGATTCTTACCATATTTATTACCAGATACAATAGGTTTCATTACCTCTGTAACATATTCAGGTTCAGGAGTTTTAAGTAATGCAACATCCTGCTTTTGAAGAGCTTTATTTGTATAAGCGTACAATCCTTTATTAGCAAATGCATCTCTTGTGTAAGCCATTTGCCATTGATGCCAAGCTTCAGCAGGACTGTTTAAATCCCACTCACCATTTCTAAGCTTAACTTCTCTGTATGTACCATCCATAATCATAGAAGCAGCATCTGCCTCATTAGTACCATTCTCAAGAACTATATCTTTAAGAGTAACAGTATTTATATATGGTTTGAATGTATGATATCCAGGATCAAAAGAATTCAACGCTATTCCATTAGCCTTGTTATATTCTACATTATGAAATGAGTTAAATTCAGGGCTATCAAATGTAGTTCTTCTAGGAGATAAGAATGATTTGATACGCTTAGTCTCATCTAGATTACCTTTCTTAATAGCAAACTGATACGGATCACCAAACAATGCTTTGTGCATTTCTATGTTATTGATAACATAGTTAATCCTAGCAAAGGTTAAAATATCATTTATATCATCTTCTGTCAATGATTCCTTATTCAATTTCTCAGCTGTAGTAAACTTACCATCTAAAGAATCATACTTAAACGTACCATTAGGATTGTTAACAATCTTATTGTTGTACATTAGTATGTTCTTAGTTTCAACCACATTGTTTTCAATAAACGCTTTTACATCAGCATTGATCTTCTCAATATTTTCATTAATATATGTATCAATTTCTTCTTGTGTAGCACCATTGATAATCAAGTTGTTAACACCAGATAATGTCTTACCTGTAAGAATATCCTTAAAGAAACGTAACTCTTTAGCTTTATTTAAATTTTTAAAATTATCAGTAACGTTTGCTAAATAATCTCTATCACTTTGAGCCAAAGCAATGTCATCTTTTAAATATCCTTTGAATATTGTATATGTTTTATTCCAAGCTAATCCACCACTCACCTCAGCAAACTTAACATTGTTACCTAAGTTAATCATCCATTCTGTAGATGAATCTGCTGGGTTTAATATATAGTAGTTACCATTAAGGTTTTGGTTAAGCTCTTGTGTAAATCTGTTACCAAGAGTCAATCCTGTAGTAGATACACTTGTATCATTATCTTGATTCTTTGTACCATCAATGTAAGAAACTATTAATGATTTAATTCTCTTACCTGCAGCATTAAAGAACAATCCTCCCTTCTTAAGGAATTGAGAATGTGTAGAGAATACATCATTAAGCTCAGGTCTAGCTGCCATCACTTCTTCTAATGTATTAGCCTCATTCACCTCATTTGCAAATACTGAAGGAGCGTTATTCTCAGAATAAGCTTGTCTCTTTTCACCTTCAACATTAGGGAATGTACTATCCTGAACAGGATTTTCCACCTTAACATATAATTCAGCTAATGTATCTAATGGACCATTAATACCTAATGTCTCACCAGTCACTGTAGCTATCTCTTTTGTTGTTCCAAAATATGTATGAATAGAAGCTACAGCTTTAACAAACTCATCTCTTTGTTCAGGTTTCAACTTTAAATAAGTATCTAATGTATACGCAACACCAATCTTATTTAAGAAGTCTACCATCTTTTGTGGTGTGCTAATATCTACACCTTCTGTAGACATCACTTTATAAGTCTTTTGACCTTTATTATATCTAACAAAAGAATTAGGATCTGTAGATAAGTCCTTAAGATTATTTACCCAATCCTCCTTAGTTTGTTTAGTTACAGTGAATTGATTAGCAGGAGCTGTATATACATCTCCACCACTAACATATTGCACTAGTGCCTGAGGATTTTGTTTTGTAAAGGTCTGATAGAACTGTACAAACAATCTCCAATCATGTGGTTCAAACTTGCTAAAGTCTATCTCCATTGAGTTTCTATCACCCTTCATACGAGTGAATAATCTAACATAATTAGAGTCATACTTAGCTAAGTCTGTCAACTTATCTACCATCTTACTCACCTTAGTAGTGTTAGCTAACTTATCTATCACTGTAGCAAATGATCTACTGAAAGATAAAAGCTTCAAGAAACCTTTTGTAGCACCTTCAGTTACAGCCGCTTTAGGCAAAGATAATGTAGAACTATTCACTTGGTTAGTAGGAGCAGTTTCCACCAATGTACCTACTAATAACTTAACAGGGAATGGTGAGTTTTTCTTCCAGTCTGTAGTGAATGCTTCTGGAGCATATAATTTATTATTTACATTCTCTGCATTGATATCTAATAAGTTATCCTCATCAAACTCAATTTTAAATGTACGTAAGAATTCTTTTGTTTTAATCACAAGATCAGACCAAGTCTCATCTCCAACCACTTTATTCTCTTCTGCATACTCAGCTTTAATGCCATTGAATATATCAGAAGCAGTTAAGTTAGAGATATCATATAATGACTTATTTGTACCAAAGACATTTCTAAACACTCTAGCAGTCATGTCTTTAACAATATCATTAGTTTGACCTTCTGTTAATCCTTCAGCAGCTCTATATTCAGGAGCTGCAGATTTAACAGCTTCAGATAATCTAGCACCCTTATATTTACCTGTATCAATAGCTTTGAACAACTCTTCTTTTCTAGAAGGCTTGTTTACAAATGATTTAACAAAGTCAATAATACTTCTAAAGAAGTTTAATATTCTTTCACCAATGTTTCTAGCTGGTAGCTTACCAAGTCTAAAATCAGCAAAGTCATCTGCTATTCTTTCCTTAGCTTGTTGGTCTGTAGCCTCTTCATAGAATAACATCTTACCAGACTCTCTATCTTTGAACTTACCAGCTTTAGCTTTAAATTCATCAAGGATAGCTTGTTGCTCTTCTTGAGACAAGAACCCTTTCCATATACCCTCAAATATCTCATGATATTCTGTACCTCTCTGACCACCTTTGTAGAACTTAGCCACACCATTCTCAAATACACCCCAAGCCTTTTGACCATCATTTATAGTGATAATACGATTTAATATCTCAAAAGGAATATTAGGAACATTCTTAGCATGCCATTCTTTGAACAATTCAATCTCAGCATCTGTCATTCCTTCAACATCCTCTTGACCTAACATTCTATATTCAGAATCCTTAGGTGCTTTAGAGTTGCTTAAGTCTGTTTTAGTTTCAGTTAGTTTAACTTCTTCTTCTTCAACAACTGTTTCAACTACAGGAGCAACTTGTGTTTCTTTCTGAATCTCAGCAGCAATTCTAAGTTTAAGATAGTCTTTAACTATACCAAGGTCATCTTTACTAGCATCAAAACTATCATTACCTTTTAATGCTTCTACAATTGTACCAACCTTAGCTTCATCTTTAGCTATGTCTGTAACTGTTTTATTATCATTGATTTTTACAAATGTATTACCATTTGCATCTCTTGTAGCTGTAAACAATACAGGACCAGTTGATAAGTCAAACACGTTCTCTGTAGCACCATCTAAAGTGTACCCACCAATAACATTGGTTGCTTCTTGTGCTTGAACAGTAGGTTTAACTACTATCTCAGGAAGTTCCATTCCTTCTAGGATAGCATATCTTTGTTTGAAGTTGTAAGGAACAGCATCTGTAACCTTTGCTACGTTTGTAGACAAAGGAGTTTCACTAATAGATCTAGAAGACCCATCAGGAAACTTATCTGCTAATAAATATGTTTGATAATTATCCCACTCACTAACTACTAAATTACCATCAGGACCAATGTGTGGTTCTAAGAATTTATCATGGAATTTCTTGGTAAGTGTATCTCTATTAAGGTTTTGATACACACCTTTTAATTGATTAACTATTGCATCTTCTGCTTCAGCAATCTTAGTTAGGTCATACTTTTCCTTACCTAACTCAAGATTCATTGTATTACTGTTAATAAAGATTTGATTAGCACTGATAGCTCCCTTACTTCTCCAATACAATACATTCTGCAAATATGTAGAATATAACCTATTGATTTTGATTGGTTTACCAGCAGCTAATTGATTATTAACTTCTTCAGAGATTTTCTTTAAAACTTCAAATACACCTTTAGCTTCTTTAGCTGTAAAGGTTCTACCTCTTACACCTTGTAGTGTATCATTATATTGAATGTAAGGATGTCCAACAGGAACCTTAACTTGCTTTCCTTTATGGAATATAAATCCATTGCTAGATACTTGAATCAATCCTTCTTGTGTAGATACTACATCTTGAGGAACTAATGTACCAGCAATGTTATTTCTTTCATTCTGAACAGTGATAGGAATACCATTAGACACTGTAAAATTGTACACCTTATATCCAGGTGCAGCAAATAACTCAGCTCTTTTAACTCTCCATCCAGCAGCCTTAGCTTCAGCTAAATCTTTTTGATCAGCTCTATATCTAGGAGACTTATCAGCATATCTTAAACTTGTGGTAGGCATGGTATTAAATACCACCTTATTCATATCCATCTTCTCACCCACCTTAGCAACACGCTTACCTTCTTTATCTACAAAGTAAACATTATCACCATCTTGTTCTACATAAACAGCAACTACTAATCCTGTATCCACATTTGTAGCATCAGCTACATCAGCTAAAGGTTTACCATATTGCATCTCAGCAAGACCACTTAACCCAAGAGCATCCTCTTGATTAGGAGTAACTAAAATAGTTTTAATTCTAGCTTTATTAGCAAATCCACCAACATTATTTAAGAACTCAATAGCACGTGCCTGATGAGGTTTAGCTACAAAGTTATCTCCTTCGTACTCAGAGATTGTACGTTCATACAATATATTAGCATCTACTAATCTACCTTCCTCTAAATTTATAACAACAGATGAATCAACTGTAGCAACATCACCAGAGTTAAGTTCAATCTCAGCTTGTTCTTTGTTTATATCATCAGAAAACTTCTGTAACTTCTCTTGTTCAGTTTGAACCTTTTCATATCCAGTTAACTTATCAGTACTAATGTTTTGAATATCTCCATTGATATCTTCCACCTTAACAGTACCATCAGGATTTACAGCAAGTATCTTAACTCTACGGAAATCTGATAAGTCATCATTAATATCAGTAGCTGCGTTATTTGCAGCTGTTTCTGTTTTATAGAATGTAACTTCTCCACTAGGAGCAGTCACTTGATATCTGTCCTCATCAATTTTATCTACCTTAGCCTTATCAAGACTAATGTTTACATATTCTCTTCCCTGTTGTACATCTTCTCTTTGACCCCCCTTATTAACAAAACTATAAAGTCGTTCAGCTTTTGGTTGTTCTACACCCTTTTCTTCTTTTTCTTGCTTCTTCTCATCAGCTTTTTCATCTTCTTCAACTTGATCAGCAAGATCATTAGCTACTTCATCAGCTTGATCAAAGTACTTTTGAAAACCTTCTTTGGTATTTAGTTCATCAAAAGCTTTAGATGCATCTCTTCTTCTCTTGTTTAAATTATTAATATCAACACCATATTGTATTAACTTATCAGCACTACCAACAGGAACTAAATTATCTCTAGTTGCATCCTGACCATTTAATTCAAAGTTCAACAATTCCTCAAATGTCTTATCATATATCTTATCATCTGCCAATAAAGAATTAATTCTTTCAGAGTTTGTACGTAGGGCTTTAACTTGATCCTTAATTAATCTTCTATCAGCAGGAGTAGTGTACTCAGTAATTGTTTTGTTTAAGTTACTAGCTTTTTGCTCATAAAAATCACGTAGTTCTTTTAATCTTTCAGCATTAGTAAGTTGACTAAGTGTATTATTACTAATTAAAGGATTAATTCCATTTACAGAATTTTGAATTGCATTCAGTCTACCAGCTACATTTTTAGTTGTAACAGCATAATAAGCTAGATCGTTTTTATAATCTTCAAACTTATTATAGTTATTTGCCTCAAATATTGAATTTAACTCCTCTTCACTAGGATTGTTTATATCTTTAACTTTAGGATTATTCTTAAACGGATTAACTAAGTTGTTGCTAATCATATCCGCTGTAGACTTAATCTCATTTGCTTTAGCAATTAAATTATCTACATATTCACCTACAGTTGTTTTATTTGTAGAGTTCCAATCTAATTGGAATAATCTTTCAAAATCTTCTTTCTTAAGATCTTTAAGCATTTTCAATTGCTCAATTGTTACATCATGCATTCCACCAGGAATACGTGATTGTACAAAGTTGAAGAATTGATCATCTTGTAAATTCTTAAATTTAAATACATCACCAGATCTATTTGCTGCTTCCATTTCTTTAGCAATAGCAGCTGATGTTAATGTACTGTCGTACATTTGTTTCAATGTATTAGTAAGTCCTACATTATTAACAATATTAATAGCATTAGCTAATCTAGCATTTGCACCTTTTCCTTTATAATTATCATACACACGTTGACCACCACCTACAACTAATCCTGTAAGAGCACCAATCAACATGTTCTCAATACCCTCTTGACTACCAAACTGTTGGTTCATACCATACACAGTAGACTTGATAACCTCATTTAACTCATCTCTACCTTCTTTATAGTTACGATTTTTATACTTTCTTGTATAGTAATCATATGTTCCTTTTTCTGCAGCAAACTGTCCACCTTCTTCAAATACACCTTCTGAAAACATTGTAGAAACAGTTGGTCTAATGTTATCCCAAACTCTTCCAGCAAATGTGCTTGCAGCTTTCTTTTCAAATACATCAAGACTACCTTCTTGTAATCCTATTTTACCTGCTCCTTCTATACCTTGTTGTAAACCACCAGCAACAGGACCAGCACCTCCAGCAATCATTGACTTATAAAGGTTACCAAACATCAATGTATTAGATGCTGTTAAGAGAGCCATGTTTATACCAAATCTAGTATTCATACCAGCATTAGCATAATTCTCTATTTCTTGCATTGCTTTAGCATCAGGCTCTTGATTAAAGTTGTCAAACTTATATTGATTGATTAACTCATCTTTAATCTTTCTATAGCCCTCTCTAGCCTCAACAGCTGCTTCTGTTAAAGAAGAACCGTATATAGCCATACCATATCTAAAACCATTATTCACTCTAGCTGCTGCAGCTAATTGAGCTGCTTTATTCATATTAAGAATAAACTTCTCACTCTTATTTAAGTCTGTTGCTAAATTTTCAAGTCTAGTTAATTGTGAAAGATTTTTTGCACCAAGCACTCTACCCATTGCAGTTTCAGCACTAAATAGCTTATTTAAATATAAACTAGCTTTACCAACTTGAGCAGCCACTAATGGAATTTCTCCAATACCTTCTGTCACAAGACCTATAGCAACATCTTGTGCAGCAGCACCAAGAACACTACCTGCCATGAAACCTAAATTAGGTATAAATTTTTCACCCCAGAAGTAAGAACTTCCTTCTGCACCTGGAATAATACCAAGATATGGATGAGCTTTAGCATATGCACTTTGATAAGTAGGCATCCACTTATCTAAGTTATTCATCCAACCATCAATAACTCCTTCATATCCATCAGGATCTCCTGATAGTTTACTTATATCACGATTCTTAATTGCAGAAATTGTATTAGGAATGTTTGTTAAGCTTTGAGCAAATGTACCAGCAGTTTTACCAACACCTTTAATTACACCTCTTGCAAGGTTACCATACCAAGATTGTGTTTGTGCATTAATGTCTTCTAGGTCACCAAGGTCTCTACCATATACAGGATAGCGTTGGTTAGCAAGAAGTTCACTTTGTGGAATATATCCAAAAGTTTGACCAAATCCCCCAGGACCAGGCATTTGACCTAATTGTTCTAATTCTGCAATACTATAACCTCTTCTACTTACAGGAATATTCATAGGACCACCACCCTCACGTATGTCTAGAGGTAATGTTTTAGGAGATCCTATAGGCACAACAGGACTCCCTAAATTAGGGTCCATTGATAGACGTTCATCATTCATCAGTTCATCTGTTAAACTCGCCATACTATTTCCAGGTTTTTATTGCTTCATTATAAGTATCTTCAGATATTGCACTTAATACATTTACTACCCCACCTTCTTGAATATATCTATTACCAATTCTTTTAGCTTTCCAAATGTTTTTACTTGGGTCAAAAGCATACATGATAACACTATATCCATCAGTTTTTAATTGTCCACTATTGTCTTTATCTCCTTCAACATCAACTCTAACAAATTGAGCAATTTTTGAACTCTTTAAACCAGGAAGATCAAACCCTGTTATTTTTGCTGTTACAGCATAACTATTATCCACTTGAGGAGATCTTGCACCTATTGTATTTGTAGTGAAATTAGGAGAAGTTGAAATTAAATCTTTATATGAATTAAATGAACTAGTTTCTAATATTTGAGGGAATAAAGGTCTTGAGTCTGCTCCCATAGGAATACTAACGTGACTTTTTCCAGTAGGATCAATAACAACCATTTGTGTAGTACCGTCTTTAGATTTCTCTAATCCAAATCTTGTTTTAGCACCATCTTCACCTGTCATCCATCCTAATGCTGTCTGTGCTATCTTTCCACCAGCAGTTAATTCATTTTTAGCTGCAATAGTAAGAAACTTAGTAATAGCATCACCAGTAGCTGCATCTGCTGGATTAAGACCTTCAAACTGAACAAGAGACTTTGGATTATATTTAGCTAAATAATCGCTTGTAAATTTCTGTACTTTTGGAGCTATATCAGTTGTAACTTTTCTAGCTTCATCAATAGCACTTACCAATTTCTTTTGTTCAGGAGTTTGAGAAAACTTAAATTTTCCAAGATTAGCTTCTAACAATGGTAAATATCTACCTCCTTTATAATTTTTAAAAAAAGCAATTGCAGCATCTGTACGATATCCATAACCTGCACCAGGACCCACAATGTTTGTTTTAAACTTGTCCATTTCAATGGTTGCATCTGCAATATCAAAACCTGAATAGTTACCTACTCCTTTTACTTTAGTTGCTAGTTCTTTATTTTTAAATTCCTCAGTTTTTTGTTGAGCTGTAGTTACTAAATTAGCTTGTGCAGTGTATTCATCAACCGCTGCTCTATGTTGCTCTAGATATTTTATTTCATCAGGGCTGTAATTTTTTCTAGGATTTGTCTCATACTCTTTTATCAATTTAGCAAATGCTGCTTGTTTTTGTTTAACGTTCAAATTAGGAAATAATCTATCTGCAAAAGTGTTATCTAATGCAGTGATTTGATTTGCTTTATCTACAAGAACTTGTGTTTGACTTTCTAAAGTTGGAGGATCTCCACCTGTAGGAAGTTGACCAGGTACTACTACCGTTCCAGGTTTTTTCTTCTCTTCTTCTTCTTTTTTATAATTTATGAAAAATGATTCTTTGTCCCAAAGAAGTCTTTGTTTAGCAAGATCAATATTAGCCCAACCTCTAGCACTAGCATCAGCAAATTCTCTATTAGCAAGATTGAATTTTTGCTTCTCCATAAACATTTGAGTGTATGGATTAGATGAAAGTTCTTGTTTATAGCTTTTATAAGCTAAGTCAGTAGCCATGTTCATCAAATGTTTTTGAGTGTACATGTCTGCTTTATATTTTTCTAATGTTGCAGGATCTTGCAATGCTTCTAATGTAGAATTTAAATCTTTATCTAGTTGTCCAGACTTCTCTTGTTCTTGAAGGTCTGTTAATCTAGCTTTAAGTGCACCTTGTTGTACAGCAGTTAAATCTGAATTTGTTAAAGCCACAGATAAGTTTACTATCTCTTGAGATAGGAAATCTTTTTTATTCTTATAGATATTAATAACATCTTTGGTAAATGCTTCAGGTTTAACACCTTTATATTTATACCGAGCATCAATTCTTAATTGTTGAGCATCTTTACTATCTAAGCTATCTAAGAAGTTATTATATAATTTTTCAGAAGATGTACCTTTTGTTGACATCTTAAGCATAGCATCATCTATTTGTCTCTCTCCTTTAGAAGGATCTATAGAAACAATTTGACGAGTTACAGGCTTTCCATCTTTACCTTTTACTACATTACCCTTAGGATCTTTAACCACCTCTGTTCCAAAGTATAATGTATTACCTTTATCATCTCTTTTCCAAGGATTATCTGCAACATATTCATCAGGATGCTCCATTATAAGTTTAGCTTTATCTAAAAGCTTTTTATCCACATCCCAATGTTCTATATATTTACCAGAAAAAGGAGAGGTAAGACTCTTGTCATTTAACCATGTAGCTTTTTGTTCATTCCAATAATCATCATTACTAGGACTAGATTTACCTTCTTTAGCAGCCAGCTCTCTATCAGCATCTCCTTTTCTAACTACCTGGGTAGAATAAATAGCAGTTTGAACAATAGGATCTTTAACTATCTGAGTAGCCATACCCCCTACAGAGTTAACTAATTGTTGATTAGAAAAGTCTCCAGCAGCCACAGTTCTCAATTTTCCACCTAATTCATTAAGTTTAGATTGTAAATATTGCTTGTGTTCATTCTTGTACACATCCATCCCAGCTATATTATCCATATAGCTTTGAATCTTTTGCACACCTTGGTCATACTGTTGTTGCTTGTACATGCCCACTTGGACCATAGCATCAACAGGTAACTGTTGTACGTAAGGATTAAATTGTGATATCTGATCGGTAAATGAAGCCATAATATAAGAATTAGCAAATGTAAATTAAAATATTAGAAATACCAAGAACAATAATGAATTTTGTTAATTTGGTATAACTAGTTTGGTTATAGGTTTTTAATAGCTTTAACAATAGATCCGTTTCTCTTTTTAGCAGTCTTAGGTGCTTTAGTAGGTTGAATCACTTTATATGATATAATATTTCCTTTATTGTCATATACAGGAACTGTTCCATCTTTAAGACCGTTATCTGTTAAATCAGGATCTGTTGGAGATACAGTAGGAGTATACCATTGATAAGGATTATTAATGTTATAAGCTCTGCCTTGAGGATCATATCTATAGTTATACATATTCTCCATAACACCTAACGTTCTGTTTTCCAACTTGTTTTTAGCAATCTTGTCAGCAATAGAATTAAGAGCAGCAGCTGCTTCAGCCTTAGTTTTAGACCTAGCTGTTTCTTGTCTAACGTATTGAGTATCAAGGATTCCTAAGTTTTGTAACTGAGCTTGGTTAAGAGCCTGTCTGTTAGCTTGGTAAACTGCAGCTTTATTCATTTGGTTCATTCTAAATTGCTCTCCTAAAACTCTATTTTTAAGGTCAGCTACCTGAGCCAATATAACAGATTGAGCAGAAGGATCTTCCCCACTAGCTAAAATGGCAGCTCTACCTTGAGCATCAATAGCATTTAATTGGTCTTGTAAAGATATGTCATATGGTTGATCTAATAGCGGTTGGTATGTTTGAGCCTGTACTGGTTGCAATTGGTTATTACCTAATGCATACATTTCACCCATTAATTGATCAGGATCAAGAGGCATTTGGTTTGTAGGTCTAAAGAAAGGATACATACTTAATGCTGTATCTGCAAGATTTCCCCAATCAGTACTTCCTTCACCCTTAGTAGGTGTTAATGCTTCTAAGTTAGCTATATTTTTATTTGCTTCAGCTATATCGATTTTTGCTGGAATAGCTGGAATTCTAGGACGTTCTGCTTTTGCAATATCTATATAATTTGGAGAATAAGGAATGTTTGTTCTTTGTTTTGGTGCACTAAAGTTAGGCAATCTTAAACCTGTAAAAGGAGCAGCTGGAGCATTTGCAGCATCTGAGAATGGAGGAACTCCACCTGTGATAGGAGCAGGATAATTAGGAAGAGAAGGAAAATCGTAAGGTATTTTTATTTTTGCCCCTAATTCAGGAACAGTATACCCAGGAGTGTTTGCAGCACTTAATAAAGGTATACCTTTTCCAGCTTGAGCTTTCTTTAACTTCTTACCATCTCTACCAATAGCAGGGTCTTTAATAGCTCTTAACTTGCCTTTAGCCAAACCATCACTCTCTACACCAAATTCCTCTGCTGTATCAAGAATAGCATTTTGTACCATAGCTGCTTTTTGTTTCTTATCAGCTATATCCTTTAATTTAAGATTTGCTCCCATAATCATTGCTTTACCAGCATTTAGAGATAGTTGATCAAATGGATCATTAGGATTTGCATTGTTCACTAACTCTGTAGCCTTTTCAATAGTTTTGTTTTGTTTAACTTCTTGCTTACTTAAGTCAGCAACATAGTGTTTAAACTTCTTACCTTTAGCTTTCTTATCACCAATTTCATTTACACCATAAGAAGGAATTATCATATTACCAGCAACATTTAAAACTTTCTCTCCTGTTGATGGATCTATTAATTCCATAGCTGGTTCACCTCTTTCCACTTCAACATCAGCAGCACCTTCACTAGCACCATTTTGAGCATAGTCTGTCATTCCACCACTACCATATTTAACACCAATACCACTTCTTCCATTACCATCTGTGTCATCATGAGATTGACCTCTAAACATTACAGTTTCTCCTGTACCTGGTAAATAAGGGTTATAAGACATTGGTTCAGCGTCACCACCCCATGTAGTTTGTAAATCACCACCCATAGCAAAACTTGGTCTTTCTGTAGACAAAGCTCTTGCACTAGGAGGAGTATAGTAATCATCTCCAACTGTACCACCAGCTCTTAACATATCAGCATCATGTGGAGGTTGTAATAAATCTTTCATGCTGTATTCACCAAACTTAGTAATCGTTTGAGGTTGCCAGCTATTGCTCACCCATGCATGTTCATCATCTACATATCCACCATCTTTCATAAATGCTGAATTCTGTGATTGTAAAGCTCTTGCTCCTTGTGCCCATGCAGCTCTTTCTGTATTTTGTCTACCAACATCTTGATAGTTTTTTAGTTGTCTAGCATCCTTAACACCACCAAATAAGTTACCAGCAACACCACCTAAGAATCCACCCACCTTACCACCTAATGGTCCAAACACACTACCAATTGCTGTTCCCACTCCTTTACCAATAGAAGCTTGACCAGAGCTTTGGAAGTATTCTCCAAACTCTGCTGTAGGAATATTACCACCACGAGCATATTGTTTAAGATTACTTTCATTCAAAGGCTCATATCCAAGACCAATGTATATATCTTCAGGAGCATATGTATTTTGAATCTCTGTAGGATTACCACTAATCATTGCACCATCTTCAGCAGATAAATAATTTGTACCTGTTCCTTGAGGATTACCCATTTGTCCAGGTTGTACTAATGCATCTTCAGGTCTAACATATCTACGTTTTTGCATTTCAGGTTGTGATTCAGCAGCTTGAGCTGTTACACCACTAATTTGTGCAAATTGATTAGCTTTTCTAATATTAGCTTTTTGCTCATTAAGTTGTCCAACTCCTTGTAATATCTGAGGAGCAGCATTTAATAAACCAACACCTGCAGCTTTACCAATAGTTCCTAAATTACCTGAATCACCAAGAGTTTTTAATCCAGCTTTAAATCCAATTCCTTTTCCAGTTGTTGGATCTTTAAATAGATTTGTACTAGCATCTAACATACCTTGACCAGTTCCTTTCTTCTTACTAAATGCATCCACTAGTCCAGTACCAACACCACCTTTTGGTTCAAATGCTTTTCCTAACATTTGTCCAATACCAAAAGCATCTAACCCGCTTTGTCCTTTCTTTAACTTGCGTCCACCACTTTTTAATTCTTTAATAATTCCAGGAAGCTCTGCCAATATTCCAGGATCACCCCCACGTTGAGGAGCTGCTTGTGGATTAACTTTAGCTACAGCCTCTTGCCTTGCTTGATCTTCTCTACTAATCCCAGAGTTAATAGCATTTACATTGGCTAATATATCATTAAACTGTATAGGACTAAAAGACTTATCTGGTTGACCACCTATATATGCACCAACTTGTGCTACAGGAGGATTACCAAAATCAGTTAATTGGTGCAACTGGTCATTTACCATTTTAGCTCCCATAGCAGCTTTTTTAAATGCTTTACCATGAGCTTTCATAAACGCTTCTTCTGTAGGATATTTCTTATAGAATTCCTTTTCAGACTTTACTTTAGCGATCTTTAAGATTTGATCTTTCATATTGAACTTTTGTATGATTTATTTATATTTGTTTAACCAGCCACCACTTTTAAATGCTTTGATTTCTCCTTTACCTCCTTTGAAATTATTAGGTATATCAAACTCATACCAACTGTTTCCCTTACCATCTGTTACTATTTTAGGTTCTTTCCCAAATAGTTTCTTTATAAGTTTAGGTTGTTCTGTATATTTTTTAAGAATGGTCTGAGCTTCTGGATCAAATACACTACCTTTTATTTTTCCATCTAATATTGATTGTATAAACTTTCTTTCACTTTCAGGTAAGTTATTAATTTTTTCTGCAAATGCAGCAGGGTCTTTTGCTAATGCTTCTCTATACATTGATACAAACTCTTCAGAATCAACATTTTTATAATTTTGTACCTTAGCTGCAGTTTCTGATGTTGGTACTCTTATTTTACTTACATCACCTCGTTTACCAGCATAGTCTACAAGTTCTTGAAGAAATCTATCTTGATGTTTTTTATCTAACAATGACTTTTGTGTATAGTTCTCTACCTCTGCTTTAGAAAGTTTGTTTATAGCTTGTTGTTCTTCTATAAGTTTTGCATATCTATTAATCTGTTCATCTAATTTATGAAGATTTTCTTTTGTAGCAAGAGTGTTTGAAGCTTCATCTCTAGCTAACTTCTTCTCTGCTTTTAAACTTTCAAGAAGTTTATTACGCTCATTTACTATACTTTCTAAACGGTTTAAAGAAAACTCTGCATTTTCTAAACTACTAGGCATTACTCTATGTGTTCCTTGAAAAGCATCAGATTGAATTTGTGTCACTGTAAGAATATCTGGTGTATCCGCATCTCTTAAAAAGTGAATATGACCAAGAGTTTCTTCAGGATTACTATGAGCATCAGACCCTCTACCAAACTTTTCTTTATTACTTAATAAAAGAGTTTGATTTTCTAAAGGAAGATTATTGTAATCTTTTATATCTCTATCTAATATTTTTTTCAATTGTTCAACTCTTTCTTCCTCTCCTAACACTCCTTCTTCTGTACGAATAATTTCTTTAATTCTTTCTATCTCAGCACCAGCAGCTTCTCTAGTAGTATTTCCCAACATTCCTACTTTTTTATTAAATCCTAAGTTATCTATACCAAAGTTAGAACGCTGCATTGTAAAGTTTCTTTCTAAAGGAATAAGTTGATCCTGTACTGTTTTTCTAAAATCATTATAATCCATCTTCTTAGGAAGTTCATCTCCCAATGCCTTTTTTATAAGATCCACTTTACTAGCACCACCTGATTCTTTTCCTATAATACCTAATGCTTGTTCTACATTTACAAGACCTGTTTTAGGTTCTACTATTTTACTAATAGGACCTCCTTCCATTGTAGATGATAAATGTAATCCTGGAAGTTCTTGTTGTTGCCAAGATGGTTTTGGAGTATCATCTATTGATAAGTATGGTTCCATTCCTTCTGGTGGAGGAGGGGTGTATCCTGGATGTTGAATACCCCTCATCTCTCTATTGTGTTTTATTATTTCTGCTTTTGTTAGTTTTTTACTACTACTTATTATATTTCCACTTGCATCATATTGTAAAGTTTGACCAGTAACTGGATTATATAAATGTTTTGATGCAGACTCTTCTATTGGAGCTGCATTAATTATTTCACCCATGTCATTGATAACAGGTGTTTCTTTAGAAATATTAGCAGCATTATTTAATTTCTTAAGATATTTTGCTCCTTTAGTAACTTCAGATGCAAATGGCAACACATCAAGAGTTGTTAACCCTGTGTTTAAAAGTGCATTTCCTATACTTCCAAAACTAGGATCATTAACAGCAGTTTTCCAATCTTCTGCTACACCAGGAATTCTATTAAGTCCTTCATATGCAAATCCAGCACTAAGAAGATTAGAACCTGTAAGTCCTGCCACTCCTGCCATAGGAGCATTAAGACCTGCTACTATTGATGGCATAGCTGTTGCACCTACACCACCTGCAAGAATCAATGGTGTTGTTTTAACGAATTGATTAGCAGCCACAGCACCTGCTCCTGGATTATATCCACTTGGAGTTAATGAACCAAACGTTTGAGCAAGTGGGGAGTTTCTTTGAGCCTCAGCCATATATGCATCAGTTAACATTTGTTGATCTGCTGCTCTACTTGCAGGGGTACTTTTATCTTTAGATACATAGCTTCTGTTTGCTTTTTCACGATTAGCAGCAGCTTGAAATGCTTCTTGTTTCTCTTTATCTTTTTGTTTTTTGATTTCTTCTTGTGTAACAACTTTAGAAGTGGGTTGATATGTTCCAGAACCAACACCTATTTCAATACCAGTCTGAGCTTTAGGAGTGTAATTATCTAACCATCCACCATTCTTCATCATTGGAAACTCTGTAACCTTCTCACCATCAAACTTATAATCTTGATCAGGATACATCATTTTTGTATCACCTGTATCAGATACACCAAGTACAGGATAGTCCACACCTTCCATGGTGATATCATTAGAGTTAATCTCTGTTATCTCACCTGGGTGTGCCCATTGTCCCATATCATCCTTTATCACAGAACCATTCTTACTTATATTCTTAGGAGTGAAGTCTAATCCTTGTTGATAGAATCTCATCTCCTTACCGTTTTGAGCTTGAGTTAGAGGAGCTGTATTGTTAAGTTGAGCCACCTCGTTGTTCATCTTGATAATATCCTCATCCTTGAACTTAAGTCTCATTCTCTGCATACCAGGCTGATTGTTAATCTTTGGATTCTTTAAAGCTTTCTGAAACATTTCAGGAGTTAACTCTTGTCCAAACTCAGTGGTTATTCCATTATCAAGTAGGAGCTGTCTCATTCCAGTTAAGTCTCCATAAGTTTCATTAGCTGCAGTTTTTGCTGAAGCTCTACTTCCTTGTGGTTTGTAATGTTCTTCTTGAATAGCTTTTTGATAAGCCTCATTTGGAGCAGTAACTCTACCACTTAAAGGTATGTTTATTTTCTCTAATTCACTTTTACTAAATTGTTCAAATGGTTGGAATAAGTCTCCTACAACATTAGCCGCTCTAGAAAGCAAGTTTTGTTTTCCATAACTGAGGGTACGGTTTGGAATTATTCCATGTGCAACTTCATGAGCTATTGATGGATTATCAACAAAATCACTAGCACCAAGATTAACACGATTTGTAATCATGTTGTAGTCTGTACCTCTATCTACAGTATTAGGATTAAGTTTAATACTCAATAAGTTATCAAGTCTTTGTTGTTGTACATCTTTAGCTAACTCTTGATCAGGTATACTTAAAGAAAGTCTTTTTGAATATAGAGGAGATTTCATATATCCTGCTATATTTTGTTTTATACCTTCAAAGTTTTTTGTATCAAATGGAACAAAGGAATTTGCTCTAACATATTGAAATGCTGGGTCAGGGTTATTAAAATCTAATGTTGCACGATCGTCTGCATTTGGATCTAGAACCTTACCATCCTGAGCACTAGCTTTAGTCTTCTTAGCATACTTACCATTACTAGGAGCAGCTCCAGCTGTACGTGCGTACGTGAATCCTACAGCACCTGGAATAGATCCACCCATATCATGCTTTCTATACATGTTATCTTTATCTCTATATCCATCAGGAAGCATATTTTTATCAGATAGATATTTAATAATTTTATCTTTTTGATCTTTACTAATGAATGGAGTAGAGCCTATAGCAGCACCAATCATGTTATTGAACTGATCTTCAGCTCCTTCTTTAAATGTATCATACAAACTATATGGACGAGTTACTGCTCCTCTGTTAGGGTCAACTAACTCATGACCAAGACCTGCAGCACTAGCTCCTAAGAACCCAGCTATTTGAGATATCCCTGGAATATTGTATAGTTTATTTTGAATAGCTTCAGATACATATCTACCAGCCATAGGATGTCTAATATTGTCTACTTGATCTTCTCCTGGTTTTGTATATTTATCAGCAGTTATTTCAGCTTTTTGCATAGGATTACCTAACCAGTCTTCTACTTTATCTTGTATGTCCTTTTTCTTTTTCTTTCCACCATTCTGAAACTGTCCTCCCCATGCAGGAGAATAGTTTCTACCCTTGGTGTTATTACCCATACCTACAAAATCAGGACCTACAGATGCTTGCACATTGTTAGGATTAGGTTTTTTACCATAGTTATCCTTAGTCTTTTGTTTTAAGACCAAACCCCCTTGTTCGTATTTGTCTAACCACTTAGCCATTACTTGTAAGATATTTGAGCAGGTGTAACAATAAATCCACTAATTAGATGCAAATCAGATCTGTCATCTAGTATATGTCTAACCTTTAAGAACTTAGCTCTTAGAGGTTCTTTCTTATATGATCTTTTTCCATAATCCATATTAGCTTGATTTAGAACCTTATCTACAGATAATGACTCACAAGTAGTATTAAACAAAGGTAAGGTTTTATCTTTAACTAATCCCCAGAAAGTATTATATTGATAGAAATTATCTGACTTGCTATAAATAATAGTTTTACTATCAATATTATATATTGGGTATGTTAGATATTGTTGCAAGTTACGTAAAGGTTTTGGAACTAACAATAGCAATCCAGAAGTTTGTTGACCATTATATAAAATAGCCTTATTGAAATAACCATTCACTTCTACAGTAGCATTATCATTATCAAACCCAGTTGTGCTAGGAAGATAGGTAACTGCTCTGGTGTAATCCTTAACATTCTGAAGGATTTCATCATATGACTGATAGGCAAATGGATATTCTATTACATAAGGCTCTATATTATCATAATACCTATTATAAATAGTTGAGTCTTTTAAATGTGCCCATATACTACCTGTATCAACAGGTGTATAAGTTATCATAGCTATCTCTGATTTGGTAGCTTCTACTATAGGTATTTCTATTTCTGTATGACATCTTCCAGTAGATCGCAATACAACCATAGTGGAACCATTGTCCACATTTAATGAATATCCAGCAATAAGTTCTTCCTTAGTTACACCTGTAACCAATGTTTCACCGTATTGATCGATAATATCAAATGGACCTGTTCTAGTTCCAGCTTTTGTTAATTTTATAAGTATTGCTTTAGCCATTTATTTTATATTTTATGAAACGCACGAAGGATCAAAACAAGAAGTTACATTAACTAATACATCTAAATCAACACCTGAAGGCAATGTTCCACTACCCACTTGTGAAACAATTGAATAACAATCAGCAGGACCAGCTATAACTACACCACTTAGACTGCTATAAATACTATAACCATTTGCAGTTTCTGAAGTGGTACATGATTGTAATTCATAATAATAATAGTCTGTTATAACAGTAGTAGTTGTTGTGGTTGTGCTAGTAGATGTTGATGTTGTAGTAGATGTTGATGTAGAAGTAGTGGTAGTTGTATTACATTCAGTTGTTATACTCTTAGTTTTTAAAGTTCCCACTGAATCTTTTACTACAATCCAGAACGTATTATCTTCTGTACCAGCACCATAAGAAATTGAAAGAGCTGAAACCCAACTTGTATTAGCTAATGCTGCTGCTTCTAAATAGAAGAAAGTAGTTCCAAATTCATAAGGACCCACTCCACCAATTATATCACTACCAAAAATAGTTATATTACCATCAGTACAAACGTAACTTATAGTGAAATCAAGTGGAGCTGCAGTTGTTGTTGTAGTAGTGGTAGTTGGTTCACAATCAGGACAAGTACCAGATATTAAACAAGTTGTATTACAGTTATATTCTCCCAATAATCCACCTATTGGACTGTTAACCGTAATCACAGAACCAGCTTGAATACAATGGTTGAATTTACTTCCAGGTAATATGTTTGGAGATATAGTACTTCCATCACAATTCGTTACAGTATAATTAACAGTTACCACATCTTCGTTCACTACAGTCCAACATTCACAAGGTAAAGTTGTAGTAGTGGTGGTAGTTGTAGTAATGTTTTCTGCTGTACCTTCTGTAGCACAAGGATCTACATACACCACTGTTCCATCATAATCACATGGTCCAGGAACATAAGCTGCTGTACCACTTAAGTTACAATTTGGTGCTGCTGTTGTTGATGTACTAGTAGTAGTTGTAGTGGTAATCTCAAGTAAAGCCACTGCTTCTAAGTCACAACCTTCATTTAATCCAGAATAGAAGAAGTTATTCTCAGCTATGTAGAAGTTAGGAATGTAGCTATGGAAGCTCACCCAACTTTTAGTATTTACATTAAAAGATAAAGTCCAAGATTTATTACAGAAATATTTAATATCTGAAAGATCTACATATGTTATTGTTACTGTTTCTAATGGTTCTGTTCCTATGATGTTCTCTATATAATACTTATTAGTAGAGGCTTCATATTTAATAACATCTATATATTCAGGTTGAGGAATGTAATCTAACTTACTGATAATCACTCTATCATACTTACTATCATACACACCATGTAAACCAATACCATTGAAATGGTTATCTGTATCAGCATTAGGATAGTAGTTAAGAATCTCAAACGCTAAGTGGTCTGTCATAAATCTGTTTACACCAGATCCAAATGAAGATATATCAATTGCTTGATTACCAGTAACTAAAAAGATTTGTCCTCTTTTAGCATCTGCTGTTATTTGCCCTTGAGGAATCTTTAATAAGAATTTATTCTGACTTCCTGCATATCCAAGATCTGTTTCAGCAAAATCTATTGGAGGAGAAGATCTAAATAATGAAGGATTACCTAAGTAAGCTGCTTGAGGATTACTTGTATTAATTGTTAATAACGTATTGTATAACAATGACTTATTCTCAAATCTAGCTAATACAGCTTTATTCTGAATACCATCCAATGAAGTTAAGTTACCAAAGTTTTGAGGAAAATCAAAGAATGCTACAGGAGTATAAGTTAACCAACTGTTAACTCTTGTACTAGGATTAGATGATTGTTGCTCAGAATAGATAGCTCTAAATGGATAGTTTGTATAACATAAATCAGGTTTCCAATCTACAGGTAAATGAGAGATCACATTCTCTGTATTCTGTTTAGAATAAGTTACATTATAAGTGTACGTATTATCAAGAGCAATAGGAACAAAGGTTTGTTGTAACCAGTTGTCAGGAATACCTGAGCTCACGTGTGGGTAGAAGTCACCTTCTAAGTTATTGAATGCTTGACGTAAGTCTACATTAATAGAACTTTCTACATAGAAATAAGGAATACCATAAGCAAATAAGTACATCTTACCGCTATAAGAATAAGTGGTAGGACTTGGTGTTGTGCTTCCTGAAGGATTTATAGTACTTGTACTAGTGGTAGTTGTATTTGTTACATACGTATTATCATTAGGACAATCAAAATAGTGAGCCTTCTCAGATATAATGTTCTTTAAAGTTCTAGCACTACTTCCTGTACCCACATTAAAGTTACTTAATATAGATCTAGAAGAATACCAATATTGAGGATATGCTACGTTTCCTATCTCATCATAGAATATATCACTATCATCATTAGCACCAACTCTATTATCAATAAAGAAAGGAAGCTTTGTTTTAAATGAGAATCTACCAATGAATGTATCTCCACCAAATGCAACATCTGGTTGAGATGGTGATAAGTTATCAAAATTTATTTGATATCCTGTATCAATAGTTTGATAAGAATACATTTGTCCCCATTGGTTAGGGAATATGTTTTTAATAGATCCATAATAGGAAACTACACTAATATCTTCTTGTGTCTCTGGGGCCCCACAGTTATCTCTTCCAGATAATGTAAATCTTGAATTATCAATAACTTGACTTTGTCCAGCAACAACTAATGATGGAGTTTCTTCAGCAAAAGGTAATGAAATTGCATCAACTGATGTTCTTAAATAAACAGAAGATTCTCTTTGAAAATTGTTAACATTATATACATCTCCTACTGATTGTACACCAGGAATAAGATATTGAGATATATCAAGTTCTCTTTGCTTAACTCCTACAATACCGTATATACCAACTTGTTCATTTAAGATGTCTGCATTATAGTCATACTGAGCTACGGAGTTAAATGAGTATGCGAAGTTTTGTCTACTTATACCATTAATGTAGATTTGTAAATAAGCTTGGTAACAAGTAAACATTGCTGTTGCATCAAGTGTACCTGTAATGTTAGCAATATTATAACTTGAGTTTAATGCATCTACTTGAGCTTGTTTACTAATAAGTTTGTATAATGCATGGTTTTTAACTTGTACAAAATGAGCCCTACCAGCACCATAAAATGCACTTTCTAACTTAAGAACATTACCCAATATAGGTTGTCCAAAAGAAGTTTCTGGTGAATTAAACACCATTCTGGATTTAGAACCCTCACCTAGTCCAATTAAATTATCTGGATAAGCTGCCACATTTTCATTATCAGTAGTTGCTAGTATTGAATATAATTGAGAACCTGAAACACGTTGAGGTATTGATATAGAATTTATTGTAACAGGAGATCCAATAATTACAGTTTCAGTTTTAAGTTCAGATAGGTCATTTAAATAACTAAAGGTTGTAAAAGTTTGTGCTCCAGCATATACAGTTAATGTATAAGAATTAAGTGTTACATTTGTAAATGTAGCCGCACCACTAATTACTATAGGAACAGTCAATGAGTATACTGGAGTAGTCATATCTATAGTCACTGATTCATTAGTATAGCAGTCTGTAATCTGCATTGTACCAGGAATAGTTACAGTAACTCGATATGTTTGACATTGAGAATTATATGCATTATTTCTTTGAAGTAAGAATGGATCTTCCTTAATATCATTATATGGATAGTTAGGATAGAAATAGTAAGTAGGGTTTACACTATAAGGATTATCTCTTGTATATTTACCTACGTTTCTAATAATACCCTTAGCAACAATAGATTGATTTGTACCTCTATTTCCTCTAACAATCTTATATGCAGCTATTTCAGATTTTTGCTCAGCTGTTAAATCAGAAGTGTTAATTAATGAAATAATCTGCTGTGTATTAACTTTAACACCAATAGGATAAATAGCATTAGCTTTTTGCATTATTGGAAGAATACTATTTCCAACATATGTGATTTCTGGATTCTCAAAAATAGGACTTACAAGAACATCTGGAAATTTATGATGTCTAATCTTTTGACCAGCTAAATCTCCCCACACATTTGTATTACAGGGATACTCTTCTAAAGATTCCCAATATGCAAACTGACCATACTTGTATGGTGTAGCAGTTCCAATATTAGGTCCTAAAGCATCTCCAATTACTGATGCTGTATTATATATCTTCCAATAAGGAGCTGATGTTCCTTCTCCAATATAGTCAGCATTATCAGCTTTATTTATTATTACTAAATCATTTAAATTAGCAATCCTACCAGGAATATGGAAACCATCTGTTTGTTTACCATTTTTAAGGATGAATACAATTTCAAATGCATACACCTCATCACGCAAGTACCCACGCAAGTTAGTAGCATTTACTGAATCTGCATAGGTTTCTCCAGAAGGAATTTTGTATGTTTCCCAGAAAAGGTCAATTTGATTAGCAATCTTCTGATAGTTAGTTCTATCTATAGAAGTTAGGTTATCCCATACTAATATATCTTGTACAGTGGTTAAATCTTCAGCAACCTCATAATAAGGATTCTTAAAAAGAATATCTGCAGTTGATAAAGATATCTCTGTTTTATATTGTCCTGAGTAAGTTATTTGATTTGTTGTTCCATCAATAAAATATGTACCCACTAAATTTACAGTGGAAGCACCATTGATAGTTTTAATTACAGCTATGTTATAATATTCAAAATAGCCTGTTATATCTATATTGCTAATATCTATAACAATAGATTTACCTACAGCATAATCAAAATTAGCTGTGGTAAGTTGAGTATTAGCAATAGGAGTAGGGTTAGTAACAGAATAGTAAGATGTATAAGCATCACCCACTGCACTAGAATATTGAATAGCAAATTGGTATGTACCAGCTACTAAATCTCCTACATTAATAACACTATTGATTGTTAATTCTGGTATATTAAAATTAGGCTGTACCTTTATCTTATTACAATCAAGTAAAGGAAAAGTTTCTGCATCACAAATAACGTCATTTGTAAATAGAGTAAGATAGGGAGGATTCTCTAAATCTATGAATCTTCTAGGATTAAATCCATCAGTCCAATACACCTCAGTTGTACAATTACTAATCTTGTGTACAGCCTTATGAATAGGATGTTCTATTTTAAAGTTAAGGCAAAAGCCATTGATCCACGTATGGTATACGCAATCATTATTGTCCATATATCCTATTTCAGAACCTCCTGTCAAAGGATCAGTTAAAAAGAATATGTGTTTATTTTTTTCTTGAATGAAGTGTTCGCCAATAAGTTGGTACCCATCAGGAAAGTTTAGACAAAGTTTGTTCCCTTGCTCATTCTGATAGTTAACAGAACTAGCATCAAAGTTTTCTAAATTGGCATTTAAGGCATAAGTTAATTTACCTTTATCAATCTGATTAACAGTTAAGTCCATGTTTAAACCAACTCTACCAAGATTGAATTCTTGCCTTACATTTCCCTGTTGTCCTTGTTGTTCTTCAGCCATAATTATTTATTAATTTCTTGTCCAACCAGATCTACGAGCTCTATTTGGTAATTCGTACATGTTAAATCTATTAAGATCATTTTTGATCCTTCTTTGTTTAGTCCAAGGATCTTGTTTCTTAATCTCAATATCAGCCATGATAAACGCTTCTTCAGATAACTGTTTATAATAAGCAAGCTTTGATTGTATTTGTTGGAATGTTTCATCAGTTAACTGATTAGATAACATCTCAAACACCTTATATTTGATGAAGTGTTCTACATACTCTCTAATACGGTAATTATCAGGAATAAGTTGATTTCCAATAGTATCATATTCTGTAGCATAGAATATCAAATGAACTGTACCATTTCTAAAGTTGGTAACAAATTTGTTATCTCTAATATCAAATGAATCATAACTAGCTGAGCCAGGAGTGAATTCATGAATTGAAGGTGGTGGAGTGTAAAACTCCCAAGCATTAGTATATTCCACATCACAGTTCTTTCTTACAGAGATGTTACCTGGTTTAAGCAAGTATTCATTTTTATAAGATCTAGCTACTGATTGGTTAGTTTTATATACAGCTTGTATGATTTCAGGCATACATTGTCCTGAGCAATTATTATCATTGCATACAGGATTAACACAAGGACCTGTTCCTGTAGTAATAGGGCTCACTTGTATTGTTGTTTGACTAGATGCTTGAGAATAAAAAGAATTAGCTGTTTGAACAGGATAATTAGATGGGATCTCTGTACACATCCAAGCTTCTCTTACAGCATAGAAATTATCTGGAAGTCTAGCTTCAAAATCATTTATATGCAAAATCTGTTCAGAGATGACATAAGTTGCTCTACCTAACTTCTTTAAACACTTGTCTAAATAAGTAGGGAACAATAGATCATCTACTGCACCTGTATCAAAATAACTTTTTAACTCTTCTTTAACAGTTGAATAAACTGGTTGAGGAGAAACAAAGTTGTACTTGTAATAATATGACATTTCTTTTTAATTTTTCCATTCCCTATAAAGGTGCTGGTATTTATCGTTAGTCTTTATGTAGTGTGAAAGTAACCTAGATGTTACACGTGAGGGTTTAAAGTACCAGAGATTTATATTTCTCAATCTAGCAGAATCTTTAAACCACATCCATCCAAAGAAGTAGCCTTCTGTATGGTAATTAAAATTGTATATAATCTTACCTTTCTCTTTAGACTTTTTCCAGTCTACTGGTAAGTTAACATACTCTTTACCGTTAATATCTTTTAGTTTCTTTCTTTTCTTCTTGTTAATTGAAAACTCTCCAAATCCAAAAGGCAATCTAGCTTTCTCTCCAGTTTCTAGAATATAGTTTTTGAAAGATTCATTATATTGATATATAATGTTTCTCCACTCATCAAATGAAAGTTTGATTGCAGGATTCTTTTTACAGAAGTTATTGTAGTTTTCTTTGCTGGAGCTTCTCCAATCTATTTTTGTTCTCATTTTACACTTTACTTACTTGATCATCTTTAGCATCTGTTGTTTTATCATCATTAATTCTAAAGTATGTCTGTAGTAACTTTTGTGTCGTTAGTGCTAGCACTTGTTGTTCTAAATACCCAGGGCAAGCATATTCTTTATCTAATGGGTTTTTGCAATAGTCTTCATCAACAACTACTGGTACTGGTCCACATCCACATTCTGGATACATGATTTCATTTGGTACATCCTCCTCAAAGAAAGCAGCAATTCTCACCGCTTTTAACATTGGATTGCTTACATATAGATATTCATTAGCTATCCAATAGTAAGTCTGATTTTTGATAATAGGAAGCTGTAATAAGTTTAAATATCTGTTAATTGTAACTTCCTTAAATTTAGTTCCTTGTCCACCCATTGCATTAATAGACCAAACACCTTGAATAAGATATTGGTAATTGCCTTCAGAGATACGTGGAATCTTGAACTTAGTTCTTGCCACTTGACAAGGATCTGTATATCCACAACATTCAGAGATAGGAACTTCAATAAGTTCTAAGCAAGGAATGGTGGTGAATACAGTATCTGTAGCCCAAAGCTTTCTGAGGTTTGCCTCACGTTTTACTAATAATTGTGTGTTGTTTCTGATCTCAGACGCTATCACTCTGTCTGTAATAAGATTATCCGAAGATATGAGTTTAGTCGTACCACGAATATCTGAGACCATTTTTCTTAATGTTGCCATTATAAATACTGTTTGAATATATTTGTCATTCCTGAGCCTTGCTCTATTAAGAATCCTGTCACCTCAGCTTTAGACATTGTGTGACCATTCTTATCATCCCAAGTACTCTTAGCATTAGAGAATGCTGGAATTTGGTAAAATTTAATACCATTGAAGTCATGACTCACTTCATGGTGTTTGTCTCCTGTGAAGATGTAAAAGTTGTTATGAAAAGACCAACCATCTTTAAACTCCATTGGAAACAATGCTGCTAACTTAGCAGGCTTAATAGCATCTCCGTGGTTAAACATTAATGCTGAAGATCCATAACTTATGTACTTTCTATACTTAGGAGAGCAATCAAATTGTAATCTACTGATGTTTCTAAAATAAGCTTGTAACCAAGTGATCATATGCCATCCAGCAAACTCATCATGATTACCTGCTACATATACAACATTTACATTCTCTGCATGCTGTAATAACATTGTAATTACTAAAATCTCATGCTCACAGATAAACTTAAATGAATCATGATATGTGTGAGTGTTGGTCTGAGGAGTGCCCTTAGTAGTCATACCAGAGTATTCACTATTAAACTCATCAGAACCAATGATATAAGTAATATGTTCTAAATTGTTGGAAAGCTTTGCTTGATTAACAATAGTTTCCACCTTATAGATAATGTTACCCAATCTAGCAGAAATATCATTATTACCATCTATATCATATTTGTTTAAGTGAGAGTCTTGTTTGTTAATAACTAACATTGCATTTTCCTTACCACTTACAAACGTAGGACTCATAATGTCTTGACTTACAGGCTCATATGAAGCTAGAAAGTCTACAAAGCTATCTTGAAATACTTGCTCTGTGGACTTCTTTCCTAACCAAGCTTTTACTTGCCAGTGTGGATTTCCACCATTTCCCCAGTAGTTCTGTACATATTTAGTTATCTCCCATTTATCTGTATCTATCTTACATTTCTCAATAAGATCATCTAAGCTCTTTACTTCCTCAGATAAGTTAGCTACTATCTCTCCTGTACCCTTAACTATATCTTCTGTAAATCTAACTATTGTATCTTCCAAATCTGCTATATAATTCCCTAATTCTGCTTCAATTTCAGCAACCTCTCTCTCTCTAATATCTGCAAGAAGTTCATCAACTTCTGTTTCTGTAATTCCTAGCTTTTCAGCGTAATACTTCTTTGATTTCTTCCAGTGTAGCATTTGTTGAAGTTGGTCTAATAGACTTTGGTTTTCAGACATATAGTTAAATTTGGTTAAAATTACTGTAAAGGTAAGAACTATTTTTGATATTCCCAAAAATATATTAACTAATTTAGTTAATGAAAATAATCAATTTGATTATAAGTTAAACAAAAACCCCCAGCCTAGAAAGGCCAGGGGATGCCCTGTAAACCAACAAACAGGGTTTTTAAGATTATATACAGTTAGATACAACGTACACTATGTAACCATAGCCACCTATTGTAACAATATCTCCACTATTGAATGATCCTGCAGGCACACCATTAACTGTTAAAGCAACAGGTGAGTTCAAACGAGAAGTTAAGCTCGTAGACCATGTACCTGAGATAAACGAAGGTGTACTAGAGTTTGCAGATTGTCCAATAGATAATCCAAGAATACCTCCAGATAATGCAGCTCCTGCTACAGCACTTGTTGTACAAGTGTTAGTAGGATAACCGTCTGCACTGATAGAACCAACTGTAACTGACTCTAATGGAGCCATGCTAGCTACAATTGTGAAGGATGATGAAAACACATTATAAGCTAAAGTTAACGTCCTTAATACAGTTGTAGTAGTTGTAGTAGTTGATGTGGATGTAGATGATGTAGATGTAGTTGTTGTTGTTGGAGCACCAGATATATCTAAATACAAAGATCTATCACACACTCCTGTAGATCTAACTAATATTTGTGTAGCATCGTCAGGTACAGGTGTAAGATAATATCCAGCCACTAATGCAGCTCTAGATACACCAGTTACTATAGGTGTTGTAAAGCCATCTGAATTTGAGTAAATATCAAAAGGACCTACATCAATCCCTGCTAAGGTTAAGGTTATTAATACTGTCATTTAATTTTGATTTAACATTGATTTATAATAGCACATAATTGTGCTGTTAACGTAGGATTAGCTGCAATAGCGTCTAATATAGATTCAGCATTTAGTTTGTTGTCAATCTTTTCAAGAGCGACAGTTAAGCTATTGTTTGTGTTAATTCCTGAGTTAGGAAGATTTGGTCCAACGTAACATATGGTGTTTGAGTTAGTGACACCAGGGGGATGATAATAAGCATCCCAACATTGCATTCCAGGTAAACAAGACATTTATTGTTGATTTAAAATATTAAGGAATATACATAATGTAATAAGCAGCAAGTACAGGTTGGATGTTAGGATGTCCTTGTCCATTACCAGTAGTAGCGTTACTTACACCTGTTGTTACAGTGATGCCTGTTACAGCACTTGCTGTAGTAAGTGTTGCTAATGAACCAGCTCTAGAAGCATCTCCAGCACCTCCAGGTTGCACAACTCCTTCAAAAGCATGACTGTGTCCTGGATCATTTACAGTGGATAATGCTGTAGCAGTGTGTGTATGACTAGGAAGTTGAGGAATAGTTAATCCTACTAAGTTTGTACCAGTGGTGTCTCCTATAGAATAATTAGGATTACCTGTGTACGCAGGATCTACATTAAAGTTCAATGCTCCACCAGGAACACCTTGAATAGCTCCTACACCCACTCTTCCTCTCTTATCAGGAGTGCCATTAGCACCATTGCATAAATACACTTTATCCCATCCTAAGCTTTGTATACCAGCTCCTGTACCATCAAAGTTAGTCAATGGACCATAGTATTCTACAACTGTATAAGGAACCATTTTGGTGTACTGTTGTGTACTACCGCTTGATTGTTCATCTAAATAAGCTTGAATAAGACCATTTAACTCATCAAGACTAACATAGTTATCTTGTACATTTAATGTTAAACTGGTTAAGTTAGCTGAGGTTTGACAAAGCCTATTGATTGTAGCTTGTAAAATTGCAACAGTTCCACTATCAGGTAAAACTCCTACAAGACAGTTTACATTATATGTTCCTTGTAATCTACCTAATTCAAATTGAAGAACACTCACCTCATCCTGTACATAACAGATACTTCTTGTAAGAGCAGTTAGGTACTCAGGAACAGTGTATATACAATCTGGGGTTACTGGTAAAAATAGTTCAACAACTGGACAAATAATCCCTGGATTGATAGCAACATTAATTCCTGTACCATCTAAACATGAGGTTAAGTAATCTATTAATCTTTCCTCAACAATAGCTAATGAATCTCCTGTTTGAATTTCTAAAGCTAGTGAATCTGGACCTGTATATCTAACACATTGGTCAGATACCGTCTCAACACATCCATTAAAACAAGCATCACAAGATCTTGTTGGTGTAATGTTAGAAGTTGTACTTGTAGTAGTGGTAGTTGTAATATCTCCTGCCATTTTATAATTTATTTATGAATTAACAACTTCACTCTACTAGCAATCATTGATATTGTGAAATGTTCACAATAGTTAATGTTACAAGCTTTGTATGTTAATATTTGTTTGTAATTTATTAAGTCACCTACTACTTGTGTTGGTATATAATAGTTCACAGAGAATACAATATTATTATACTGGATAACTGCCCAGTAGGTTAATCTATTATCTATATCAGTTAGTAATGCAGGTATACTAGCACACTCGATACAATTCGTTAATCTTGGATATAACATTTTTAATTCTTTGAGTTGCTTGTTTTAACTTGTTATTACAAGCTGAACATAAGCCATTAATTAATTGACATCCGCAGCCTACCCTTAGGCCACAATCTCTACAGTTTGCCATACTAATGAAAATTATTTATGTAGTTGTTACCAGAACAACCACAGTTGTTGGTTAAGAAATAATCTAATTGTCTGTCTGCCTGAATATATAATGTATTAGCTGTGTCTATAGCACAGTTATTAGCTGCTGCAATAGATCCTTGTATCATAAAATTGATACTGCTTAATACTACCTTTGATTGTGTTCTGATAGCCAAATCACATTCCATCATATCTAACTTCATGAATGCATTGTCAAACTTCTCTTGTATTCTAGCAGTACGCATTATGTTTTTTTCTACATAATTTGTTAATGCTGGGTCCACTGTATATTTTAAAAAATACACACCATCTGGAAGAGGTTGATAAACTCCAAATGGACTAAGTCCTAATATTACAGAGTTATATACATTAAAGTCGTTAGGAGCGAAAGGAATAAGAACAGGATCTACAAAACCAGGAATAGTAATAGACATAGTTGGTGATGTTACTACTGGTGGATCTGTATCATAAACTGATGTATCAGCCACACCTAATGTATTAACATCAAAAGTATTAATTACTAAAAAATCTAAAGTCATGGTTATTTAAAATAATAATGCCAGAGGATTTGAGAAATATCCTCTCACCCTCTGGCATAGGTTATATGATAACTACCTTCTTTCTATTAAGGAATCAAAGTAGTTGTTGTTGAAGTACTAGGCCAAACAGTAGTTGTAGTACTAGTTGTGCTTGTGATAGGACCGCTATCATCAGTTACTAAACCTAACGCTGGCTCTAAGATATCCAAGAAATCTTGAGTATCTGCTTGAGGGATAGCTAAGATAACTGTAGAATCTTCTTTGATATAGTCACCCCAATTGTACGCTGATCTGTCATACTCGTTAAACTTGATGTACAAAGTATCGTAGGTAGTACCATCAGATACCCAGCTTTCAAAGTTTTCGTTGTATCCAACCATTCTGTACAAGTGCTTCAAATAACCAGCTTGGTAGCTATAGAAGTTCTTCTCTAATTGGATGATCTCTGCAGATGTACCTGATACATAAGAACTACGTTGAGTAATTACTACATCAGCAACATTGTTACAAGGATCAGCAACGATAAAGTCAGCAGTTGTAGCTGGACCAGAGAAAATGAATGTACGGAACCACATACGGTCGTACTCCCAAGGGAATGCAGCCACATCACATGGTTGTCCATAAACAGTCAAAGGCTTACCACTAATAACTAATTTAGCATTCTGATCGTTACCAATTCTTTGGAACTGATAGAAAGTGTCAAAGCTAATGTTGTCTGGGTTGTTACCTGGAGCTTTTTGACGTAACTTTAAGATCAATTCATCGATCAAAGCAGGAACATTAACATCAGTACAAGGGTCTTCACCACATTCTAAACATGGAGCATTCACAGTTACACTACGAGTGAAACCGTTGAAATACAATGTGTTAATGTAGCTAGAGAAAGCACGTAAAGTTAAAGTGATAACTTCACCTGGTTTTACAGAGAAATTACCAACTTCAGTTACTTGGTTAGCAGCAACAGGATTTCCTGTAACTTTATACCATTCAGTAACACGCTCTGAAGCAATTTTGTCAGAACGTTTAGTACCTTGTAAGTACGTATTTGTTCTACCTTGTGCAACGTAGAAATAAGGAGCAGCAGCGATATTACCTGCTGTAGCAACAGCGTAAGTGTTCAAATAGATACCTACTTGACCAGCTGTTAAATTCTGTGTTGATCCAGAGCTAGGGATTGTATTTCCTACTGGTACAACAAAGAGGGTGGTTAATGAAAAATCCGCCATTTTGTTTTATATTTAAATTATGAAAAATTACTCGTTTGTTTTTATTCTAAAATCTGCAGATTGTACGGCAGACATATTCTCTGTATACATTGCTAAGTTTTCAACTGTTAAGTCTACTAACTCATCTTCTAGATATAAGGCAAGTTCACAGTTTGAATCTATAGAATTTGTTCCATCAAAATGAACATATCCAACTTTATCAATATACACAGGATATCTTAAATAGGATAGATATAATGTTTTTGGAGTGAAAGTACCATCTGAGTAAACCATTATCTGGTTTGTATTGATGTTACTGAATGTCTCCTGATATTCAAATGATGGTTTATAATGAGTGTTGTTAATCAACACAGGAATATCCCCATGCTTTACTAACTCTTTATTAATCCATATTGTTCTATCTGTACATCTACCTTTATCTGCCAAAACATATGCATCAATGTAGAACATATATGCTGGTGAGATATCTATTAAATCAGCAGTGTATTGATTTAGTTGAAAATTACTAAGGGTTAAAGGTAAAGGATGATCCTCATAACCCTCAATCAACTTCTGAAGATCTTCATATCGCTTTCTGAAAGCATCTAGACCAAGAGTACTTGGAGTGGATGGACCATCAAGCTTTTGTTTAATAAGCTTAATTTGGGCCTCATTCAGAGCTAAAATCTTATCTTCTAATTGAATCTGCTGATGTTCGTTAGTCGATAGTTTATTTAGTTTCTGATCAATCTTATATAATAAACTATCTACTGGGATCATACTGATGCTAATTTTTTGCTTTTCAATTTACCTTCTAATGTTAATAACTCATCTTGGTTATCTTCATCTGCTAAGAACTTAACTAAATCATCTTCATCCTTAGCTATTTCAAATTCACCTTCATAAACTTTACCATTAGGTTTCAATCTATAAACTGAATGTGTAATTGCTTGTTTTACTAAGTCTTTAATATGGAGCAAGTTTTCCTTCATGTCTGCATATCTGCCAAACACCTCTACAGGGTTTAATCCAGCATATTTGCCATTCTTGAATTCTGTTTGTTTTAATAGGTTGTCCACTTGGTTGTATACAGATTCTTCTTTAGAGTCTTCTGATACTGGAAGTCCTAGCAATCTAGCCACCTTACGCTTCTTCTCAGGAGTCATTTGATCAAACTTGATAATAGCCTTGTTAATCAATTGTTTTTTCTTGAACAACACTGCATTCTCAATTTCATCATCTGCTACATAGAATTGAATGTCTGCTGGATATTCACCACGCTCCCAAGCTTGATAGCTAGAAGCAATTGTTGGATGAACTCTTAACCAAGCAAAGGCTAATTCTTGAGATGGATTACTAAAATCAAAGAAGTTATCACCATCCATTAACTTAACTGCTTGTACGTGTAATGAATCATCAGCAGAAGTTGATAAGCCATAGTTCCAGAAACTAGAACGAGGACCTAAATCAATGTCACCTAATTGAGCTTCAAGTTTCTTACGTAACTCAGTAACTCTTTCGATTTCCATTTCTCTTTCTAAGTTATCACTGATTCTTCTGATGTAAGCAGCATTAGCATCTAAGCCTGTTCTGTACTGTCCATCAAGTTCTTTGTAAGGATACTTGAATACACCTGTACCAGGGATTCTTGTCATACCTTTTTGTGCTAAACCACCTTGCATGGTTTGCAACTGAGAGTTGTTGTAATCTTTCTTTAAGGTAGAGATTTTTCCTATCTTGCCCATTTTATGTAGTTTTTGTTTGGTTTATAAAAAGTTGGTTTCTTCTTTGTATTGTTATTATTCTATGACAATTTGCACATCTTACTTCACATTTATTCATTTCATTTGTTAATCTTTTTAAAGACCATGCACAATTTACAGCATGTGAAATATTTCCTTCTTTATTATCATTTATATGATCAAATTCTAGAACTCTAATATCTGTGTTTCCACAATCTACACAAGGATGATTATTTAAATAAGTTGTTACAAACTCTCTATTTCTTTTTTTACAAACCTCCCTAGAACTTTTTCTAGTGAGCCTTATAGTTTCTTCCCTATTCAAACTTTTATGTTTGCCCATATGTAGTTTTAATATTTGCAGATGGTTCCCATCGAAGGGCATGCTGCTGGGAATTCCCCAACACATCCATCTGTAGTTTAGAAGATTCCCCCACTGGGATGTGGGGGGAATATCTTCTTATTTTTTTGCGAAACACCAGTGGTGTCAGTCTAAGAATACTATCCTTAGAGGGGCATTTATTAGAATTGAGGAATTTCTTCAATCAATACTGTACGAGATAAATCCTCGATGAATACATCACAACGATCTTTCATCCAGATTTCATATCCAGGGAATTTGTTCGCAGAACTCATACCTTGAGACTTAGCAAAACCTAAGTGGTGACGAGTACCATCGATATAACCCCAAGTCATAGAAGGTGCACCCTTCATACGTACTTCACGGATATTGTTAACCATAGAACCATCAGACATTGGAGATACGTCAAACACCATAAATACTGGAGTTGATTTCTTGTTTTGTCCAAATTCTAAGTTAGTTTGAGGTAAGTCTAATTCTTTCAAGTGAATTAATTCAACACGACCAGTCTCACGAGTAACCATTGCATCGAATGCAAAGTTGTAAGTGATGTGTTGACCTTCTCCTTGTAAATAACGATTACCAGAATCAGCCATGAAAGTTAAACCTGAGTTTAATGCATCATTCTTTAAAGCTTGTTGGAACACGTCAAAACCAGCTTCATTAGTGTACATTTTAACTCTACGATCCTTAACATCCACACGACGGTAGAATAAGTCACCAAACACTGAACGAATCAAGTTTGCAGTGAACTCACCACGGTTGTATTGAACTAAGTTACCGTTATTTCTCATTCTGTGGTATACACCAGCAGAAGTTCTCTTTAATTCTTGCTTAGAACCATTAGTCTTCACGGTACCAGGCTTAGCCCAGATCATACGCTTAACTTTTAATTCTAACATTGATTTACGCATCCAGAACTCAATAAATGGTTCCCACTTAACATCATTACGAGTTAAAGGTAATTGGTTACGTCTTTGAGGAGCATATACCAAGATATCTAAAGGTTTGCCAGAAGCATCTCTCATCATCTTATCATCAGCCCACTCAGTGATTTTGTGCTCATAACCATATGCAGAACCTAAAGATTCAAACATTGTGATTTGCTCACCTAAACGAGGAAGACCTAATAAGTCTTGATCAAATTCACCGATAGCAGCATCAACCAATTCTAATTCAATACCTATTCTTAAGAAAGTAGGGCTTACGAAATCTACAACTGGATTGTCTGTAACTAAAGTGAAAGTATACAAATAACCAACGTTCCATGGTTGAGGATCTTTCACAACATAGAAACGAGGACCATATTGACGTGTACCAACAGAAACGATAGCGTTCTTAGAGAACTCGTTTGTGTCAATAATCAATTGGAACTCTTGACCATCAATACCTGGCTTAGATAACTCTAAGGTTGTAGTAGGGATGTCAATGATTTTAGGGAATTTGTACGGAACTTGTACTTGCCACTTCCAAGCATCACTATTGTTATCGATATAGTAAGGAGTGCTCTTGTTAATCATGTCCAAGAAGTCATTACTGTAAAGAGAGCTCTGAGTATACAAGCTAATGATTTTCTTATCATAGTCTGCTGGCTCTGTAGAGTGAAAGCTTTCCAAGTGGTTCGAATCTGTTAATTTACCTACAGCACGCTTGTCCATAGAAGCTACTCTTGCGTAAGTAAAGCCAGTTAAACCTGGAATTGTTTGAATTGCCATTTTTTTATTGTTTTAAAATTTTTAATTTATATTTGTTTTATACAAACCAAGAAGTAGGTCTCGCTTGTGTTTTTCCTGATTTGACTGAACTCTTCTGAGCTTGTCTAGCTACCTCACCAAATAACTCGTTGGACTTTTTGGTAAGACCTGTCTTTTGAATGGTAGATAATGTAGGATCTTTTTCTAATATCTTTAGTAAAAGTCCCACCTTAACTTTCTTCTCATGATTCTCAGGTCTCTTAAGGTCTAAGATAGTACGATCAAACTCTGTAAGCATTTCGCCTGTAGGGGTTTTGTATCTATCTGTAACCAGGAAATCTTGTAGTTCACCAGCAAGTTTTGGGTTCAAAGGAATACCATCAAACTCTTTAGCCTTCAATTTATCTTGAAGAACGTTATTAATATTAGCAACATATTGTTGTTTATATTGAGCTTGAGCTTGTAATTGTTGTTCCTTTTGTTGTTCTAATTGTTGAAGCTTAGCAGCTTCTTTCTTAACTAACACTTTGTGATGTTTAGTAGCAACCGATTCTAAATCACCGTAGTTTTTAAGTCTTTCAATCTCTGTTGTAACATCTTCAGGTTCAAATCCTTGATCAAGTAATGCTTGTTTAAGTATTGATACTTGATTAGTTTCATCTGCAAGATCCATCTCAGAGAAAGACTGTATTTTATTGAATGTGCCAAAATAGTCTTCAGGATGTACTCCCTTTACAAATATGGCATCAAATGCTTGTTGATATTCTTCTCCAAATTGACCAATGAAGTTGTTTACCACTTCAATAGCTCCTTTCTTCTTCTCAGCATTAAAACGCTCAAGGAATTGTTCAGGAGTGCTAATTGGTTCTTCTTCATCATCTTCATCTTGTGAAAATACACCTAGTTTAAATAAGTCTTTGGATAAAGAAGCAAATGTAGACTCAGGGGCATCCTCCTCATCATCACCATCTTCTTCCGTGGTTTCCTCGGTAGGTGCTTCAGCTTTTGGAGTTTTAGTTTTTGTAGGAGCAGGAGCTTCTTCTTCCTCTTCTTCAGCATCATCTCCTCCTAAAAGGAAATCCTGAAGGGATTTAGTAGACTCTTCTTTTTCTACACTATCAGTTTCTGTTTTAGCAGCTGCTGTTTTTTTAACAGGAGCAGAAGCAGGTTCAGTAGTTTTATCAGGAGCATTAATATCCTGAATATCATCTGGGTTAGTTGTAGAAGTTTCAGGACCCATTAAATCGTTTAATAGTTCTTGATTTCCCATTCCCATATCCATAGTATCTTGAATACTAAAGTTACCAAATGATTGGTTATCTAAATTCTCAGCCATATGTAGTTGTATTTATTTGGTTTTCAAGTTGTAAAAGTATAGTAAGTTAAATTAATAGCAAAGAGATAGAACACTATATGCCTTGATATTCAATATAATATAGCATTAATATTTTTTACTCTAATCTAATTTGTTAAGGAATGAATCATTTATGAACCTAAAACTTCTAATTGGAGCTAAGTCAGTCAGTGTAACTTGTTGAACTTCAACACCCCACTTTCTAGCTTCAACTCTAACTTTCTTAGTAAGAGTGTTATCTAGTTCACTATCTGTACACTCATCCATAGTCATAGACATAATGACATTTTTTATAATACTTTGAGACATATCTGACAGGGCATCCTGAGCATCATACACCTCTAATAAGAATGTCTTCACGTCTGATATCTTGTATTTAATAACCCCCTTGACAACTATGTTCTGTTTATCAAGAGTGTATAAAGATTGAGCATTTAGACTTAATGTAGTTATTACTACATGTTGGTCTATCACCTCATCAAAAAGAGGAATTTTTAAATGCATTCCAGGTTTGAGCACTGCTGAGAATCTACCAAACCTTAATAGTACAGCTTCTTCATAATGTCTGATAATAATAACTGGGGTTAGTTGCAACCACCAGTTAGTTATTATCTCAATCAGTTTATCAAACATATTTATTTGTTTTTGTTAGCTCTGCCCTTTGCATTCTCTTTAGCAACAGCAAGATCGTTCGCTTGGTTTTCTCTTTCCACCTGTAGCTTCTCTCTTTCTAATGCCATCTTTTCAGCTTCCTTTCTATTCTTATTTTGAATATCAGTCATTTTAAGTTGATAGTCTTTAGCAGCACTATCCTGATCATATTGTAACTTGCTGATTTCCAATGCATCTGGAACATCATTCATGTCTATATCTGGAAGACCTCCTTTAGATTCAGCCATGATTGTAGCAATCTCAACCTTATTAATTCTATCTAATTCTTTTTGGTAATCATCATTAGCAATTTTCTCTTGATGCATTTGTTGAGCTTGTTGTAATGCAGCTTCAGCTTGTTGTTGCTGTTGTTCCAATTGTTGCTGTTGTTGTTGTATCTTTTGATCCTCCATCTGCTGTTGTCTATCTTTAAGTGTTTTGAACACCTTCTTCATTTGACGTACAGAGTTAGTGCTGTAAAGCTCAATGATATCATGTAAGCTTCCACCATTCTGAAGAACAGCTTGAGATAATCCTCTAATTTCGTTAAACATTTTCTGATCTTCTGGTCTGTTAGTCAAGAACACTTTAAGATCACGGAACTTAAGATCAGAACCATTAACAGAAACAAATGCAGATTCTCCCTCAGATGTAATATAAGAAATAGTAGATTGTGGTTTAGAACTTTCTACATATAAAGCTGCATCAATAATAGATTGGTATAATTGACCAAGAACATATTCATGAGCAGCAAATAAAGGCTCAGTTTGAGAGTAGGATTGTTGTATAGCAGTGTTTGTACCTGTAGCAGATTCACTGGCTGAAATAGATCCTAAACGCTGTTTAGACATACCTACTAACTCCCAACACTCTTGTTTCAATTGCATAGCTAGATTATATCTAGATTGAATCTCTTGCGTACGTGTAAGGTCAATATCTCTAAACTGGTTAAATGATGATGGGCTCTTTAAGTTCTCAGGAGAGTCATCAATAAACATCACCCCTCTGTTACGTGCTTCCATTTCCCATATATCAAGAGCATCTTGTGCATCTCCATCTTTAGGAATAGGAATGTGTCTAATAGATGTTAAATACACCTTACCCACCTCTTTCTCAAGAAGCTTATAAAGCTGATTCATACATACATTATATAACACCTGGAAAGGCTTCATTAAATCTACTAAAGACTTAGCCTCTGTATTCTTCACCTCATGAACTAATCCTATAATAGGACAATAGTTCAATAATTTAAACGGCTTGATATTATAAATATCTGGACCAATCTTGTATCCTTGATACCATTGGTTAATCCATCCCCACTCTAATGATTGCTGTGTAGGAACAGTTCCTGATTTATAGTTTTCATCAACAAGCATAGATTGCTCATTGCCCATCTCATCTAAATAGATTAATTTGCCAATCTTCTTCTTAGAGATCCAATAGGTTCTAACCACAACATATTTGTAACCAAAACTACTAACGTTTGACGTTAGCCCTAAGAAATCCTGAAGACCATCGTTATTCTCCTTCATTTCAGATTCAATGATCATTCTAGTTTGTAGAACAAGAGGATCAAATGTATCATATTGAACTGAGTCTTGACCTGGAACAGCATTAGGATTGCCTAAGTTAGACTCACGCACATTGATCAAACCATAGTCTTGTAATGAACTACGTAAGTGATCTATTTCTTCTTTCTCTAAATCAGGGAATGTTTCAATAATTTCAGATAATTCCATCACCTGTACAATACCAGCAGCATAAGCTCCTTGTGCTCTACCTGTAGTGTCTGAAATATATTTTCTATCTGGAGTGGTTAAAAAGAATGTATTTTTTGGGTTAGCCACCTCAACATTAAATCCAAGCTTAGAGTTATCCTCATATATATGATAGAACTCTCTAGCTGAAATCAATAAGTCTCTGAAGGCATCTTCTGATTTCTCCTTAAGAACAAACTCAGCTTTCTGTGATGTAAGAACGTGGTTAGCCCACTTCTCAGCTACAGATGTATAGCTATCAAGCTCATCTCTCACTTCCTCAAGAGTCATTTGTTGTAATTCCTCAGGCTCCATTTCTTGTCCATGCATAGCTGCATTTTCTTGAATCTTCTGTTTAGCTTGAGATATTACATAGTCTTGAAGAAGTTGAGTTTTAAACTCAAGCTCTGCAGATTGACTATCATCATCAAAAGCCTTCACACGGAAAGCATCTGGTCTTTTAGAAATCTCTCCCACTAATTCGTTAAGAGGAGTGGTAATAATAGAATACATTTTTACATATGCTGGAAGCTGTAAGTCTGCTGTAAGTACATCAGTAAAGCTTCTCACCTGTGGTTCTTGGTAAAAGTCTTCCATGCGTAGGATTCCCTTAACCAAGTCATAGTTTTTAACAAATGTATCTCTGTTCTTCACATACTCAGCATAAGCCTTGTTTGCAAAGTAGTCCATTGTGTTTTTAATCCAACTCTCATCTTGCTTCTCCTTCTCAGTCTTGAACTGATCAGGGAAGATGTTTAAATATGCATACCTTATGGTAGCGTCTTTTGTATACCTTATAATTGCCATTATGTAAACAATTTATTTCTTTTATATCTATTAGGGGATTTGCCAAACATCCCTGCTCTTGAATCTGTAAATAATATATTCCCTTGTTTCTTAGAGAACATTGACTTCACTCTCTCATCTCCTGATCCTCCCACCTTACCAATGATTGGGTCCATTTTCACTGCTTGAGCTATTGCAAGCTCAGCTGCAATGATACGGTCAAAGTTTCCTTGATCATTATATTGTATAATTTCCTCAAGGAGAACAGGATCAAATATCTTATTCACTCCTAGTGTTTCCCTTATCACCACACCATTTTCATCCTTCTCAATATATATTGCTTCTTCCATATAATGCTTTAAGCAGGTGTGAAGATAGTCAATTATTTTCTGACTTGAACGATGAATTCCATAATCTCTTCTTACAGTGGTTGCTGGAACTATTTCTTTAAGCCAATCTGGTTGTCTTTCTAGGTAGTGAGCATCTCCTTTACTCTTCATATATTCAATAAAGGATATATCATCATTTTCACAGAGCGTTCGTGCATTGTAGTATTTAATAAGGAATCTGGCTTGTTCATTCCAGTGGTCCTTACTATCTGGTCTTGCACAATACGAAGCTACGAACATATCTTGATATTTCTCACCATTAATATCATGCATTCTTTTATAAATATACACAGCTCCTAATGAGCTTGAATATGCTGATTGTCCTTGTCTATAAGGATCGACTCCTGCTACATATAATCCATATGCAGGATTTTCTACAGGGAACTCATATATAACAATAGGTGCATCTTTGTTATCACTGTTCTTTAATGGAAAGTTTGTAATAGGAAGCTTATCTGTAAATTCATGAGCTATATTACTATTTTCATCCATATATAATATGACAGGGGTTCCTGTTCTCTCCACCTGTTGTAGTCTAAACTTCTGTCTTTTAGCTGATTCAATATCAAAGATGTTAGTATCCTCATTCAAGAATATGTCATCCACTTCCATAGGATAGTACATCTTCTCCTTCAAATAAGCCACACGATCACCAGCTTTCTTAAGTCTTTCTAAGTTCTTATTAGTTATCTCAAGAGCTTTTTCTTCATTACTTACAAGCATTTTAATCTGGTGTAAGTCTGATGTAGTAGGTTCATTTAGATATTCTCCAAGACTAGATTCCTCCTTTGCCTCCATTCTATATTTAGCAGGAATGAACAACCCATGTATACGTTGGTCATCTTTAGCATTATTATATGTAAGGAAATTGAAGTTGTCTACATCAAACATTAAGCTCTTTGCATCCATGAATTTCTTCATGTCACCACCAGTACCAGTAAGAATTGGAGAGCATCCCCATCCATAGGGAGTTGTGAAACCTGGAATAGCAGCTTGTAAGCCTCTAAGGAAATTACCTTTACCAATCTCATCTATAATTAATTTACGTGGTTTTGTACCTGCAATTGCCTCTTCATTATTACCTTCATCAAGGTTACGTATTAGAATGGAAGAGAATGGGATACGTTCACCAGACTTGGTCTTTATACCTAGAGTCACTTGGTTCTTCCAGTTGTCCTCAATTCTCTGCCATCTCCAATACTCAGGAATGAAATTCAATCCTTTGTCAATCTTATCAGTGATCAGTTTAATATCTGGGGCATTTAAGCCTGCAATAATATTCTGACTGTTCTCATCAAAGGTTGCACCCCATGCAATATAGGATGCTTCAAGAACAGACTTGGCAAAACGTCTAATACCTAGAATGACTAAGCCCCTCTTTTCTTGTTGA